GTTCTTTATTGCCACATCCTCCTTATTGATAAAATCCTCAACAAACTCGTCGCGTGTTGGAGGAAAAAGTGGTAGAAACTTATATTCTGGTTTTTTCAAAAGTGGGATTCCTAGCGTATCAAATTGAGCAGTAACGTCCTTGTAAATCTCTTCAAGTGTAGGGGTCGGTTCATCTTCATCTACCTCAATGACACCTTCTAGTCCCTTGTCTGACATGAGTTTTTCGTACTTTTCGTCCATAACAGAGAAAAATAAAATGGTTTTCCCTTCTGCTTTCTTAAGTTCATAAAACCCAACACGAGGATGGTTTTTCAAAACCTCAGTTGCATTATCAAGAACCGACTTTTCAATAGATGGAATTGCATCTTGTACAGTGTGGAAATATCCATGTAAAATATTTGCTAGAATTCCAATTTCTGTAGGGTTGTTTACAATTGGTGTTCCAGACAAGGCAATAATCTTGGAATTCTTTGCTTGTGATAAAAGTCTATAAAAAAGAATGGCGCGTGAATAATTACCCTTCTTTTTGGGATCTGGAATCCATTTTGCGGTAGTGATAGGTTCATAGTCTGTTCCACCTACAGTAGTTCCTGTCTTGGTAGGTTTTGGCCGTTTGAAGTATTTGTCAATCTTTGTATACATAAGGCGTGTAAGATTGTGAACTTCATCAATAATAATTACAGAATCATCAAAATGGGTTTGTTGTACAACCATTTCTTTTAGTTTTGCAGTTGTAATACCATTGTAAGATATGAATTCAATCTTTTCTTGTAAGACTGAATTGATTTGTTCACGAACTGCAGTTTGTTGCCAAGATTCTAGGGTTTTGAAATTTGATTCGGTTTTACTTAAATCTGGCATCCAAAAGACACGCTGATTTTCTGGACGACGAAGAATGGAGTTGATTAGTTTTTCAGGAATATTTGCTTGGGCTTTTGCAAAGAGTTGATTGACAGCTGGTTTAAGAGGGAATGATACCCAGAAATTTTCAAGATTGTTGTGGCGAAATCCACAAAAGGTTAGTTCACGCAAGTAATTTTGGCGAAGTGTGGCTGGTGTCATAACAATGATTTTCTTGCCACTTTGACCATAGAGGGATTCTGCTGCAGCAATAGATGTACACGTCTTTCCTGAACCAAGGCCATGGTAGACTAGAATGCCACGATAGGGACTTGCGTCACGCATAAATTCACGGATAAAGGCTTGATACTTGTAGGTTTGAAGTGTCATAGAATCACATGCATTTGGATTGATTTTTTGCCCAAGGATTTGGGGCAATTGAAATTGTGAGTAACGAGATTTAATAAAGGTGAAGAAGTTTTTATTGTCTTGAGGAATATAAGGGGCTGGGTCGGCCTCGGCGTAGGTGGAGGTTGCCTCATCGGCATCGATAGCAGTTTTGTAGGCGGAAAGTTCGGGAGCCAATATTGTTGGTAAAAGATCTTCATCTTCATCTTCATCTTCAGGAGGGGCAACCGATGGTTTTAGCTTGATTGTTCGGACCGGTTGTGGTAACGGTTGGGGTAACGGCTGGGGTAGTGGTAACGGTTGTGGTAACGGTTGCGGTAGCGGCAGCGATAGCGACGGTAACTGTACTTTCTTCTCACGTGGCGCAAACATTCTAGGGCCATCAAACGGTTGTGGAGAAGTTGCGGTTAGACTTGTTGCCAAAACATCTGGTGGTGGAGGTAATTCAGAAGGATCGCGTCGTATTATTTTAACACCTTTAATGAAAACTCCCTTTGCCTTGGCTCCAGACATCTAACATAGTGTGAGACATGGTTTATGGATAAAAAAATTGAATCCCTTAAAAATCGGTCTATGAATAAACACATGACTATCTGTAAGAGTTTGGGTGATGCTCCGTGTTGGGGTGCATTTACATTCAAATATAAGAATATTACCATTTACGTTCCTGAATATCTAAATAATGTAGCACGCTATACTCGAGATTCTATTTGGGATAAACTCTTGAATAAGCATCCGTATGATTCCTACATTACGTTTACAATGAAAGATATCTAAACTTCCTCAGAAGCATATTGTTTTTCAAGAACCTCAAGAGCAAGTCGTGAAGCTTCCTGTTCTGCAACCTTCTTATTCCGCGCCGTATAGGTTGCAACAATCCCCCCACTGATATCTAGAACGCCCATTGTAAAGATGCGATCATGAGGTGGACCCACAACCTCAACTTCCTTATACTTTGGTGGTTGATGCCAACGGCTCTGATAGAAGCGCAAGAGCTGGTCCTTGAAATTATTATCATCTGTAATTAAATCTGCAAAATCAATGTACTTTTCCATAATCTTGATAAACCACCGTTGGCAAGCTTCAAAGCCTTTGCCACCTTGACCCTCATAGAAATAGAGTGCACCCATCCATGCCTCAAGCATGGAGCCCAGCATTCGTAGATTATTACGCCCATTACAAACTTCTTCAACATGACGACTAATAATCATCCAAGGAGCTAGACCCATTTTTCGCGCAAGTTCACCAAGCGTCTTATTATTAACAATACGTGTCTTGAGCTTTGTCATAAAGCCCTCCCCTTCACCAGGATAGCGATCAAAGACGTAGAGTGCAACAATATTACCTAGAATACTGTCTCCAACAAACTCCATTTCTTCATTGTCAGCCTCCTTCAAATCCATACAGCCCTCTGGCTTTGGAGAAATTTCCATCGGTTCATTTGTTGAGGCTGCTTGCTCTGCCCATAACTCTGGACGACTTACATAGGACTTGTGAACACAGGCTTGCTGAAAGATAGCTGGCTTAGACAGCTTTCCGCGCCATCCATGTGCACGCAAGATACGCTCAATGGTATCTTGTGTGATATCCTTGTTTGTTGTATTCCATGGATTGAAAATCTTTTCTGTTGAATTCATTCCCTATACTTTACAATCGTCATTATAATTTAAGTCAATTTTTGTTGTGTCCCGATAGAATGAGTTCTGGGCATGTTAGTTTTGCAGAAAATGCTCCAGATCTCGCAAAACCCAAACCTACAGAGGTTAAGGAATTTTCAAAGGATGAACCTGTTGTAAAAATGCCAAGCCCCAGTGAAGTAAGAGCTGCGGCAGTGACGGCAGCAAAAGCAGCGGCTACCGAGAAGGTAGCAGCGGCAGCACCAGAAGCCACAACAGAAGCTGTAAAACCTAGTGAATTAAGAGCTACTTCTGTAAAGGCCGCAAGAAGTGTTGCTACAAACACAAAAGCTTTGGCTGCAAAGGTTGTAGAAAAACCAAAGTCCAACAATTCTAATACAGGAAGTGCTAGTTCTACAGAGTCCAATAATTCTAATACAGGAAGTGCTAGTTCTACAGAGTCCAATAATTCTAATACAGGAAGTGCTAGTTCTACAGAGTCCAATAATTCTAATACAGGAAGTGTTAGTTCTACGGCTGCGAATATAGGTCAAGAGAAGCCCCATTTAAGAACAGTAGATTTACCCAACGCAAATGTCAATAATAGCAGTACACTTGCAGAATCTGAGCGTAATGAAGAGAATCGCAAGTTGGAGAATTTTGAACCTGATGATCCAATGGCTGGACAAGAACCAAAGGCCAATACCCCCATTACACCAAAGGCCGATCCAACTATGTTTCTTCTTCTAAGAGTAGGAAGTGATGCCAGTTCCGAGTATATAGAACTACGCAAACAACCAATTGCTTCAATGGGGAGTTTTAATACCCACAGCATTGGAAGTGTAAAAGAATTTGAGAATCTTTACGGTATCAGAACAACTGAAGGTTATAAGGCAATGCAAAGAGCATTTGGTGTGTCAAAGTACGGAAAGAACTCCCCTTTTATGGATTACATCCATGTTAAGAAGTGCAAGTTCTTAGGGTTTGATATTGTAAAGGAGAGCCTTAAAACACGTATTAGTACTCTCGGCGAATCTGTGGCTATGCAAAATGCTTCTATAAATCGTACACGTAATAACCATTTTTTGGATTGGTTAAAGGAACAAATTAAACTTATGGATACAATTCAAAAAGAATGCCCACCTATCGTAAGTACAGGAGCAAATACAGGAACAACCACAGGAACAACCACAGGAACAACAGAATGCCCATGCCTAGAAGAACTAAGTCTTCTTCGTGATCTGATTTATCTTATTGTTACGATTGAAGGATCATCACGTCCAGAAGTTAAACAGCAGTTGGATTCTATTTCACTATCAAAAATTTTAAATATTGCTGTAAAACCTGCGGAAAAGAAATCAATTGTTTTACAAGCAATTCAAGCCTTACAAAAGGTTGTATCCCAGGGTACTATTACTGAAGCCAAGCTTCAACCCAATGACTTGCAACCAGTTTTACGAACAATTTGGACGGCACTTACAAAGGAAAAAGTTACACGTGATGTAACGCAAGAAGAAATTCTTACTAGAATTTCTGTGCTTGTATCACAGGTTCGTGAATTTGAAGCCTCAAAGCAAAATGTTTTAGCAATTTCGGCCGAGCTAGATGATGCCCGTAAACGCTTGAATGCCTTGAGGGAGATTTTGGGCAAGGTTGACCCTAATGAACTTGCAAAAATAAGTACAAATGAAGTGAAGCCTAACACAAATAGTAAACCTCTCAATTCTGAAGAAGTTAAACAGTTAAAGGCTCAGGTGGAAGAGTTAACTGCAGAGGTCAATTCTCTTAAAGCTAAAGAGGTAGTAGCGGTAAATGATCTAACTAAACGTCAAAATGCAGTAAAGCAAAATCTCGGTTTAGAAGAAGAGAAACGTTTGAAGGCGCGTGTTGCTGAACTGGAAACAAATGTGGGCACCCTTCGCGCAAATCGTGATAAAGCAATTGAAGATGCTACAAAGGTGCGCGAAACACTCGCCCAGACTGAACACGAACTTGAGACTCTTCGTGAACAATATGCAGCAGAATCCAGGGAAAATGCTTCAAAGAAAGATCGCATTTCCAAAGAGTTGGCTGCCGCTAGAGCAAATTTAGAGGGGTTAGAGGGAAAGATTAGTCTTGCAAAAGAGGATGATAAATCTCAGCATGAGCATATTGAACGTGCTAGACAAACTGTTGAACGTTTGAAAGCCGAATTGCTCAAGACAGATAGCCCAGACGGTTCAAAGACTAAATCTTTAGAAGAAGAGATTGAAAAACTCAAGGCAACACTTTTAAAAGAAAGAGAATCTAAGCCAACTGTATCTACAGAAGTGAGCCACAAGGATCTTAATGTATTAAAAGAACAAGTTGAAAGTCTAGAATCTACAATTAAAAGCGCAATTGAAAAGAATAATTCTGATACAAAGGAACGTCTTAATACATTACTTGGATTCCTTGTGATCAATGATGATATGCGTGTAAGAGCCATGCAGTATTGGGAGGCAGGAAATGATAGCCAACGAAGTGAAATTGCGTCAGAATTGAGTGGAGAAGTTTGCGAGTTTTTCAAGTACTTTTCTAGCTTAATTAACCTGCAAGTTGATAAAATTAAAAATACTTCTGTTTCTGATGAAATAAAAGAGGATGTTTTTTCGATGTTTAAGAGTGTACCCGCATTTGACAGCAAACTACTTCGTAAGGAACTAGGGGCACTATTTCAAGAAATCTTTATTCATATTGGAAATAATACTGAAATTAATGAGCTTTTTCTTAAGGATAGTTATCCTGAACTCTATAAGATTATCAGTGGACTTGATATGTCAGATGGTCATCCTCTTGCGATTACAGCTGATGAATACCTTAGATTTATTAACCAACTAGGAACAGTGGGATTCCTGGAACACATGAGGCTTATTCCAGAAAATAATAAAATTACTGTAAGGTTTACAGATAAATCTACAGATCATTCTATGCCTATTGTAATACTTACAATTAAGCTTATTCAGCTATTGAAGGAATCCCTCGATGAGAAATATGATGATTTAACAAAACGTTGCTCAATTTAGAGATGGCTGCAGAACTGGATTTCTGGAAACGTGTCAAGTATAGTTTTTATAGCACCCTTGTATTTATTCTCATTACGAACCCCATTACATTTAAGTTTACAAATACAATGTTTCATGGCCTCTTTACAGTCTTACAGAACGGTATGCCAACCCCTGTAGGATATTTTTTCCATGTCTTCTTGTTCTTCCTAGTTATTTTAGCAATTATGATGTTTCCAAGAGACTAGTAGTTTCCAAGAGACTAGAAGTTTAGTGAAAACGCAACAGAATACATGGCTCGTTCAGCTTCTTGTTGTGCTTCCTCTTCCGGCTTGCCCTTAACGATTGCATGTCCATAGGCAGTTGCTCCAATCATCAGAACTCTTTCTCCCAGGCTTGGGTCCAATCCTGGAAGAGGCTCCCAAATTACAACGCGACCTTCAACAAAGGTGATTACAGTCATCTTGTATATATATTACGATTTCTCTCTAGGTCATTTTTTACATCAGTCTTACAGAAACAAATGCAACTACCAAAGCCTGCCATGATTGGACTTATCGCTATTGTTGTTGGAATTCTTCTATTGATCGGTGTGAGTTATTGGCCAAAGCCAGTAAGAGGAACCCAGGGATTTGCCGATATAGGAAAAACAAACCCTTCTGGAACCTTTGTTATGTATTATGCCGACTGGTGCCCTCACTGTCAAACGGCCAAGCCTCTTTTCAAGGAGTTTATGGAATCTGGCGAGAAGAATATCAAGGGACAACTAATTAAGCTTGATATGATTGAAGAGAAGGAAATGAAGTCAATGCCGTCTCCTCCCGCTGTAAAGGGGTTCCCGACGTTTTTGTATTCTGATTCTGCTGGTAAGATTGTGGAGTTTGATGGACCTCGTACAGCTGATGGCTTTATGGAATTCTTAGATAAACAGATACTTTCATAAATTGTGCGTTCTAAATAGAAGATGGCCGCTAAAATGACTGAGGAAGAAGCTAGACAATACGTTCGTAATGTTCTAGGTGGAAAGAAAAATGCTGCTGGAAAGGGAACAACAGGTGGAATCCGCTCATCTCTCGTGAGTGCCCTTAAGAGGGGAAATACTACAGCACGCAATCAGATCCTTGGAAAGTATGCTGTGACTCATGGTGCCCCTGCTGCTGCAGCGGCGGCCGCGGGTGTCGCAGTTGCAAATGCAGTTGCTCCCAACAAGACTGCAAAGATTACGACCGCCAATCGTAAGGCAGCTAAAAATGCATTAAATGCCGCGCTTGGTGTAGCTGGTTCAACAAAAAAGGCTGGTATTGCGGCGGCCTCTAAATATGCCAAGCTTCTCAAGGAGGGAAAGGCGAACAACGCAAAAGCCTATATGGACAATGTCATTGAGGCTGCTGCCGAGAAGGGTGCAGAGGCGGCAGCAAAGGCTGCTGCAAAGGTTGCCGAAAAGGAGGCCAAGGTTGCTGCAAAGGCTGCTGGGCCTACAAGTGCGGAGATTAAGGCACGTCTTGTGGCCGCCGCCGCCCCCGCTGGAGTCGTCAATATTGCAATTTATCGCAAGGCCAAGTTGGCCGGTGCCTCAAACTCTGCTGCGATTGCGGTGGTCAAGCAAAGTCGCAAGAATGCTGGTGTCAAGTCGGCCGTCACACGTAAGTTGAAGAAGAATGGGGCTCCCGCGGCTGTTGCCGCTCCTGCTGCGGCCGTTGCCGCCCTTGCTGGAAAGAAGAACATGGCGACAAATACTCGTAACCTAGAACTTCTCATGGGTGGACCTCGTAGACCAGCCTCCGCCTAAGAAAATATCATAAACATATTTATATTAAATAATACGATTATTTAATAGGATGCTTTTGAAGGAAATAAAGCTACGAAGCGTAAAAATTATCGATATTGGATATATTACAGTAATTTACTTTATTACAGCTGTTCTTTTAGCAAAACTCTTTACGAAACTATACGGGAAATTTGATGAAAAAAAGGAGGAAAAGAAGCCATTCTTACTCCGAACACTTGAATTGGCTGGAATGATGTGGATCATCGGTATTGTCACATATATTGTGAAGAATGTAGTTGAACTTATACCATTTCCATTAGATGGACTATATGGATTTAATCACATGTTAATGAAAGAATTAAAAATGGGTGCGGTCTTTACATTTGTCTTTCTCTTTTTTGAAGAGCACTTCAAGTCAAAGTTGACACACTATTATAATTCACTAAACTGAATTTCGCCTACCGTATGTTTTACGATTGAAAAAGGCTTCTGAGGCTTCTCTTCCAATTGTAATAAGCCGTTTCTTTTCGTCGAGGCCTGCCTCAAAATTTAGACTGGAGAATTCATAACATGGAAGTTCAATTGTACGACACTTGTGTTGTTCTAAAAGTTTTTGATAAGAGGGTATATAATATCCTGTTATAACAAGACCCAGATATTTCCCAAAGTCTGGGCACGGTTGGGGAAAACTCTTATAAACAAAGGCGATTCCAAGCGATTCTTTTGCTTCTTCTTGATTCAGATAAGAAATTGGATAATTGTCAAAGACACCGCCATCTCCTAGAATAAGACCTGTTTCTGGGTGCTTTACAGGTGTGAAATATCCTGGAATTGCTGTGGAAGCCCTCAAGGCAAAGGATACAGATATGTTCGGTGTAAGACTTGCACTGAATTCAATTGGTCTTGCCATTTGAATATCCGCAGCCCATATACGAAGCCCTTTGCATTTTCCAGAATCTTGGAGTTCTTTAAAGGTCACATCTGGGTGGAAACCCTTGTGATAAAAGAACTTGTGAATAAGTGTCATAAGCTTTTCACCCGTATCCATTCCAAATTGTTCAAATAAGAGAAAGATATTTTCGGGTTCTAGAGTTCGTATTTCACCAAAATTGTATTCTAAGAAGAAACGTTCTAATTTTGCAAGAGAGTATCCGAGTGCCAGCATAGTTGCCATCAAGGCCCCTGCGCTTACTCCGCAAAACTCCCGAATAGAACTCAGAAGTTTACGTTCTTCTAAAACTTGAAGAACACCAAGATAACTTACAACACGAAGACCACCACCACTCAGTATAAGTCGTTTTGGAGGCACATAGGGTATGCGCATATCTATCGTTTCAAGGAAACCCCTTCTAAAATAAGAGGTGGCATGAGCTCTAGGCCAGATGTGCCTACATTAAAACCCGCCGAATTATTTGACAAGAGGCGCCAACGCGATGGAGCCAAGTTGAAATCTTATAACAAAATTCTTGAACAAATCTATGTGAAGATTCGTGCAAATAGCAAGATGGGTGGAGATCCGTGGATTATTTACACAGTTCCACCCTTTATTCTTGGTCTTCCCTTGATTGACTTGGAGGATTGTGTGGTCTATATTGTCTACATCTTGCGTCAACAAGCCTATGAAGTTCGTTATACCTTTCCGAATTTGCTGTATGTGTCTTGGAAACATCATGAGAAGGATTATATTTTGAAGGGGTCGCCGATTATGCAAGCCATGACAGCAAGTACAGTGTCTTCTAAACCAAAGACGGAGCTTCGTGGCCAGAGTTCATCACGTGTACGATTTGCAGAGACGGTGACAGCAGGACCATCCATGTTTGGCTCGAAAGTTGTGGGTCGTGCTCCTCCTCGGTCAACTACAGAGTATGAACCTCCGTCTGGTTTCTTGGATGCACTTGAACGACCAGCTCCTGAACCTCGGATTGATACTATGAAGGATTTTATGAATTTTTAGACACTAGTAGAGAATGGATCTACTTGAATCCTACATAGAGGTATTTGATGGAAATGAAAATTCCGGTTTTGTACTAGCATCTGGCGACGGTTCTATGGATACTGTCAAACTTTTTCTTGAGAGAGGGGCAGATGTGAATGCGAAAAGGGATGATGGGGCCACCCCTCTTATGATGGCATCATATTCTGGTCAGACTGAGATTGTCAAACTTCTTCTTGAGAAGGGGGCAGATGTAAATGCGAGAGATGATGATGGACATACAGCTCTTATACTTACACCACACAATGGAAATCCCGAGATTCTTAAACTTCTTCTTGAAAATGGGGCAGATGTGAATGCAAAAGATATTTATGGAAAAACAGCTCTTATGATGGCATCAATGATGGCTCGTAACGATATTCTTAAAATTCTTCTTGAATATGGGGCAGATGTGAATGCGAGAGATATTAATGGTGATACTGCTCTTATAGATGCATCACGTGATGGTAATATAGAAATTGTCAAACTTCTTCTTCATGCAGGAGCAGATGTGAATGTGAAAAACTTTCATGGAGAAACACCTCTTATTATTGCATTAAGTGGTGGTAATATAGAAATTGTCAATATAGAAATTGTCAAACTTCTTCTTGAACATGGCGCAGAAATTAATAAAAACGCTATTAATAAAGCAAGTAATAGTATAAAACCGATATTAAGAGCTTATGTAAGAGGGAAACATTTAAACAGGGCTGAGACCGTTCTTAATAAACTAAATAAGACAAGTCTTCCAAGACTTCCTAGAGAGATACACGGTGAAATAGCCTCGTTTTTTTCTGGAACAAATGGTAAAAAGGGTGTTCAATATGGTCCTAGAAAGCCAGGTTCTGGAACAAACTATATAGGAAATCAGAAAAGGGAGCTTGAGGAAATTATACGTGGTACACGGAAAAGAAGTTCCCGCAGAAGTAGAAAAAGTAGAAAACGGTCTAAGTAATTTTTAAACACTAGTAGAGAATGGATGAAGACCTTGTTAGGGCATCACAAACTGGTGATATAGATAGTGTCAAACGTCTTCTTGACGCGGGGGCAGATGTGAATGCAAAAAATAAGTATGGATATAACTCTCTTATATTGGCGTCACAGTATCGTCATACCGAAATTGTCAAACTTCTTCTTGAGAGGGGAGCAGATGTTAATGCGCAAGCACCTCTTGCAGTGGCATCAGGAGAAGGTTATAGAGGGATTATCAAACTTCTTCTTGATGCGGGGGCAGATGTGAATGCGAGAGATAATGATGGAGCTACTTCTCTCATGTATGCGTCAAGAAAAAATCAAATTTATATTGTCAAACTTCTTCTTATGAAGGGGGCAGATGTGAATGCAAAAGATAGTGATGGTCGTAATTCTCTTATGATGGTATCATCAGAATCGGAAGGTGATGTAAATATTGCCAAAGTTCTTGTTGAGAATGATATATTTGTGAATGAACAGGATAATGATGGTAATACTGCTCTTATAGAGGCATCACTTAGTGGTAACACCGATATTGTCGAAGTTCTTATTGAAGAAGGATTTGCAGATGTGAATATGGAAAATAAAAATGGAGTTACACCTCTTATAGCTGCGTCACCCGGTGGTTACACTGATATTGTCAAACGTCTTCTTGATGCAGGAGCAGATGTAAATGCGAAAGAGATTCGTGGAAAAACACCTCTTATACTTGCGTCAGGTGCTAGTAAACTCTATGTTGTAAAACTTCTTCTTGAAAGAGGGGCAGATGTAAATATCAAAGATAACGATAATAACACCGCACTTGATTTAGCAAGTAATGGGAAGATTAAAATGCTTCTTAACAATGCTCTAGGAAAACAGGAATTATGGAAAGGAATGACACGGTCAGATATTTCACAATTGGACTCCATTTTTGGTGAAGGGGCTAGTAACCATTCTATATGCCCTATCTGCTTACAGTATGCAGAACGTGTAGATGGTTGTATGTATATGACTCACAACTGCACAAAACATGGAAGTGAGTATCATGAGGGATTGTATAATATTTATAAGAATAAGGATGGATTCATTGATTGGTGTACAATATGCAATCGGATTGCAAAGGGTCACAACCATTTTAAATTAGCTGACGTAAATACAACAACGCCTTCTGTAATCGTAGAACCAGGGGATCCCTTTGAAGGCGACTGTTCATTGTCAAGTGGGGGCGGCGGACCAATGGAAAAGTTAGCACGTTTCCGTCGCTTCAGAGAATATGCCTTGGACCTCCAAGATGATATTGGAAAAAAAAGTAAACAACAAGCCTTTGAAGAATTAGTAGAAGAAGTGTGGAATGCACCCATACGAAGAGAAGGTAGGCTCTTAAAAGAAATTAAGAACAAAAAGAACTGGAATATTTCCTCTTCTAAATTTCCTCTACCAATAGCAACTGAAAATGTGGCCTATCCAAACATTCCTTATAATGGACCACTTCCTACTAAGATTAATAGTGGAAGAAACAATATTGGGATGAATAATAATGTTCCAGTTCTAAGATTTGTTCATCAACAACCAGATGGTTCTGAACAAACACACGGAATTTCAGAAGAAAATCTAGAGGGCTTTATCCAATCCGTAATTGGTGGTTTTGGAGGTGAAGAACGTTCTGGATATTGTTTTATGTATCCAGGTTGTAAGGCGCGTCTTTATCCTCAAGAAGTAAAAGATTATATTCCAGATGAACTTTATAATATATACAAGAAGAATTTTAATCAGAAATTTAAGACTGCAAGTGGTGGTGGATCAGAAGATTTAATTCAAGAAGCAACTGACTTTATGTGTGTTAACCCAAAAAGAGGAGGTAGACGCAATACCAAGCGTAGACAAAATCGTAAGAAGAATAAGAAGACAAAATCTAGACGCCTCTGAAAAGATTGTACAAGCGAGAAGCAACAACCTTGCCTAACTTTCTCTGACCCACCTTGACTTCTGCAATGTTATAAGTTTGATACTATGAATGAATTTTTAAAAAATTGACAATTTAAACTAAATATAAAATATTATAAAGTATGGCTTCAAAGGGAGTTTATGGTCTAAATAAGGATCTCTATCCTGCGAAAATGGGTAGTCCCTGGGATAAAGAGGAAATTACTAACATGCTAGCCTCAATTCAGAAAGGTAAGAATATTGAACAACTTTCTCAACTACATGAACGGACCCAGGGTGGTATTCGAGGAAAGCTGATGCAATTGGCTGCAGACTATTATATTAATGATAATAAGTCAGTTGATGAAATTCAAACGATTACTACTCTTTCTGATGAAGTTATTCTAGATGCTATTCAGAAAAGACAGTACACAGATTCTATTAAGAAAAGAAAGGATGAAGCGAAGGCAAAAGCTGTTCCTGTACCAAATACTTCTGAGCTTACAGAGATTAAAAAGGATATTAAAGATCTCAAAGCGAAGGTTGATAAAATCCTTGAACTAATGACAGCAGTCTATGATTTTGAACAAAGTCAGTAACTAGACGCCTCTGAAAAGATTGTACAAGCGAGAAGCAACAACCTTGCCTAACTTTCTCTGACCCACCTTGACTTCTGCAAGGTCCTCGGCTGTGGCTGCAAAAATGGCAGGAAGGTCCTTGAATACTTCTAAGATAACAACGGCTGCCTTGGCCGATATTCCAGGACATTGTTGAAGAACTGCGGTAGCAAAGGCCTTTGGGTCCGAGGCATTTGCCTTCTTGCTCACATGCTGAACATCTGTATAACTTAAGGTCTCACCTTCAAAGACCTTGGGGTCATCCTTGACCTGTGCTGCAAGAAGTGTGAGGGTTGATGCCGTATCTTGAAGATCGCGTGTCACCCAGACAGAGACTCCATAGCGCAACATAAGGCGGTGTACGAGTTTTTGCAGTGCAGGACGTTCAAGAGAACGCTTGCGACCATCAATACCTCCTTCAAGAATATAGAGGGCCTTTGCCTTATTTTCTGCACAATACGATAAGAGTCGCGTACGCTGTTCTCTGTAACGACCGTCCAAGAAGGATGCTTCAAAGTCCGAGGTTGTCTTTCGCTCAACAACGACTAGTGTTGCATCATTGAGTTGAATCCATGCATCTCCAACTGGAAGTTGCTTCACTGGGGCTTCTGGAAGTAGAGGAATGAGTCCATGTTCACGATTATCTAAGACGATTGACATATAGTCTTAGATACAAGGGATTCTTTAATTGTTTACTTGCGACAAAAGTATCTGCGATTTTTGCGCGAAGACTTGCGGTTTTTGCGGTTCTTTCTGCTCTTACGACCACCTCCATTAATACCCTTAACATTAATAGCTGTATTTGGGGGGAATCCAGCTTCTTCGGCATTCATTGGTGATGATGGAGCAGGATCGGCCGTTGCATGAGAACCCGCGTTACTAGTTGGACTACCTGGCCGAGATGTATTATTATTCTTATTTTTCTTATTTCCCTTTTCCAAGTTTATATTCCCATTTACTCTGTTAGGCTTGGCCGAAGCATTTGCAGGAGCCTCAACATTCTGATTATTTCCATTTACTCTGTTAGCCTTAGCCGAAGCATTTGCAGGAGCCTCAACATTCTGATTATTCTTAGGTACGCTGTTAGCCTTGGCCGAAGAACCCATTACATTACCCATACTTGGCACTTCCATGCTCATTGCACCGCCCATCTATCTATTAGTATGTACATAATTTCATCCCCACTGTTGCCACTGCATCTTTTCTCCAAAAATGCCCTCTAGATTTGGATTGTAATCACTATAGCTTCTTTTGGATAAACGCGTACTTTCTCCATTTCCATTCGGCATTACACCAGCAGTAATATCACCTGCTCCTTTGGGAACAATAAGAGTTTCGGATGTTAAGGGATTTAACGCATTATCTTGCATACTGAAATTTGAGCTAACTTCATCCTCCCATACAATCTTCGGGTTCTTTTCTTGAACCTCATATACTTCAAATACATTATTGGCCTTCTTTGCAACCTTGGCTACAAGACCCTTTGAGCCGTAAATATCACTAATTAATTTGTTGACACTTTTTTCATCTACAACTTTTAAGTTTTTTGTTTCTCTTGCCTTATATGCTTTGAGAATATCATCCTCTGTAACCTGTCCATACTCGTCGGGAGGTAGAGCCTTTTGAGCATCAAGGTTTGAAAAGGTTTCACTGACAAATGGGGCTGCCGTCTTGCCCTTATCACTTGAAAAGAGTGCTTGTTGTGCCTGGAATAGGGCACTGCTTGGTGGCAATCCAGCCCAGTCAAAGGGGAAACGGCGACGGGCAGCATCAATCGCCTCGCGGGTAGTATCAAATCCGCCCTCATTTTGATAGACAAAGTCTTGTTCAAAATCCCCATATTTATCCTCAGTTGTCATGTAAGGCTTTGCCTGGTAACTTGTATCCAACACAGTCCTACACGATCCTTCAAATCCTTCACGTTTATAACTAGACCCGCGTAAATATAAAATTATATATGAAAAGGCAACTAAAATTGCCAAGATTACCAGCATATCCATTGCTGGCTTCCTACAGGTCTGTGTAAAAATTAAGAACCCTAAAAGATTCTTAATTTTCAAGAAACGTTCATGTTTTAGTATCTACGGTTGTAAAAGCCCTCTCTCTTGTAAACACTTGCACTAAGATAGAAGATAATATAAGCAAAAATCAGAACAATTAAAAATATCGTAAAGCTATCCATCTTTTCCTTCTTATTACAGAGATTATCATCTGTAATAGTAGAGAGATGCCTGCTAGAAAAACAAAAAAATCTAAATCGTCATCCCGATCGGTTATGGGGAAACTATTACCACCTGTCGATGTTACATCACTATCACAATTGAATGAACTCGACAAACGTATTTCTATCGGACCAGTTACACTTGTTATGATTTACGCGCCTTGGTGCGGTCACTGTGAGCGCTTCAAACCCATGATGGATGAGCTTGAGAAATCCCCTGGGCGCTCCGTGCAGGTTGCGCGAGTCCGGGATAATGTCTTGCCCCAAAGTGCTGTTGCAAATATTCCAAATGAAGGGTATCCCTCTCTTATGCTTATCAAGAAGGATGGCACCGCCGCCACATTCTTAGATAAGGAGGGTAATAAGACAAATGTCATTCCTGAACACACAAATATGCAAAAGATGGAAACTATTATTCGTAATGCTGGTACTCCAGAAGGCGTTTCTCTTTTGAATTCTGAACATCCCGTCAATGAAGTTCAAGAAATGTCAAATCCTTCTCCTGTTGAAAGCTCTGGAATACCAAAGAACATTGTTGCAGATAGACTCTCTCAAACAAGTATTTCACAACTCAATAATCGGTTGGCAAACAGCAAAAATGCTCTTATTCAACAAGCAAATCAACAGGGAGGTTCTCAAGAAGGTGGTGGCCTCTGGTCCTATTTACTATCAAATTCCCAGCGTTTGGCCCCAGCAGGGGCCTTACTCTTGGCCTCAACCGCGTTTAATAAGAAGACTCGTAAGAGCCGTAAACTGAAGAAGCGTACAGCCAAGTACATAAGTTAAGTACTCCCCCTGCGGTACAGTCAAGTAAAAATTGTTTGCTAAATTTTATGCCGATACAAGTACAATGCCTATCACCTTTCATATTCTTGATGCTTTCGCTCGCGATGAAGAAATCGTAAGCGAAAACGACAATGAGAAGGTTGTAAATCCCATCTCTTATGATGATGACGATGACGACGAGTTCAAGTCAAGTAAAAAGACTGTATTCAAGGGTAAGATTGATTACAGTAAAAAGACCTTTAGTGTCCACCTCTTTGGTAAGACGGTTGATGGAAAGCGTATTCGCTGTGATGTCAAAGGGTTCAAGCCATTCTTCTACATCCGTGCACCAGATGTTAAACATGAAATGGCTCGCACAGCGATTCGTCAGTATCTTGCTCGGCACCTTGGCGATGTCTCACGGATTGTTGAAGTGACTCGTTGTGAGCGAAAGGAGCTCTTTGGCTATACCCAGGATCGCAAGGTTTCCATGTTGAAGTTGACCATGCCATCCAAGGGACTCTTTAACGCAGTTAAGAATCTCTTTGTGGATGCCAACTGGGAGCCTCAGATTAAGGGAGCAATCGGCCAGCCCTTTGAGGGAGCACCAACAATCTACGAGGCAAACCTTGACCCCATGCTTCGCTTTCTACACTTGCGGAATCTCAAACCCTGTAATTGGGCAACAGTAGATGGAATTGACTATGATAAGGACCTAGAAGACAACAATGGCAACTTTGAGTGTGACTGGGAAGATATTGTTGACTGTGAGAAGCCTCCTGCAGCAACAGCACCCTTCTCCATCATTAGTTGGGATATTGAGTGTATGAGTAATACTGGCGGATTTCCTGTGGCAACTCGCGATGACCCTGTAATTCAGATTGGATCCATTCTTGGAAAGCTCGGTGGAAAGGAAACGGAAAAGCATATCTTTGTCCTCGGCTCCTGCGACAAGATTCCTGAGGGAAAAGTCTATACCTTCAAGGATGAGCGTGCTCTTATCCTCGGCTGGTTCAGATGGCTTGCTGGTGTGAATCCTGACATTCTTATCGGCTACAATATCTTTGGTTTCGATGAAAAGTATGTGTGGGATCGGTGTAAGAAGCTTGGCCTTGAGCATCATGATGAGGTTCAGAGCCTCAACATGCTGAGTGCAGAGGGAGAGGAGATGAAGCTTGATGAGAAACGCCTTTCCTCATCAGCCATGGGTGACAATTTCCTCTATCTCTGGAATACCACTGGTCGGCTTCGTGTTGACCTTTATCACTACATCAAGCGTGGCTATCCTCTTCCATCCTACAAGCTTGATGATACGGCTCGTAACTTTCTCGGTGAGGCGGTGAAGCGTGTGGAACAAAAGGTTGATGCATGGCAGCTCGCAATTGGTCCCTCTAAACAGGATCTTGCAGTTGGACGCAGTGTGGTTCTTCTCAATGCAGGGGGCGATACACTCTGCGAAAAGGTTGATGTCCTTGCCTTTGGAGACGGCTTCTTGACTCTTGCCGTCCCTGAAGATGTCCAAGTCGATGAGGTCGACAAGTGGGCTATTGTAAAGGACGATGTGACACCAAAGGAAATGTTCAAGATGCACCTCGGCACATCAACGGATCGTGCAATCATTGCCCGTTACTGTGTACAGGATTGTCAGCTTGTTCTAGACCTCTTCAAGAAGCTTGACGTCTTTAACAATGCAATGTCCATGGCAAATGTTTGCTCTGTTCCTGTGAGCTATATCTTTCTCCGTGGTCAGGGAATCAAGATTGAGTCCCTCATGTTCAAGTATTGTTATGAGCGTGAACAGTGTATTGTGTGTCTTCCTTCCGCGCGAGGAGAATTTGAAACCTATGAGGGTGCGATTGTTCTTGATCCAGTTCCAGGATTCTACACAGCTCCAGTGGGTGTTGCAGACTTTGCTTCTCTATATCCCTCAACCATCATCAGTGAAAATATCAGTCATGATACCCTTGTGTGGGTCAAGGACTATAATGAGGCAGGAAACCTTATCCGTGTCATTTCAGGAGCAGATACCTATGACAATCTTCCAGGTGTTGCCTATACCGATATTGAGTATGACAATATGATTGACGATCCAGAGGATACTAGAAAGGCGAAGCGCAAGATCAAGGATGGTGTTCGTGTCTGTCGTTATGCCCAGGACCGTGTTGGAACAATTCCCCACATTGTTGCTGGTCTTCTTGCAAAACGAAAGGCCAAGCGCAAGGAGGGTGAGAAGGAAACTGACCCCTTTCGCAAAGCCCTACTTGATTCAGAACAGCTAGCCTACAAGCTCACTGCGAATTCATTGTATGGTCAGCTCGGTTCAGGGACCTTTAAGATTCGCCTCAAGCCTCTAGCCGCCTCAGTGACAGCCTACGGTCGCAAGCAAATCATGTTCAGCAAATTGGCCATTGAGACCTTCTATGGGCCATCAAACCCACGTTGTTCTGCAGTGACCGTCTATGGTGACACAGATTCACTCTTTGTAGCCTTCAATCCCAAGGATGCTTCTGGAAAGCCTCTTGAAGGAAAGGCAGCGTTGACCGAAACGATTCGATTGACCGTAGAAGCTGGAAAGTTTGTGAGTAAGATGTTGAAGGCTCCACATGACTTTGAGTTTGACAAGGTGTATTGGCCCTTTATCATCTTTAGCAAGAAGCGGTACGTGGGCCACAAGTACGAAGATGAGGCGAATCCTGACCACTATAAGTTAGCCTTTATGGGTGTGGCTCTCAAACGTCGTGATTATGCAGCGATTGTCAAACGGATCTACAGTTCGGCTCTCAATATCCTTCTCCATGAGCGTGATGTTCCAAAGGCCGCCGCCCTTGTATCTCAAATGGCGGTTGACTTGGTGGAAGGCAAGTATGGACTCCAGCCCCTCATTATTAGTAAGTCGTTACGGGCAGATTACGCCTCTGCTCCAGCACACAAGAAGCTTGCAGAACGAATGGCAGAGCGTGATCCAGGAAATGCTCCAGCCTCTGGAGACCGTATTCCTTACATTTATGTTCAGCCAATCCCTGGTCAAATCGCTCCAGACTTGCAAGGAGATCGTATTGAGACGCCAACCTATATCAAGGAAAAGGGTCTCAAACCAGATTACATGTATTACATTGATCATCAAATCGCCAATCCAGTCTGCCAGCTCTTTGGAGCGGTTGTTGAACAGATTCCTGGATTTGACGAGCACCCACTTCCAAAAAATGGGTGGCACGAAGATATTGACAAACTTACGATTCAAAAGGAATCTATTGCATACAATCTACTGTTTGGTCGAGCGATGCAAGCAAACTCGCGTGGAGCTGTTGGAGCCTTTGCAAGTCTTCTTGGTGCAACCGTGTCTGCAAAGCCTGTAAGAGCGACTCGTAAGAGTACATCAGGTGTTACAAAGGCAGTGACAGCACAGTCAACCCTTGACAGCATGTTCAGTGCACGAATGCAAGTTGACGCAATTAATGAAACAGTTAAGAAGGCGAAAAAGAAGGTTGAAGAGGAAAAGCCAAAGTCTACTCGTAAGCCAAAGTCAGATACATAAACATAATTATAAGTTTAGGTACCGTCAAGTACCGATGGTACTTGGCCAGCAGAGGTGGTTCAAACTTAAGAACCCTAAAGGGTTCTTAAGTTTTACACATACCGATAGATATGGGCCTTACTCCAAGTAAGGAGAATTTTTCATCTCCCCAAAGACCACCTATTTCTGGACAAGCAGCCCTCCAGGCCCTCCAACGTGCCGAACGTATTGATCAATATAGAAGTCGTGTGAATAAATCTGCCATCAATCGTTCCGCCCGTGTTGGCCAAAATTATATGCCTATTCTTCATTCTATAAAACGTATAGTTCCCAATGCAGACCCTTCCAGTCCATGGCCAAATGGACAAGTCATCTGGATGGACCCTTCTGCAGATGGTGGTCTACCCCATACACGACCACCATATTATATCTGCATGCCATCTACATTTCCAGGATGGAATCTTAAACAAACACTTTTGCACGAACGTGTTCATTTGAGCCAGCGGGCACACCCAAAAGAATGGGATAAAATTTTTAAAGAGGCGTGGGAAATGAAACCATGGTGTTCAACACTTCCAGATACAGTTCAATTGCGCCGACGAATGAATCCTGATTTGATGTTGACCTCACTGTACATCTGGAAAGACCGATATGTTGTTCTAGCTCTTTATAAATCGGAATCACGCCCTGACCTTAATGAGATTGATCTTGTCTGGTGGGATGCCGTCAATCGTACACTCTTTCGTGAACCACCTCCAGGTTGGAAGGAATTTTTTGGAACAAGTCCTTCTGGAGAACACCCTTATGAACTTTCAGCCTATCTAATCGAGTCTCCACCCGATGATAGTAAAGCGTATGATGTTATCAAATCCCGACTTGCTTCCTTGCCCAGAGGCGATATGTAGCTACCGGTATGTACAAAACTTAAGAACCCTTTAGGGTTCTTAAGTTTGAACTACCTCTGCTGGCCAAGTATCATAAAGTTAAACGCACTCCCCTGGAGGGGGAGTTCTTAACTTTGATACTTGACGGTACTATAGAGTGAGGGCTTGTGTCTTCAAATGTCACTAGTAAATAATATTCTTCTTGAATTTCATTTACTAGGCTTGGCACCTCCTGTTAAAACACTCCAAGATCTATGGAGATGGATTCGTATAACCCCTCTCATTCCTGAAAAAATGAAATTAGAAAATCATTCACTAATTGGTAAAACTCTCAGATTCAATGATATTACAGAGGCTATTTCTGGAACGTTTGGAAAAATCTATCTTGCCTATAAGCAATTAGATAACTCTGGACAATATGTCTTTTTAAAATCATCTCCTAATTATCAAGCCTCCTTACTTATTGAAGGACTCTTGCAGTCAATTGCCCATGTAACACTAATGCAATATGGCTTTCCAAATGCTGTACCAAGAGTTTTACATTTTATAGACCATCCAGAGTTTGGGTCAACCCTTGTCTTGGAAAGAATTCCAAGAGCACAACTTTTTTCAGATTATTTGAAGAGTACATTTCTATGGGAGAAACCATGTTATGAAAATGATGTGATTTTTTTGAATGTGATTATTCAAGTTGCAAGCTATATTGCGATCCTAGAATCTGTACTTGGAATGAATCACCGTGATCTTAAGGGGACAAATGTGCTTATGGTTGCCCCTGTCGATCCATATTCAAAAACAATTGTTTTGAAACCACATTCTTGGAAATTTAAGAGCCAACTTGAAATAAGTATTATAGATTTTGGGTTTACATGTATTGGAAAAGGAAAGTCAATCTTGAGTGCTGGTGATTTTATATCTGATACAGATTTCTGTCCGAAAGCGGGCAGAGATATGTTTCTATTTTTATCTAGTCTATGGAATGTTGAAGTCTTTCGTAAAAGTCTCACACCCAAGATTGGTGCACTTTTTGATCGCTGGTTAATAACATCTAATAAGAATTGGGCTTCTTGGTTATCAACTCCTCCTGAAAAAAATATGATGAGTGTATATCTTTTAACAAGTGGTAGTTTATTCAGCTCTCCTTCTTGCTCGCCCTTGGCAATATTAAAAGATATTTCAGTTGTAGCACCCGTTCTATTAGAATTTACCTAGAGCGCCACTGAGTATTGCAGTGTGTGCAAATATAAAGAAACTTTAGATTCTGAGCATCATATTTGATATAAATGATGTCAGACTCTACTCCTGCTGAACGTGAGGGACACTTATCCGTTGGACACTTTAGATTTTTTACGTGAGGAAGACGAGGGTCGTCCTTAGTAAACTCATTTAGGGCTACACGAAATGACTCTGATGCCTTTTCCTGAATAACAGTTTCCATTACAAGACCGGGCTTTTCAGCTTCATAATGACCGCAGTTTCGGCAATTGCGAATAAACTGTGCTTCATCATCGACTCGTACAAGAGGCATATAATAATCGCACTTGGGACACATGTGATCGAGGAGGGACATGCTAGAATCTTCTACTAATCACTGTTTAAATTGGACTCAATCAATTTTACAGTGCACTTTAGAAGTCCTTCATAATCACTTCTTCCAGAAAGGGAATATGGTAGATTTATAAAGACTTTTTCGCCCTTTGAAAGTAGTTTTAAAAGTCGACCCTGAAGCCTTTCAAGAGTTTTTGGAAGCCGAGCCTTGAATATTTCTACAAAAGGTTCAAATGCAGTCGGCTGTATCTTTTTATTTATTATAGACTCTGCACGCTCAAGAATATACCGAATACAAGATACTTCTATAAAGTCCCTATATCCAACTGCCATTTCAGGTGTAGGATTTGCATATCCTGGTTCATGTTTAATAGGATCATTATCCATTAAACTTTGCAAGGTTACAAGAACGGTTGATAGACGAAGTGTGGACGCCCATTTCGGCCCTTCCCATGTGTGAAGAATACTCAAACAACATTTTCCAGCCACATACATATTTGGATGAAAACGTGTAAGTCCATCATATGTTTTAAATTCCACCTTTGGAGGGTCAAAGGGATATGTACTAGGAATCTCAAATTCATAGAGCATAGGACAGTCTTCATAAGGTGTATCAGAGGGGCCAAACACACAGCCATGCCCTTTCAAAATATTTGCCTCATTGCCTTCATAATAAATTCCAGAGTCAATATATAATTGTTTTTTTAACTCTGCAATATCGGCAAGAGCCCGTTTACTCATAGTTGATATAGGTTATTCTTGTTTTGGAGGTTTAGGCATACAAAGCATGCTTGATACTGCTAAAAATTGATTAGGAAGTTTTTTAACATTTACATCATTACCATGTCTTCTGATCCATACTTTGGAAGTGACCTTTACAAGTTTCTAGATGAGCGCCGTGTTACATCTGGACGTGGACACGAAGTCAGTATGACTGGAATGGGTACGAAAAAGGGGTGCTGGCTCATTACTGATGAGGATTACCCCAAGTTTATGGAGATTATGCATGACTATCTCTTTGTGAAAAAGTTTCGTCCAAACAACTTTGTAGAACAGCGCAAGTCAGATGGTGCAACACCCCTTCTGATTGACCTGGATTTTGCCTATCCTGCCGAGAAAAATCTACAGCGAACCTTTGAAACTTCACAGATTCAGAACTTTGTTGTTGAGGTAATTCAGGTTATCAAGGAGAACTTTGACCTCAAGGACAAGGCCCACCTACGCTTCTTTGTAACCCTTCGCCCTCAGCCCTATCAGACAAAGACTCCTGGAAAGAAGGATATCAAGGATGGTGTTCATATTGTCTGTCCTGATTTCAGCGTAATTCCTGAACATCATGCTCTTATCCGTCATCTTGTTCTTGAGCGTGAGGCAGTCAAGCGGTGTTTTGGAGATTCTGGATATGTCGGTCCAGACGAGAAGGTCTTTGATAAGAGTCTAACAGTAAAGAATGGCTGGTTCTTCTATGGTGAGTCAAAGCCAGATATTCCTCCCTATCTTCTCACAAATGTGTTCAAGTATAGCCCACGGACTGGAAAGATTACGAGTGAGAACATCGAAGCCTATCAACCCCTTGACCTTATGCGTACATTAAGTATTCGTTCTGGTCTTAGCGATCGCCTCCATATCTCAGAGAAGCGAAAGGAGGCCATTGAAGAGATTCTAAAGCAACTCCGTGCTCCTGTGGAAGTTCCTCAGAATCAGATTGTAACGACCAATGAGGATGTGACTGGTATGCTTTCTATTATTATGGACAGTTTCAATCAGTTTGTAAGCACGGAAGATGAGATTACAATGGCAAAGAAGCTTGTTGAGTGTCTGAGTAAGGAACGAGCCGACGGATATGATACTTGGATTCGTACTGGATGGTGCCTACGCAATATTGACTCTAGCGCAGACATGTTTGATGCTTGGATGAAGTTTAGTGACAAGTCTTCCAAGTCGAGTGGAAATAATCATGAACAACTCAAGCGTGATTGGATGCGCGGAACCATGCGCCGTGTAAATGGAAGCCCTGGGCTCAAGATGGGAAGCCTTAAGATGTGGGCTCGCGAGGACAACGCCATTCTTTATAATGAGATTATGGATGGTGACATTATTTCTTATATCACAAAGACGGCTATGACCTTCAAGGGTGGTACGCATCACCACGTGGCTAAGATGATCCACAAGCTTTCTTATGATATTTACAAATGTACAGTGGATGGTCGTACAACCGATTGGTATGAGTTCAAGGACCATACCTGGCACACGATGCCTCAGGGAATTGCTCTCAAGAGTAATATTACAGATGAACTTGCCACGAAAGTTGATTCTGCTCGGCGTTGTCTAAAAAATCCTGATGCAGCATCAATGACTGCCGAAGAATATGCAGAAAAGGTGAAGGCTTACAATGAAAGCGTCACAAAGCTTCTCAAACTCCAAGAGAACCTTTACAATGCCAACTTCAAGGACAGTGTAATGAAGGAGGCCGTTCTAGCCTTCTACGATGCCGACTTTCACAAGAAGGTCAATCAGAATCCTTATCTTATTGGGTGTGCAAACGGTATCCTCAACCTTCACGAGGCAATCTTTGATGACCAAGGCAATCCTATTCGTTACAAGCCAACCCTACACCCAGGAACTGCAGAGGATTATGTAACCCTTCGTGTTGGAGTAAACTCAGAGACTCCTCAGGGTATTGACTATATTCCCTACGACCCTGAAGAGCCAGTTCAGAAGGATATCATGGATTTCTTTAAGAAGCTCTTTCCTTCCGAGGAGCTTCGCGAGTATGTGTTAACTCTTGCCGCAGGGTGTCTAGAAGGTGCCAACAAGGAGCAGTGCTTCTATATCATGACGGGCTCAGGTGGTAATGGTAAGAGTAAGTTTGTTGATCTTATGACGAGTGTCATGGGTCAGTATGGTGGCTCCCTAAGCACGACTGCCCTTACCCGTAAGCGTCCAGAGAGTGGGGCCGCGAATCCTGACATCATCAGTATTAAGGGGTGTCGTTTCATCAAGACTGAGGAGCCTGATGAGGGTGAGCCTATTAATTCTGCCCGTATGAAGCAGTTTAGCGGTGAGGATCTTGTAGAAGCTCGTGGCCTCTTCAAGGATCAGGAGCGGTTCAAGATTACTGGCAAGATCTTTCTAGCTTGCAATCGCCTTCCTCCCATGCACAGCATGGATGGTGGTACGTGGCGTCGTATTCGTGTGATTCCCTTTGACAGTAAGTTCCTTCCTCACGGAGATGCAATGATTGACGTGTCTCGTCACTTCTATCCACGAGATGACATGCTTGATGAGAAGTTGAAGCAGTGGCGTGTACCCTTCTTCTCACTTCTTGTGCATTATTATGAGACTCGCTACTGTCCCAATGGAATCAAGAAGGTTCCTTCAGTTGTTATGCAGGCGTCAGACAATTATAAGGGTAACTTTGACTCCTTTGGCAAGTTCATCAAGGCTCGTGTTCGCCGCGACCCTTCGTGGGATGACCCTGCAACCTTTAATAAGTTCTGGTCTTCGTATCGGTCTTGGCACACGGAAGAAAATCCGACTGGCAAGCGACTTACACAGAATGAACTGAAGATTCGTTTGAATGAAATGTATCAGGTTCCTGCTGATGGAAAGACCTATCTCTATCTTCGCCTCTTTGGAAGTGATGAGGAAATTGAGGCCTTTGATGCTGAGCAGGTCTAGCCGTTAAGCAACTGCATTCAATATAGCAAATATACATACAGTAACCATTACTATTAATACAAGAGAAAACGCAGCAGAAGTTATACTTCCACCTGGTGATGAATATCTTACAGTAATAAGAACTATAGATAAGACAGTCCAACTAAACCAAAAGAGAAGAAGAACTCCGTCTTGAAGAGTACCCGCTATTTCATTTTTTGGTTTTTTGTGCATAATATCTTCTAAAAAGTTTTTATCTGAAGCCTGTTCTTTTTGTCTATAATTCTGAATCTTAGATTTAAGAATCTCCTTACGTTTTGATAACGTATCAATTTGTGTATTTGCCTGTGATGTTGTTGCCCCTGCAAGATTTACAAGAGAATTCATAGAATCTCCTGTGATAATGAGGTCGTCATACTGTGCTCTTAAACCTTCAAAAATAGACTTATATTCTTGTATTGAACTGCTAAAGAAATTATTTGCTCTTTGTGTATCTGATGCAGAACGGCATTTACTAATATATTGCTGAAAGGACTGTGTCTCACCTGTCCCATTTAGACAGGTTGCGTTTTGATTATTTGTTTGCATAGAAGCCATAATCGCTTACTCTGTTGTAAAGGTAGAGAAATCATCTAGTAAGTATATCTGCAGCAGCATCAGCTCCCCGTGAAAGAGCACCGACAACTGCATCACACGTCGGGGCCACAGGGGGTCCACCCATGTTATGGAAGCGACGACGATTCCAGAAGGTTTGATCACGAGTCTTAGATGTGTACTGAGCACGAACAATAACCGTTAGTACAATGGCTAATACCACAAGTCCTACAACACCATAAAACACCGCATCTGGGATCATGCCACCACGTCTCATATAGAGCAATGGGGCAATCAAAGTAAGACCAATAAACAACATTTGCATGAAGAAGAGTGTATCTTGTTTGTTTCCAACAGTCCACTCGTTAATTTGAAATTGACGTCTTGCAACTTGACTATCATATTGTGCATTATCTGCCGACGCCTTTGTGGTATTAAAGATTTGTTGTTGTAGACCGTCTAAATCCTTATTACGAACGTGATAATAAAGAATGTTCTTCGTGGTGTCACTACTACGTTGTAAATCACCAAAGACCTTCTGAAAACTGTCGGAATGCTCACGCGTGACTGTGTTATAGAGGTCAGCCTTACGTGTTGAAATAAAATCGGAAAGTTTTGATGGGTTCGCTTTCATTTCATTCAACGCATTGGCAAGTTCAACATCTTGGGCATTAAGTGCATCCTGGATATTCTTTTGCAAGCTCATCGGCCTTCTCTAACTGAAGAAGTAAAAAACATTGTTTTGTTGAGGTATTAAAGTCTTATACCGGTGCGACTATAAAAATTAACAACTATAAGAGGTTCTTAATTTTTAATGAAGTGTTTCATACACTCTTTTTATGAACGTGAAATATAAAAAACAATCGCAAGAGCAGTAATATTCAAGATACCGTAGAATGTCAAAAGGTGGCTATTTGCCTTATTCTTTTCAATTGTGTATTGAACCATTTGCTTATTAAGATCTGCCGCCGCGGTTTCCTTAACAAGGATCTTATTTTGGGCTACAAGCTTTACCTTACGTTTGCGGAGAGCATCATTCAAACTGTTAATATCATTTTGGTACTGGGTTGATGTCGAATAACGAAACTTACTGATTGCATTAACAATTTGTGTTAAAACTGTTAATTGTCCATTAAGACGGCGCGTCATGGAAAGGCGAGAATCAATCACTTCTTGATTCTGCCCTCTAAGACTGGCATCAGCAATTGCCGTAAGAAATGAATTTAGAGATGAAAAATAACGAGATTCATAGAAGCAATACTCACTTTTAATATTATCTAAAAGTGCATTATCATCCTTGACATATCTGGCAATTGGATCAGAAGCATCGGGAGAATCAAAAGGTGTACTTTGAACTTCTGAAGCTCTGGATGGTAGCGGAATACGACCCTGTGAAGCAAGTTCCTTTACGTAATTTGTAACCCAGTCTTCTGAAGCCATTCCATCTGTTAATTCAGGAAGTCCTGCAGGAAGTAATCCACTAGGAAATGGAGCCCTTAATTCGGAGTTTGTCATTGATGGGATTGACCCTGTTCCACCACAAAATCTACTCATGTCTTACGACCTCTACCGGTCTGTATAAAAATTAAGAACCCTTTTAAGATTCTTAATTTTTAAAGAGTTAATTTTTACAAATTTTTCCCAAGTACTCCATAAAACGATAAAACAAGAATTACTATAAAGACTAATCCTAAGCCTGCCATGACCGCATAAAAGCGACTATCTGTGAATAAGGAAAAGAGTCCTTCAGATGAAGTTCCACTTACAGGTGTGGACATTTCGCGAAGTAAAAGTGCACTAAAAAATAGAAAAATAAGGCCAAAACTAATAAGAAATGGAACACTGAATGGGTGAAGGGGTCTCACAAAGCCAATCATTGCACTAAATCCTTGATAATAACTTACTTTCTGATCGGTCTTTTGAATTCCATATTGTCGGGCGTCAGCCGTCTCTGCTTCTTTCTTTGTTGTTTGTAATTCCTTTTCAAGTTGACTTATATTATTCTTTAATTCTCCAACATGTTGTAACTTATTTCTTGCGTCAGAATCATCTGTTAATGCGCGGACATTTCTCAAGAGGGTTTTATTTAAATCAATATAAGATTTTTGTAGCTCTGAAAGAGTTTTGAATGTATTGCTTGCTTCTTCGTAATCCGAGTTAGTATTCGGATTTTGAGAAATTCCTGCAGTTTGTGTATAACGAAAAATAGCTGCATTCATTTTTGAAATTTTCTGTTCAAGTGCATTATTATCCGTTTTAGAGTCTAATTCTGCCTTGCGCTGGTGATATGACGATTTTACACTATTCCAATCTGACATCGGAACACCCCTCTACTTTTATGGTGCACAAACACGATACTTTACATATTCTCCTGCGGTTGGTGAAGCAGATGTAATCTTGATCATCTGACCTGGAACAAGTCCCATAAAGCGGGCAACAGAATCATTATGAAATTTAATAAAGGGAAACTGTGAAAGGTCACGGGCATAACATTCTTTCATAATCACCTTCTTTTGCTCTTCAGAGACAACCTCAAACTTTGGCTGAAGAACATGTTTCATAGGATTGTTTACAAGGCGTGTAATAGGAAAGAACTGAATCTTAAACTTATTCTTTGTCCATGCTTCTAGGGCAGCCTTATCATACGATTCCGTATTTTCTGCGCTCATCTTGTCTAGCATCTTGTAAATGATAATGACCTCTGTAGTTTTTGGGTCAATTCCACCAGAAGCATACTTTCCAGTAGCAGGTTCGTCTGTTGATGCAAGAAGCTTGTTCACAATGTCACCACTACCAACGCGCTGTTTGATATTGTCGAGCATATAGAGGACAATAGCCTTGCGTTCTGGGTCTTCCTTGTGCACGACATCAATACGTAGCGAATCAGTATCGGGGCCAGAATGGAGTTTTACAAGGTCTCCTGCAGTAATCTTACGATAAGGGGCGGTTTCATAACCTCGTTGTTCTAGCATATCCAAGATGGTTATGCGAGAACGAATGAGAACATCTTCAAATGGCGTATTTTCCATTTGCTTCTACTCTTGTGTTTACTGGAAAGTTTAAGTCAATTTTATCCAAGTTTCACAACCTTTATGGGATTTTGTGGTTGAGGCATTGTCATTCCATCATCTTCTGGTTCTTGTTGTGCGGGTTGTTGTGGAATCACCTGTTGTGGTCTAGATTTTGGTGTACGTTTTCTTGATAGTACTGGTGCTGTAGCAAATTGTAAAGGCTGTTCTTGCGGTGCAGTCAATCCTGCTGCAGCAAGGGCTGCGTCACTTGTATCAACATTCAACACAGGTGCTAGACCAGGAGTTATAATAAGTCCCTCTTGTGACGGTTGCGGTAGTGGTGGTACAATAGAGCCTGGTTGTAACACCTGTTCTACAGGAACTGGTACTGGTCCTGGTACTGGTCCTGGTACTGGTCCTGGTACTTGTGCTGGTACTTGTGCTGGTACTGGTACTTGTGCTGGTACTGGTACTTGTGCTGGTACAGGAACTGGTACTTGTGGTGTAGTGTCTGGTGGAGCATTTTCTGTCTGAAATGCTTGTACAGCCTTATCAATATCTAGATCTGTGAGGAATTGTTCTGGCTGAAGTTGCACTTCTGCAACAACAACATCCTTTACTGCAACTCTCTTGAGTGGCTGAGACAAGATTGATTCGGCATTTGCCCGCGTCAATTCCTCAACCTTTTCAATCCCTTTTAGACGCATTGTATCACGGCTTGTTAAAATTCGCATACTCATATTGGCAAATGTCTCCATTTCTTGAATAAAAAGTTTTGTTGCATAAGGAATTTCAATACGACTGAAGGTCACTGAACTGCGAATAGGTGGTGGAATAGGTTCTAAGGTATTTACGGTATTTCCAGAATATTCAATAGGTCCATCACATAAGGAACATAAATAAAATCCTTCGCGCTCATTATAAATTGGTATGGTTCCACATCCATTACATACAATAAATTCAGCACCATCACTACGTAACATCATAGATTCTTGCAAGAATGAGCCAATACCATGACCCAAAATTGCGTCGCGGTCCATCTCACCAATCTTCAAACCACCCTCATTTCCACGACCACCTGTTGGCTGGTGAGTGCGCATTTCCTTACGACCCTGTCCTCTTGCATTCCACTTGTCCTCCGTCATATGCTTGATACGCATACCATAGACAACACCCATATAGATGTCTGTTGTAATTTGTTCACCAGTCATTCCATTATAAAGGATTTGATTGGATAACTTGTGAAGACCAAAACGTTCCTCTAATATTTTTCCAAAAATCTCATGAGGACTTCCGTCATTCATAAAGGCTGTTACATTGGCGATTGCTCCAAGTTGGGACGCAACATTACCAAACATCATCTCTAAAATTTGGCCAATCGTCATACGTGATGGAATTGCAGTGGGATTCATAATCATATCAGGTGTAATACCGTCCACTGTACGAGGCATATCATGTCCTCTATAAAGAACATTGAGGGTTCCCTTCTGACCGTGTCTGTTTGAAAACTTGTCTCCAAGTTCTGGCACACGATCCTGAGTTACACGAATCTTCACCAAACGAAATCCCAAATTATTTACTGTAATAACAACAGACTCAACACGACCACGTGTCCAAACCTGGGGAGTTACACTTGAATCTTTAATCTTTCCAGACTCGGTCATCATATATCGTCCAACAATCACAGTATTTTGCGTTACATATGATCCGACTTTGACAATTCCATTTTCATCCAAATGACCATAGTCCAAATTTGGTTTCAAATCCAACCAAGCAGATATATCCTTTGGGTTTCCAATACGAATCGAAAGTTTGGCCATTCTATCATCCTCTTCATAAGCTTCATATGAGCGATAATTAATACTTCTGAATTGGCCACGTGCCAAGGCATCCGCATTCATAATAATACCGTCTTCTTGATTATATCCTCCATACATTCCCATTGCAAGAATAATATTCTGACCATATCCTAACTTTCCATCTCCAAAATAGTCCTGGTAAATGGTTCTTGATAAGGGGGCCTCACCATAACAAAGAATATTTGCAGTATTATCAAACCGATTCTTGAAATTGGTTGCATAGAGAGCAACCGATTGTTTACTTTGAGATGAAGAGAGCTGGTTACGAGGACTCTGATTGTGGTTAGGATAGGGGATACAGTTTCCAAGAAGTCCTAGAATGGTGGAAGGGTGAACTTCCATATGTGTTGTTTGTGGCAAAATATGGGTGGGTCCATTTGCAATAAAAAATTCATTTTGTTCCATAGGGTCAATATATTCAATAACTCCTTGATGGTCTTTCAATAGCTTGATATAGTCCGAAAGTTCTACTTTGGAGTTGTCAGCAAGTGGATCTATAAACACCTTTGAATTAATCGCGACGGTTTCTGTTTGCTTCAGAGTTCCTACAACAAGAGTTCTCCAAGTTCCCTTGAAACGTGAGGGGTCTGGAAGACGTCCTCGTTCATGAAAACAAATGAGAGGTCTCAAAGGGCGCCCTTCATCTGTAAAGATGAAAATACGACGCTCAGGAATACTGAATCCACTACTGCTCAAAGGTGGCAAACAACCTGTGCGTTTCATCAAACGAAGAACACGTGTGAGTTCTTTTGGATTGCCCGTGTATCCAACAAGTCCAGAATTAATGTAGACTGGAACCGTTCTTGAAGCAAGTTGTGGTGTCATTTGTTCGCAGGGAATGACTGTGCCACGTGAAAAGAGCCAAAGTGTTAGAGCGGTTGGAATCATTCCAGTACTGATGGATGTCATAATTGTCAAATTCTTTGTAATACCGATTGAAGAACCGTTGGGTGTCTCTGATGTGCAATAATATCCGTATTGACTTGGGTGCAAACGACGTGGTCCTTGGAGCTTCATGGATGTGTCAAAATTGAGAACTGCGTGGCGCAAATGACTGATAAAATCCAAATAGGAAAGACGACTGAGTTCTTGAATTACACCCTGCTCCTCGTGGTTATTTCCAGTCACCCACTTTCCCTTGAATCCTCTTAGAATCTGGTCCGTCATAAGGCCATATTGAAAGACCATTCTGCGATTTGCTTCTGAGAATATATTTACAAACTCCTGATTGGAATAGGTACTTTCATTGTAGTTAAAGGTCTCGTCTACCTTACGAACAACGGCGCTCAAGTAGGTTTTGTACACATTCTGGAACAACATTTGACAGAGAAAGCCACTTGTCAGACATCTTTGATAGCGAGTATCGTCACGACTTGGTGGTACATCGAGTTTCATTGCAACACGAAGAATCTTTTTTACACAGTCGGCCAAGAAGGCTGCACGAGCCCCAGGATAATCTTCCACGTGGGGAAAGAGCTGGTTGTGGAGAATATCTAACACATGAAATTCACTAAATCCCTTTGTAAGTGATTTGATATACTGGATTGATGAATATGTATCTAGAAAGGGCGCCGCAGCATTAATAGAGGGAATCAACATGTCTGCCAAATAACGTGTCTCTGGATTATTAAAATCTGGGAAAATGAGTTGAATAATCTCTCTGTCTGTCTGAATTCCAAGGGCGCGGAAAAGAATGAAAATGGGAATGGGCTTAATAACATATGGGATTTGAATCTCCATCAAAGACGCTTTGAAGAGTGCCTTTTTACTAAATCCCTGTGAAAGTGTTGTCTTTTCACGTGTCCAATAGAAATTCACACGACGAACTTCACGGCTTACTGGGTTAAGGGAGCTGATTGAGCAATAGTATTCTACATTTTCATCCGCTGGTTGTGGTGTGATCCAAAGAGTATTGAATGCCCCTTCTTGACGTGTAACAAGAACCTTTTCAGAGCCACCTACAATAAAATATCCGCCCTGATCGTGGGGACATTCTCCCATTTCTGACAAAACACTATCTGGCTTTCCACTAAGCATGCAATACTGACTGTGCAACATGAGGGGGAAATTGCACAAATTCATCTTTTCAATAATGAAGGTTTCCACATGAGGTTCTTCACCTTGACCAAGTTGAATAATAATTTTTACATGGATATTTGCTTCAATAGGAACCGCATAGGTCAAATTTCGTAGCCTTGCCTCATTTGGATATAGAATACGAATATCTTGCCCCTTTTGGAGAGATAATGAGGGGGTTCCTACAAAAATTTCAGAAGCATCAGGACCACCAACATTGATTTCTACACGATATTTATAGGCGGTGCTTGTACGAAGGGCCTTGGGATTCTTGAGAATAATTAGAGGATTTTTAGAAGCAATAATAAATTTCATATCACGTTGGAGAAACTGGTCAAAACTATCCAAATGGTGTTTTGTTAGAGGATTTCGTTGCGTTGTAAAATATGTGTGAATAAGCCATTGTGAAAGTTTTCTGGCTCCCTCGCCATTTAGTGGTTGATCTGAGACATGTACAAGAGGTGAATCAACGGCTGTGCGCACACTTGCAGAAACTGAATTTTCATTAGCGACTTCTGTAGGAGATACTTCTACAGGAGCTTCACTAGGGACTTCTACAGGAGAGACTTCTACAGGAGCTTCACTAGCGACTTGTGCAGGAGCTTCACTAGTGACCTGCATAGCAGGAGCGACTTGTGTAGGAGCTTCATTAGAAGAATTATTCACAGAAGATTCATTATTAGATTCAAACATACTATTGTCGCTCATTGCTACCTTCTAACGAGTGTTGGGTTTATACTTCTTGTTTGAAATACGGTCAAATTAACAACCCTAACAGGTTCTTAATTTTTAACGAAAATAATCACTGCGTTTTAACGAATTCTTACATCATTTGCAAGTGTGCGCTCATAGACATTTGTTGGGACAAAGGGGGGTAGTTGTTGTGGTGACATTCTTGGCGTCCATGTTTGTTGCCAAGACTCGGGACCAGGGGACATGGGTTGTCCCTTTACTTGCATCATGTGATCCCACTGAGATGTTGATGGATTTTGACCTACAAATGGGCGGAATGAAATAGCATCTAGACTATTTCCAATGAAGTTCAAGAGACCACCTCCAGCCATGTTACTACCCACCGTTGATGAAGGCAATACACCAGTCTGTTTACCACAGTCTTGTAGAATGGCTGGTTCAGGATTCCAGAATCCCTTATTTACATAGCTCAAATACGTCTGAGGAGGAATAGAAACATTAGGACCCGTCATGTAATCAATAGGAGCTCCTGTTAAGACCGCTCCACCGCGGTGCTTGCGAGTCCCCTTCTTTCCCTTCAAGTGCTTGATATAAGACTGAGCAATCTTGGGACTCAAAGACTTACCAAAGACCTTCTTCCACTCTGAAGCAAATGCCTTTGCAAGATCCTTATCAGACTTTTTGCCTCCATGAACTAGTTTGTGACTATAGTTTGTGATATAATCCATAGATTGACGCAACTCGGGTATACTTAAGACTTGCGCATTTTTACGAGTGCCACGCTTCTTCATTGTTTTATGACCACTACGCGCCATTCTCTACAGGTATGTACAAAAATTAAGAACCTTTAAGGGTTCTTAATTTTTAAACTTCTCGGAGTTTTCTACTTGCGACGACCCCCAACTGTTGCAGGGGGTGTATTAAGAATGTTTCCTAGATTTGTTAAAGCTGGCTTATTAAGGTTTACTTTGGCATTATTTGTAAGTCCTGTTGCATTTGTCACATTTATAGCTTGGTTAAGAGCTGCGTTACCAACTGTATTTGCCGCAGCAAGAACCTGTGAGTCTGCGGCGGGCGCATTGCTAGCCGGAAGAGCAGATGGTCCCTGGGTTCCAAAAAGTATACCCATATACATAAGTACAAAGACAATTAGAGCACCAATGATCGCAAATGGTGCATAAAACTTGAGACGCTCTTGCCATGTGCTGTAACGATACTCACTTGAAAACATATAATAGTGGTTATAGACACCGTATGCCAATAGAACAAGTGATAAAACTGCCAACACTGGTGCACCAAGGCGTGGTAGCACTAAAAAGATGATTAATCCTGCAATCAATAAGGCTGCAAGTCCAGGTAGGAAAAATTCCATCACAACCGACTTCTCTACCGGTATGTACACAATTTAAGAATCACGGGTTCTTAATTACTTGTAAACTCTCAGATTTTCTCAATTAGGTCACGGTGTGTTAGCAAGACCTTACGACAGCAATACCGAGTAATACCCAACTTGTCACATGTTTCACGCTCAGGAGTTAAGCCACTGTCGGGCATAGATGTTCCATCAATATAAATTGGATCAGTTCCTAGACCACGTTCCTTGCGAAGACGCGCAACCTCTGCCTGATAATAACGCCACTTGTCTGCCAACATAAACCCACAGTTCATACAACGAATGGGAATGATCATATCTGTATAGTTCCCTGAGTAAATTCTATAGGTCAATTTTTTAGACTAGGCGCGTATTTTTATTAGGAATCCATTTCCGATTAATTGCTAGAAAGAAAATGACGTCCGTCCTAAATGTTGGCGTAATGCCCAGCAACCCTGTTGGAAACCAAATCCGCAGTCTTCAAAGTCTTCTTGAAGTCGAGCGCAAGGACAAGCAGATGCTTCTTCTTGCCTTTGAGACAAAGGCCCCTGAAGTCTTTGCCGAGTATATGCGCCTCAAGGAAGAGGCCCAAGAACGCGCCGACGCCGCCCTCCGTGCCCAGCAAGCCGCCCTCAATCCACAAAGATTTCAGCCAACGCAAGGTAGACAGACAGGTCGATTCTAGTATTTTTTAATAAGTGTCTTGAGTTGACCTTCTGAAATTGTAATACCATGCTTTTCTTGAATCTGAAAGACATAGAGCCTGGGTGTAAGTCCAGGATATTCAGCCATAACATTCTTTATCTTTGAAATCTCTTCCTCGTTAAAGGTAGATTTCTTTTTTGCCACTGTTTCCATAATAACTCGCTTTGGTCCTTCACTTGTATCTTCCACAGGACCTATAAGAAGAGTGCCTGCATGATGTTTATCATGACACGACTGACACAGAACTGCTAAATTTCTAACATGGTTCAGTGCAGTTCCATCCTTATTACGCCCAGCTGAAGCCTCGTGACGCTCTTGCAAGTGATGTACTTCTAAAGAATCATTTTTCTTGCAAACACTACATATTTTACGAACAACAGACGCATTCCAAGCCGATTTTACAGTATCTTCTCCTAGAAGTTGTTTGCGGAATTCAAAGGCAGAGTTAATCATATCACGCGGAAGATGAAGAGCCTTTGCAACTTCTAGACCATACATGGATGAACCAGGTCCTGCCCTCAAGGTTCGGTGATAAATCAAGATATCTTTTACAACATCATACTCAACATGTAAATGCCAAATTAACAATGAACTGAGTTGTGTAATTTGTTTGAGTTTCATTAAATCGTGTAAATGTGTTGCTAGAACAAACCGCGCCTCAACAGTATGTAAATGCTGAATTCCTGAGGCAACAATTGCTGTTCCAGAAATAGACTCTGTCCCAGCACAGAGTTCATCACCTAGTACTAAGGTATGCTTATCAGCAACTGAAAGAATTTCTCTCAGTTCTGACATTTCTACAGCAAAGGAAGAAAGTCCTGCCCACAAATTATCCTGGTTCAAGATACGTGTTGCAATCTTTCTAAAAGGTCGCAGAGTCATTGCAGTTGCTGGAACATAGGATCCAATCTGTGCTAGAAGAACCGCAAGGCCAATTGCCTTCATAAGTGACGATTTTCCACTTGCATTCATTCCGTACAAGAGCCAGCCATTTGTATCATTGCCAATTGAGACATTATGTGTTACATATTTACTCTGACGCTTTTGGACCTCAATAAGAGGATGGCGTAGATGTTCAATTTCGACCGAGGATCCTTCTTCAGAAGAAAGAATAGTTGGCCTTACCCACCCTTGTTTCTTTGCAGTCTTTGCCATACACATACTAAGGTCCACATGCGTAATCCATTCTTCAAGAGGTTGCCATATATGGCGTGTTTTCATTGCATAGTCAATACACGCTCGCTGAACCTCTTGTGCTTGAATACGGTGGAAGCGTGCCTTTAGTGCATCAAGTGTTTCCTGATATGCATCCAACTGTTTGTGCTCAAGACGACCTGAACTCGTAAGCGTCTTTAAATTCAAGGAACTGTAAGGACCATCTAGTTTCGCAGTTTCCACTGCCTTCAAGGCAGTCTTTGTTGCATGAATAGAAAACATATTCTTTTCAGTTGGCTTATAATACATGGCAGAAGCATCCACCTTTGATAGAGTTCGTAAGTTAGACAACCATAGTTCTGCAGATGTATAAAGGGTTCTGATCTCCCCTTCAATCGTAGCGCTATGAGGCCCCACAGTATCAAGAAGAATACCAACCTCTTCTTTATCCATTTTAGCCTTTGAAATGTCAAAAATACTTTGAAAGACATCAAGGCAGGTCGTCAAATCAAGTTCCTTATGAAAGGGCGAATCTTCTAGTTTTGTACCAAGATGTTTGGCAGACATGTAGGTCTGGTACAGTTGAATCACATCTGATCCTTGAAAAGTTCCACGAATAATACACCGATGAAGACGTGATAGGTCATAGATTCCCATCATAAGAGGGTCAAGCTTTGAAGGATCTTGCAACCAAGCAACCTGGTCCATTCGCTCCTGAATCTTTTCAGAAGAAGATAGCGGGCTACAAAGAGTCGCTGTTAAACCCCGTTTTCCCATAGGGGTCATGGGTGTTACGAATAAATCTTCTACACACTGACCACCTATAAGATTGAGTTGTGTAAGTGCATTGTTAATAATCTGCAAATTCTCTGTTGGATGCCAGATATGGGGAGCTTGAAGTTGTTGAGCAAGCGAGGGCGCATGATCTTCTGCAAAACGTAAAAGACAGGTCAGTGCCTTTTCTTGGATGGATGACCCTGATGGATCACACCGAAGCCAGGTGCGCAGTGGAAGGGCAGTCTTTGGCTGAAAGAGACCCTGTAGATAATCTTCACGCGTTGTAGAATTTTCTAGAGGGCCTTGGTGTGTAGCATCATTATATTTACTATAAATGGGGGCAGTAGGAATGTAGAGAGTCCGTCGCAGTTCATCTTCATCAAAAGGACTTGTATTTTTTGCAAAGAGTATAAGTTCCTTTGGCGGATATACTTGAAAAAAGTGTCTCAAATCGTCTGTATGCCAACACGTTGATGTTCCTGTTGCCTGGCCTTCATAAAGAAAGACCTGTCCTGTTGTAAGGTCGGCAGTTGCTACACCAAATTTTGGTGGATTTGAAAGTGAACATTCTAACCATAAAGCGCTCACACAATGGGTCTTGTTTGTCTCGGCTGCCTCAAGATGGGTTCCTGCGCTAAGAACCTTGCATACTTCACGCTTACTCACCTTTCCTGATCCGTTTTTGACCTCATCAATAACAACGACTGTCCATCCAGATTTTGTGAGTTTCGAAGCCCACTTGTCAAGAACTGAAATGGGAACACCCCAGAAATAGCCATTTGTTCCATGAGGACCATCTCCTGGATACACAGAAGCCGAGCCTCCAAGAATTTCAATAATCTGTTTTCCAGTATTCAGTTGTTTGTTTGTAATTGGATCTTCCTGTCCATAAAATTCATAAAACGAACCCTTTTGCAGAAAGACACAGACTTTCTCGCCATAACGGTCCCTATAAGTTTGAAAGGTGGTTTGATAAAGATCATAAAAGTTGGCACTATGAACCATCTCTTATGATCGCGTTGTCTCTTATATAATTATATAAGAGCGGTTTAGACCCTTTATAGGAGGCATCACAGACCCTTCTTAGTAATAAGAAGATCTGCATACATATTACGAAGCATATGCTCAGGAGCCTTTGATCCCTTCTTGATTACACTTGCGGATTCTAGTTTAGCCTTTACTTGACTGAGAGGTGCCGACATGGCAATCTTCTTGGCCTTCTTTGCCTTGGCTAGACGACTCGTTACACCTTTTACACGAATGTGAATTTTGCGGGCTTTGCGTGTACCCCCACCTGGCATTGGAGGTGTGTCATTTAGAGCCTCACTTCCACCACGGTGCTTCTTGGCCTTGAGTGATATACGCGTCTTACGCTTTGGAGGAGCCATCACAAAACGAGCACCACCCACGGGAGCAGGTTGACTTGGTGAAATTCCAGAAACAACGGGTGTCGGTGGGGGTGAACCGGGAACAGTAGGTGCACGAGTGCTCGCTTGGTTCACCGCCATAGCTGAAATATCACCACCGTTCTGCTTGCTTTGCGAGCGACGACCACCAAACTGTTGAATCTTATTTGGCCCAAGACTTGTTGCCATAGCCTGGCTCACCGTACTTGCAAAGCCAGATGCGAGCTGTTGTACATCTGGATTCGCAACATCCTTTGTCGACTGACCCGCAAGTTGCATAAGAGCACCAGAATTGTCTCCTCCTTTCTGATTTTTACGAGTGCTTTTGCGAGATTTCGAAAGCGCCCCACCAGATAGCTTAAATTCTCTAGTATCACTCATATCCCTAATTAGACCGACGATTTTTACGTGTTCTGTGTAGTCTATTTTGTACAATTAAGGGATTGTTTACAATTTTGGGAAAAAGATTCGGCATAAGATTTCTTGTAACTCTCATATTTCTCATAGGATTGATAACTCGTGGTGGCGGGTTTCCTTCTGGTCTCATGGGAGGCTTGACCCATTGACTTTTGCTTGTAGCAACTTCAAAGTAATATGGACGTCCATCCCTAGATATGTGTTTTTCCCAACCAGGTGGAAGGCTTTCAGTAGGATTTGAAGCATTTGATTTATGAGATAGAGCTAAACTATTCGGATCTGTTAATTCAGAGACACCTATAATGTCAGATAGTTGTTTTGTAACAATAGGTTCTCCCACATCAACACCAATGGCCTTCAATGCTTTGTATGTAAGCGCTGAGTCTCCAAATACACTATCCATGGTTCCCAATATGGGCCCAAGAACCTTTAACATTTCACTAGCAGTAGGGCGAAGATTACCAAATGGAAGAATTAGCTTATTTATTTCATCATAAAATTTCATACTTACTTTACTCAATTTACCGTGAAAATTATAAACATCTTGACTAAATTTTAGTTTTAAATCGTCCTTAGAATAAACTCTGCCTCCTGTTAATATTGAAATTGTAACTACTTTAGTTTTAGTATCATATACACGTATGTGTCCAGTAATTCGTTTGTATATTTCACATAGAGATATGCCGAGGCTATACATATCAACACTCTTAAGATGATTTGAAAGATTTGCATACCATTTGGCAGTCTTAGTGTATTCAGTTGAAAGGCTTATTCCACTGTATTTCGGTAACAGATTTGATAACCAATAAGAATCTTGAGGTAATCCTATATCATATTTTGCAATACTTCTGTACCAATGGCCAATTTCGGTTTGATCTACTATTGGCCTTTGCTGACGATTCAAAGATGTCATCATTGTATCAAATGGGTAATACGGATATGGTGTATCTAAATTAAAGTCTCTTATCATTTTTACGTGTTCTGAATTCGCACTTAATTTCGCAATTTCTCTACTTAGGCCAAAATCAATATAACGAATTTTATAATGGTCATCATAGAATTTACCAACAATATTGTCAGGTTTGATATCTAAATGAACCATTTCATTTGCATGAAGAATAATTAGGCCTTCAATCAATCCAATTAAACCGACAAAAAACTCTGGATAAAGGTTTGATGGAACCCTGAGTTTGGAAAGATTGTCACCACCCATTTCATATGAAATAAGGTAGGTTGGTCCCTTAAGAGGAAACTTTTTACATTTTTTGCTTTCATTTTCTGGTTTAATATCGCGTTGATCGTGTTCACACATTGAATCCGCAGTCAAGAAATATTTGCGTGTAGGATCAACTCTTGTAATTAGTTGTGAGATTGCAAATTCTGACTGCGCTTCGTATTTATTTGTAATCATTTTTGATAAATATGGACCGGCTTTTCGAGATTCTCCAATACATTTTAGCGCAGGAGAGAATCCACAACCATAAGTTCCCTCACCTATAAATTTACCACCTCTATACTTACCTCTACTGTTCTTCTTTTGTCTCCGGGTAGGCATCCTAATTAACCGCCATATTTGTACAGCCCAAGTACCATAAATTTTATGGTACTTGGCCAGCAGAGGTCTTTCATAAATTAAACCTTTGGTTTAATTTATTGCTTGACCGGTGTATCCAGGTCTATGTCCATGTGGTTTGTACAACTCTTTACGTCCCCTGTATGGATTATTTATAGGTCCGTTATAAGGTAGGCCATAATAATCATAAGGTGACAAGTAAAAGGGCCAATAGTTAGGTAATCCATAGACTGTCCAATAGGGCTCTGGTCTCTGTTCTTCTATAACAATCGTACTTACTATCGGTTTCTTCTGAATTGAGAAGCCTATTAAAAAACATATGATGCAGAAGACTAATACTAGTAATAACCGCATACTCTACCTCTGCTGGCCAAATATCATAAAGTTAAACGTACACCCCTGGAAGGGGTGTACTTAATTTATGATATTTGACTGTATAAGGAGCGTACTTAAAATCTACGCGTGTATGACTATTCAAGGATGGCACTAAAAAATTGTGGAAGTATTTCAAGCTCCCTGAAAACCATAGAATCGATGTCATCCCTCTCACACAGGCATGTTCTGAATACTTATTTCAAGCAATCTGAAGGGCGTCAGATTATCGCGCATCAGATTGAAAGTTTCAATGATTTTCTAGAGGTTCAGGTACCTCTTATTATCAAGCAAGCGTCTCCCATCATTGTGAAGGGCAGTCCTGAAATTCCTCTTGCAGGGCCACGGTCCGCCCTTGCAAGTGCAACAGGCCTTTCAACAACGGCTGCAAATGCCCTTATGGGGTATGATGCAGCCGATACACAGGGTCCTTCACCCCTCAAGGCAAAGTATGAGTATGAAATCGTCATGGAGTTTGAAAACGTCAGTATTCGGAAGCCTACAATCTTTGAGAATAATGGCTCTATTCAGCCCATGATGCCCAACGATGCTCGCCTTCGCAATCTGACATATGCCGCCCCTCTTTACGTCGATGTTCGTGTCAAGACCACCTACATTGATAATACGCAGAATGGCCTCAAGCAAGTCAAGACACGCGTCTTTCCCAACGTTCATCTTGGAAAGATTCCAGTCATGGTGGGGAGCAAGTACTGTCTTCTTCAGGACCAGCGCTATGTTCACCCCTCAGCTCTCGGTGAGTGCTCAGAGGACCCTGGTGGCTACTTCATCATCCAGGGTGGTGAGCGTGTTATTATCAGTCAAGAACGTATGTCAGAGAACCGCCCCTTTGTCTTCCGTAACAACCGCAACACGGCAAAGGAGATGGAGGTTGTAGAAATCAAGAGCATTGGTCCTACAAACGAGCAGGTTCCTAAGAGCAACACAGTCAAGATTGTCTACCATCCAAAGAACAGTAGTATTCTTCTTCTACGCTCGGCGATTCCTCGTGTCAAGCAGGAAATTCCCCTCTTTATTCTATTCCGCGCCCTCGGCGTGGAGAAGGACCGTGACATTATTGAGCTCATCATGGGCCTCACTCCTGATTCAACATTTACTGCAATCTTTGATGAGAGCATGCAGGAGGGCCTTGTGGCTCGTACTCAGGAGGAGGCTGTTCTCTGGATTGCCCAGCACATCAACTCCTGGAGTATCAAGAACCAGAAGCCAGTTGTTGTTCAGGATATTCTAAGTGAGGAGCTCTTCCCCCATGTAGGCGGTGCAAACATGAACTTTGACAAGGCATGTCTTCTTGCCCACATGACGCGCAAGATGCTCTTTACTGCCCAGGGCCAGCTACCCATGGATGACCGTGATGGGTACAGCAACAAGCGTGTAGATCTTCCTGGGTTCCTTCTAGCAAATCTCTATCGTACCTACTTCTCAACAAAGATGGTCAAAGATATCAAGGCCACCCTTGGCAAGGAGATTCACTCTGGCCCCTGGAAGGCAAACGGCAACTTTGAGGACATTGTCAATGTGAGCAACATTTACAAGATCATCAAGAGCACTATCATTGATGTTGGCCTTCGGTCATCTCTTGCCACGGGCAACTTTGGTTCTGCCAAGCTCGGTGGCCCAACAAAGATTGGTGTCTCACAGGTACTCAATCGCCTCAATTTCTGCGCAAGTATCAGTCACTTGCGTCGTACGAGCACACCCATTGAAAAGACGGGCAAGCTCATTCCTCCTCGTAAGCTTCACAATTCTCAATGGGGCTTCATCTGCCCTGCAGAGACACCAGAGGGCCACAGTGTAGGTGTTGTTAAGAACATGGCAACCACCTCTATTGTAAGTATCTCAAGTGACCCCATTGTTGTTCGTGAAAAGCTAAAGTCAATTGGAACACTTCGTTCTCTACAATCAACGACTTCTGCTGAGAAACACATTGACTCGCGTGTCTTTCTCAATGGTGTTTGGATCGGCACACTATCTGTAAAGGATACCATGCCTACTATTGAAGAACTTCGCAAGGCAAAGCGCTCTGGTGGAATCCATATTCATACAAGCATTGTGTGGAAGTCCATTCTTCGTGAGCTTTGGATCAGCACGGAGCCTGGTCGCCTACTCCGCCCAGTCTATTATGCAAAGGCTGTTCGCGAGATTCTTGCCGATAAAAAGGGTACACTTGCTTCACAGGTGAAGGATATTAATTCATGGGACCACCTTCTTCTCTGGGAAACACCTGAAGGGCGTACCCTTATCGAGTATATTGACCCTGGCGAGACTGAGGGGCTCTATATTGCCATGACGCTCAAGGAGGCCCAGGAGAAACCTGATACGACTCACTGCGAGATTCATCCATCTGTCATCCTTGGAACTCTGGGCTCTAATATTCCCTTTCCAGATCACAATCAATCTCCACGTAATGCATACCAGGCTGCTATGGGTAAGCAAGCCATGGGTATCTACGCCCTCAACTACCGTGAGCGGTTTGATGCCATGGCGCACATTCTATGCTACCCCACGGTGCCTCTTGTAACTCCCTTCATGAGCAAGTTCTACGGGTCACAGCAAATGCTCAGTGGCCAGAACATCATTGTTGCTATTGCCACCTACGGTGGTTACAATCAGGAGGATTCCATTATGATTAACAAGGGCTCACTTGACCGTGGTCTCTTCCGTAGTATCTTCTACCGAACCTATAAGGATGAGGAGAAGAAGAATCAGTCTTCTGGTGAGGAGGAGCGATTCTGCAAGCCAGAGCCAGTTCTTACAAAGCAGATGCGTCACAGCAATTACAAGAAGCTTGCAGGGGATGGCTTTGTACCAGAGAATGGCTATGTTGATTCAGAGGATATTCTCATCGGCAAGGTTGTTCCTCTTCGTGTACCAACGGGCATGGTTCTTCCCACAGGTGCCAAGCAGTTCCGCGATGTCTCTCGCACAATGCGCAACAATGAGACTGGATGGGTTGACAAGATCTTTAAGAATCGTAATGGCGAAGGCTATAGTTTCGTAAAGATTCGTATGCGCCAGGACCGTATTCCAGAGATTGGTGATAAGTTCTCATCACGTCACGGTCAGAAGGGTACGTGTGGTCTTATTGTAAATGCCGAGGACATGCCACAGACGGCTTCTGGCCTTATCCCAGATATCATCATCAATCCTCACTGTATTCCCAGCCGTATGACTATTGCCCAACTTATGGAGACTCTTCTTGGTCGTCTAGGATGTGAGGTTGGCGCTCTTGGTGATGGCTCACCCTTTGGTGACACTACAGTTGACAAGATTAGTGAGCTTCTACGAGACCAGTATGGTCTTGACCCTCACAGTAATGAAATCCTCTACAATGGTCACAATGGTCGCCAGATGGAGGTAAATATCTTCATGGGGCCTTGCTTCTATCAGCGACTCCGCCACTGCTCAGCAGATAAGCTTCACTCGCGTGCTTCTGGTCCTCTTGTTATGCTTACACGCCAGCCAGCAGAGGGTCGTGCGCGTGAGGGTGGTCTACGCTTTGGTGAAATGGAGCGTGATGCCGTCTGTGCTCACGGTATTGCAGAGTTTACAAAGGAACGCCTTGTTGAGTGTTCAGATGGATTCCCGTGCTACACGTGTCGCCAGTGTGGTCTTATTGCAATTGCAAATCCAAAGGAAAATATCTGGGCTTGTCGCGGATGTGGAAATACCACCGAGTTTAGTCGTATCCAGATTCCTTATGCAAGCAAGCTCTTTATTCAGGAGCTTGAGAGTATGTGTATCAGTAGCCGTATGGTGACCGAAGGTCAACTTCTACGAAGCATTAAGCGAAAAGAGGCGGCTAAGTAGATATGGCATACTTTGTCTTTGATTTAGATGAAACACTGGGGAATATGCATTCTCTTTTTTACTTTATTTGTGATTTGAAACATAATACATTTTTTAAGAATGCAGATCCTGAACGTATCAAACAGCCTCCTGAAGAATTGGTAGAACCACTTGATATTGCCTATAAAACCTTTGTAGATTTAATTGCTTCTACAGAACTTTCAGATTCACCTCTTGGATTTGTTCGCCCAGGAATCCTTGAAGCAATGAAACAACTAAAGGGTATGAAAGAATCTGGAAAGTGTAAGAATGTTTTAATTTATAGTAATAATCCTGTACTGTCATCACTTGAATTTATGCGTGATGTTATTCATTCCGCTGTTGGTTCTGATGATCTCATTTGTGACTGTATTCATTGGTACCATCCCGATCGTAAGGTTGAATGGATAGAACCATATGACCCTGGGCATGCACTCAAGACATGGGCCGTCTTATCTAAAATTATGAAAGAGGGGCCTTGTCAAGCTCCAGACTCTCTTTCACCAGAAGAGGTCTACTTTTTTGATGACCAGCCCCATCCTGATCTTTTGAAGGTTCTTGGACCTCGTTACTTTAGTATGATGGCATATCCCTATAGAACTCCATTTGATCGTATTACCAGTCTATATAAACAATCCTTGGATACGGCAGGAATTACATATGATATTGACCTTACACTTAGTTTCTTAGATCATGTATCCTTTGATTGTGCAGAAAAGGACCCAGTGTCTTTGAATGATAATATACGTGCCTTGAAATCTGCAACAGGTCGCACATCCACTGGTGAAGCTCCAGTTGTAGATGCTTCTATGGGACGTGTTTTACAATTTCTACAAACCTTTCAAACTGGTGGTAAACGAAGACGTCATAACCGTACTAAAAAATATAAGCCGAGAAATAGAAGGACACGATGGCGGCGACAACAACTGTAAAACTATTGGCTGAGTTTCTTGGAACCTTTTTGCTTATGATAAGTATCTTGGTAAGTGGTGGCAATCCACTAATTATTGGTGCAACTCTTGCACTTATTGTCTTTGTTATTGGAGGTGTAAGTGGGGCTTCTGTAAATCCTGCAGTAAGTGCAGGTCTCTGGTATTCCGGCACCTTGAGCACTCAACTCTTTGCCCTTTATTCACTTGTTGAAGTATTGGGAGGTCTAAGTGCTGTTGTTGCATACAACACGGTTGCGTAAGTTAGCTAGATAACTATAATTTTTAGAAGATTTTTTTGAATCTTATAAAAACCTAAAAATGCAGGCTATCTCGATTTATGAGTAATAGCAAACGCAAGAGCAAATAGAACAACTGCTACAAGAAGACTTGCTTTACCAGGATCTCTGAAATCTTCTGAAATGGGTGGAGCTACAACACGAGTTCCATCTGGATTATACTCCTTGGGTGTCTTGTCAAATTCTCCACGATCAACAAAGATTGGATTACCCTTTCCATCCCGTTTTTGAACCCATCGTGTCTGTTTTGGTGTTCCACCTGTATAATCTATATCTCCATGAACCCAGATATCGCCCGTATTGGGATCCTTTGTATAACCACGATCGTCACCGACTTGCTTTGTCTGTAATTCACAGACTGGATACACTGATCCAAACATGGAACGAATAATAGGTTCTGGATTCATGGCAGCCTTTGTATCTTCTAGAATTCCTGGGGCAAGCCCTTTCATATCTGGATATCCTATACCACGAATTGCTTTCTTTACTGTTTGGCCAAGAGCAGATCCATCAGGAATTCCCTGAAAATAACTCCACATATCTGCACCATTTGTACACGTCATTCCAGTTTTCATAAAGAAGTTGATACCAAGCAAGTTATAAGGTAAATCTGCAGTCATTGAATTTGTCGATTTACCAAAGCCAATTACGTCCGTGTAGTAAATAATACCTTTTGCTGCACTAACTACGTCGCCAAAGTTTCCGCCACGACGAACACCAACTTCTCCTGGCGTTTTCAGATTTCCAGCAAAATCGTAATTTGGAAGCATATAGCCCGTATCTTCAGGAGCCTTGCTTGGTAAAATCTGCCCTCTATTTTCTGTTCCTCCACTTCCACCAGACGGTGTATTACCGCTCATCCTAATCGGGATGACTATAAATCACAGGATAAAAGCCAAATAGAAATGTACTATTGTAATTTCGTTAAAAGCTGTGTTACCTTCGGGCTATCTCTTATACGTTTCAAGTGTGAAATAACAAATCTATTAAATTCATTTGTTGTATAATCTATTGTTTTAAAATGTGTGTGAATACATGATAAGGGCTTGCCCTTTACAAGAAGTCCTGAATGTTCAGTACTTGATTCTAGAGACCACTCTTTCTTAAGTTCAGTTGAAGAATAATTGCTCTGAAAAAGTCTCCACCACCCATAATTAAACTCTTGACCAAAATAATAGACTTCATCTGGATCTGAAATGTCCTCCAAGGTTTCAAGAGCAACCTGTTCAAAAAATCTAGACGTCTCGCATGCTTCTGCCCACTTTAGTGGAAGTTCTGGATCATTCATCCATACAAATCCTGCATTATATTTGCCAAACTGCCTTTCATCATGGGACCTAATCATATGTCTGCTAAGGCCAAGCGTCTTTCCCTTTGGAATTTTGGGAAGTGGTCCTAGCCAACAAATATCTGCATCACAGAAAAGTATACCCCTCTGTTTATCCACTTCTAGTAATGAATTCATAGCCCATGCCATAAGTTCACATTTTTCTTGAGTGAAATCGTAAAAACGATTTGGCAAATCCTTCTTGCTTGCTTCTTTTTCCATAATATCACGTGAGAGTCCTTCATACGGTTCGAGCGCAGTATTTGTATACAAGGGGCCAGGATAATTGACCTTCTTTAACCAAAGTACAACCTTTTCCGTGCAATAAATATATATCGGTGGTGGTGTATTCCACAAGGTAATAGAATAGAGTAAGTGTTGAAGGTCATCCAAGGCATGTTCATTCGCAAGGGTTGCAATTGCCGCAGGTTGAAAAATTGATGAATCATTTATTTGATTCATTACACACGTCTTAGTTTATGGATAACGAATTCTTTACATTCGTCCCCAAAAAGGACTCTGATGAAGATTCATTATTTGATCAATGGAAACTAGAAGATAAACTCGATAAGGTAGATGAATTTCTCTCCTGCCCTCAATGCAAGGCTGGTGAAGACTCAATTCTTCACGAGGACATGATTACATGTATGAATTGTGGCGAAGTACTTGCACGACCTATTGATTCGTCTGCTGAATATCGCTATTTCGGTATTGAGGATCGTGGTGGTGGTGATCCCAGTCGTATTGGCGCACCCTCAGATCCTCGGCTTCCAGAAAGTAGTCTTGGAACCGTCATTCTTCCCCAGGGCAATTCCAAGCATATGGGCAAGATTCGTCGGTACCATCAGTGGAATATGCTTCCATACAAGGAACGGGCACTTCTTGGTGCCTTTGACCGTCTTTCTCTTGCAGCAAATAATCATGGCTTTAGTGCAACAGTTGTGGAAGACGCAAAGGAGCTCTATGTCAAACTCAATGGCTTCTGTGATCGTCGTGGACTCTCAAGAGATAGTCTATTGGCGTCGTGTGTCTATACTTCTCTCAAGCGCGCAGGGGCACCCCGAAAGCCACAGGAGATTGGAGCAATGTTCAGTTTGACCCATGCAACGTTTACAAAGGCCTTCAAGTTCTTTCAAGAAGTGCTTGCTCAGGCAACCCAGAAAGGTCTCTTATCAAACAATTGGACACCAAGTAATCTAACAACGACACGGGCAGCCGACTATGTTGCCCTTCCTCTGAGTAAGCTACCCATTAGCCGTGCAAGCTATCAGAAACTCTTTGCCGAGGCTCAAGAACTTGCAGATCGTGCTGAAAAAGAGGGAATGAGTCCCGAAAATACGCCACCATCACTTGCAGCAGGAATCGTTGCATACGTATGTGAGAAAAGTAATAAGGGTGAAATCCCGCTTTCTAGAATTGCAACTTCTTGTGATGTCAGTCTAGCAACACTTCAAAAGTGCTTGAGACGGCTACAAACAATCCTAGGAGACTAATAGGATGGGTGCAGGGGTTAGTCAAGCCGCTTCGTCAATTACAAGACAACAATTGCTAGCCAGCACAACAAATGGAAGAGACCATATTAATAAACTTTTTCTCTTGATGCTTTCTAGACTTACTCCAGAAGATTTATTGAAACTTAATAAATCTCAGACATGTAGTTCCTATGTATTTTTAATGGCGAATTCACTTGGACGTGTATTTCAAGATTTGCAAGTTCGTCCAAGAACAAAGACGGATACTGGTGTGATTTATTTTGAAAAACTTGATACGCTAAAGGCACAAACTGCAGAAAGTCGTGAACTTTGTCTTTTTGTAGGTTATTTTTTTATTCGTATTTTCCAGATTTTTGGTGCAGTGGCAATGACAATTCTAGATGATCCTGGGGCTGGACAAATTCTTGGAGCGGTCCATGTTGGTAACCCCCAAGCTATTGATCCAAGACGCATTCCTGGGGCACGTGGTGCGTATTTAAGCGGTGGTGCAGAGTCTAAGCATTTTATGTCAGGAAATGCACGCATGTTTGCCCCAATCCGCGAATTACTTGACGACCCAGAGCTTGAGACGACAACTCGTGGAACTCCTCGTGCCGTTTTTACCTTTTTGAACTTGTCAAATATACAACTAATTCCTGAACGAATTGATGAGCGTGGCAAGCCACAAAATCTGCGTATGGAAATCGATGGAAACAGTCGTATTTACGCAAATATGAAACTCGCCCCATCACTTCAGCCCCTTGGACAGCCAAAGAAAATTAAAGTGACCATACAAGGATTTCGCTATGTTGATAGTCACAAGGATACCCAGATTGTAGGACTTATTAACAAACAAATTGTACAGTATAATACAAGTTATGATATTACAAGTACTGATGGTCTAACATGGTCTTCAGGAACTCAGTCCTTTGAGGATAAATTAAATGCAATTATCTACAAATTGCAGGGAATTATTCAAGAACTAGAAAATAATCCTGAATATACCTTGAAAAATCTCAAACTCTTGACAAGGGAAGAGAAGGGACTTCTTCCTGGACAAGTAGATGGGACACAGGGTGTTGCGGGTCAACAAGCAATTGGAAGACACGGTTCACGTGATATTGCAGTAACACGCTCACTACAAAATGAATATATCGTAAATGTCATGAAACAACTTGCTGGCTCTAAGACAACTGCATTCTGTGTATCACGTGCGATTCAATTGATTGATGCAAATACACTTTATAATCCAAAGTCAAGTATGTCATTATCTGGAGTCTGTAAGCCTGTTTTTGAGCCTATGGGGGTCTCTCTTCCTCAAGCTAAGCAGTCTCTTGAAAAGGTTCCTGGTTTCAAGGCCCTTGATCAACTTTTTTACACGCGACCAGGACTTGATCAAAGAGGTGAGTTTTCTATCCAAGTGGGAGACATACAAGCCTATACAGAATTTCTCAAGGATATGAATGACAAATTTGGTCGTCCTGGACAAGTTACAGATATTTCCAAGATTATGGTTAAGGACCCAAATTGTGCAAGCAATGCCGCGAATAAATATCTACAGTTGCAGGATCCCAAGGAAATTCAAAAAGTACTCGGTGTTGTGGGTCGCATGTTTATGAAACAAAAGGCACATACAGAGAAGGCCATTAAATTTCTAAATACGCGTTTATTTACACTTAGAAAAGAAAGTAATGGACGAACCTTTGTAGACTTGAGTCCAAAATTGCTTCAAAATGGTATGATTGAACTTGCACAGGTGAGCAAGGAGGCTCGTCTACTCTTGATTGATTACTACAAGGGGTGTGAAGACTTGTATCAGGAAGGTGCACGAATTGTTCTTTCAGCGCGATCAATTCCTGTCTAGGTAACATATCGATGGATTGTGATATGTATCCCCTTTTCAATATAAAGTCGCGTCATACCGTCTGGATGTTCTGGAACATTGATATCTGCTAACATCTCCTCAATCATATCCAGGTCATATAGTTGTTGAATTTGTTGTTCAAGATATGCTTTGTGGCGCCCCTTTACAGCCTTTACAGCGGAACTATATGTCTTATAGGCTTCTGCATAAGGTTCTCCATTTTCAATAATAATATAAATATTCATTTTATGTTATTATTTGTTAACAAGGATTTCAATTTTAGCTTAAAGTATAATTTATATAAATATATAAATGGAGGTCAAAGAGCTTGATATTACAACCCTTTTTGTATCAGAGTTAAATGTACGTAAAACATTAACCTCTGATGAGGATGAAACTGGTATCAGTGATCTTGCAAATGATATTCGGCACAATGGTCTAATTAACCCAATTACAGTTCGTAAACTTGATTCAAAGTATGAAATTATTGCTGGACAGCGACGCTATCTGGCATGCAAGCTTCTTTCTAGAAAGACGATTCCATGTAGTATTGTAGATGTTTCTACACAAAAGGCGGAGGAGCTGAGTTTAGTAGAAAATGTCCAAAGAAATCCAATGACGAATTCTGATAAGATTAAGACTTACTCTAAGCTCTATAATGTGTATAATAAAGATATTGATAAGGTCATTCATGTTGTAAATATTTCAAAGATCACACTCACAAAATACTTGAAGCTAAGTTCATTGCCAGATGAAATTATTCGCCTTCTTGATATGAATGGTGATGAAAAGATTACAATTGATGTTGCTGTAGAATTGACAAAGTTGCCCGCTGAAGTTAATAAGCTACAAATTGTGAAGAATATACAAACTCTTACAACTGCACAAAAGATTTCGGCGATTAAAGATTTTATTAAGCAGGAATGTGAAGACGCAGATGATATTAATGATATTAAACAGGATATTGCTCTCGCAGATAATGAAATCAAGTTGGCACCATCATTTCCCTACGTTAAAGATTCTGAAGGGAAGAATATCAAAATTCCTCAGAGCCTATTTTCAGATGTTATTCAGCTAATTAAGAATAAGACTGGTTCACTCGAATATATCTAGGCTGACAAAAGAGAAAGAATTGGTACTTGATTTGCAGTACCTACGTCAAGGCCAATCACTGACCAGCTTGTGAGGCCAGCCAATGTCCATCCATCCAAGTGGGGCATATCACTCGGCGCCTCAATCCAGTCATAGGGAAGTTGACTGATAATCTCTTCAATATACTGAGTTGCATTATAATCTGAACAAGACCATCCAAGAACCTCGCACCACGATCCATTTGTTGTTTCAAAGGTAGGGATTACTATAAGAGAGCATTTTGCCAAAGTATACTGATAGGCTTCTGCAAGTCCATCTTGGCCCTCAAAAATCAGACCATCTGGGTGTGTCAAGTTCCAGTCACGAATAACCTCTGATTTAACCTTTTCTACAGGAATTCGTTGAACTACTCGTTGCCTAGAATAGGATGAACTCACACGAGATCCTTGTCGCTGTCGTGTGATTTTTGTTTGTGTATATACTGGTGGAAGTGGGGATTTAATCCATCCATCATTTCTCCACCAAAAGATTGTTGTAGGGTTTGAAAAGACATAGACTGAGCGCAAGAGTTTATTTGTGATACCCTTCTTACGCCAGTCTGGACGAACACAGAGCCATGTAATCAGCCGTACCTGCCTTTCTTGAAAGGTTCCTAAACGTTGTGAAACAACAAGTCCAATAATTTCACCACTATTTCGTACTTCTGCACCAATCCAAAGATTATTTAGATACTTCTCAAATAGATTGGGTGGAATATCCAACCGCATCTTTTCTTCATAGAAATACTGTTTCAAAAACTTACTGTATTCTTTTCCTCGTTCAGGAATCATTTGTATTGCTTCTGGTAATGGCTGTTTCATAGATGGAAGAATAACCATACGATTTGGGCCACCAAAGAGTTTTCTTTTGAACCATTCTTGCCATGAAACGGCAGGGGCATCCGTAAAAAAGTGTTTATATGACCCATTTATCATCCCTGTATATTGATAAAATTGATCACTTAAGCCGTGATAATGTTATCAAAAATGGTGGATCCTAAAATTCGCTGCGCAACGTGTAGTAAAAAACTAGGTCTTCTTGGATTTGTATGTCGATGTGGAGGTTCTTATTGTTCTCTACATCGTTCTGATATTGAACATAAATGCTCCTTTGATTATGGTGCAGAACAAAGACGCCAATTAAGTTCACTCATGATCAAAATTGAGGCTAAGAAGGTGGATGTGATTTAGATTAGCGCAGCGATTCTACAACGTAGAAGCGTTCAGCGTAGCGCAGCGATTCTACAAAGTAGAAGCGTTCTGTATATAAAGTGCAACAATAGACGGCGACCATTTTCCCATTAAACGCGTCTTGGTCAATGAATACCATTCCAGCGCATCTTTTTCACGTAAATCACTTCTCATACGGGCAAAGGCAAGAGGATGCGCATTTAACCACTCAAACTCCTTCAACGCATTTTCAATTGTCTCTGGTTTCACAAAGGCTTGAAAGAGATGGTACTGGAAATAATGATTTGCAGGATAGTCTGGCTCCCTGCTCTGAACAACAAGTCCTGTATACTTCAAACTTTGGAATTTATCAATCTTTGATTCTTCAAGAACTTCACGACGAACATTTTCCGCCATAAGTTCAATAAGAGATAATGACTCTGGTTTTGCATCCTTTCCTTCCATCTGACCCTTTGGTGGCTCCCAAGCCTTTGTTGAAGCTCCAGAATCCTTTCGTTTTACAACAAGAAACCGTTTTGGGTCAAGGGGCTTACCAGCTTCATGCAGAAATCCTACAGAACGAATATAAACACGCCATCCTTCAATAGGATGTTCTACATAAAAATAACGTTTATGCGGGGCATAAGCGAGTTTCGCAGATCCTCGTACAAGTCCGGGTTCAAAGACATTAAAAAGTCCAGATGGCGATACCATACCCTAGTCAAGCGCTATATAAAAATTGAATGACGTTAGTGTGTTATTACAAACAACACAATAATGGCACATCGTCGTATTCAAAAGGAGTATATGGATTTTCAGAAGGATGCCCCAGAGAATTGCAGTGCGGGTCCTCGCAAGGAAAACATGTATGTTTGGGATGCAATGATTATGGGTCCTTCTGACTCTCCATTTGTCGGTGGTATCTTTAATCTAGAAATCCACTTTCCTACGGATTATCCCTTCAAGCCACCCAAGGTTGTCTTTCTTACAAAGGTCTATCATCCTAATATTAACTCACAGGGTGCTATCTGCCTTGATATTCTAAAGGAGCAGTGGTCACCTGCTCTTACAGTCAACAAGGTTCTTCTAAGTATCTGCAGTCTTCTTACAGATGCCAATCCAAAGGACCCACTTGTTCCTGAAATTGCAAATGAGTTTACAAATGATCGCGCAAAGTATGATTCAAATGCGCGTGCATGGACACAAAAGTATGCTTCTGGCTCTTAAGATTTCTCAAAAATAAGAAGATAACCATACTCAAATCCAATTGGATTTAGATCTTGTGAACCAACATACTTCCATCCAGCACGACGACCCATTTCAACAATCTCTGCAATTTTTGGCATAATAAACATGTGTTTCTGACGACGAACGTGGCCATTTTTGAAACGAAAGGTTTCTCTGAATTCAGCCTTTGGATCCGTAAGAACAAATTCCGCCTCATAATCAAACTTATCAAAGGTGACCTTGGATTTGTGAATACGCTCCTTGCTATATTTTTGAAGACTAAATCCAACAAAGGGACTCGCAGATTCTAAGATGGGGTCAAACTTGTATTTGTTAACAACCTCTACAACAAGTTTTCCACCAGGCTTTGTCCAAAAGTTTGCATGACGGAAAAACTCTTCTTGATTTTGTAAGTAATAGAGCGTGAAATAGAAACAAATAATGTGGGTGAACTCACCACCTGCGGCAGCGGATGGGTTGAGCAAGGTATCTTGACGCCAACGTATGGCTCCTGCTTCTTTTTCAGAGAGTTTTGCGTCTGTTATTGTTTTTCCTTCGGCATATCTTATCATGGCTGGAGAAAAATCCATTCCAACTACTCGTCCAACACCAAGCTTTGCTAAATTCACAGTTGTATGCCCTGTTCCACAGCCAGCATCTAAGACAGACCATTGCGACGGGGGTAAAAGAGAACCCTTCCATGAAGACATAAGAATTGCTAGCTTGGCCTGTGTTCTTGCCATTTGTTGACTTAGTTGATCATAGACACCAACATAGAACTGATCATAGATATTTTGGGGGTCTGAAAGCCAGGAATAGAGGCTTTCTTCTTTGTTGCCGCTGCCGCTACCACTGCCGCTACCACTGCCGCTACCACTGCCGCTACCACTGCCGCTATCAAATCCCTCTTCCAAATCAGGACTTTTTGGAAGTGTCCAACGATCAAGTGCAACATGTACTAGATAATTAAAACATAACAAGATTAGAGCAAATAACATAAATTTCTGTGGACCAGTCCAGTCCATCTCTAACGATGCTTACGGGTTTTCCTCTTGCTTCCCAAACGTCTACATGTCTTGGCACGAAGACTCTTTGAACATCCACTACGATGAATTGCAATTTCCTTACACAAACCATGAAAGCTCTTATTACTCATTTGTTGAAGATCCGATTCTAAACCACAGCGAATTGCCCAGAGCCATTTTAGTGCAGATTTTCTTGTAATTACAGAATTCTTTATAGGTCCTGCATACTTTGCCCAAGAAGTTTGCCACTCTGAAAAGGGAAGAACCTTAGGAATGGACGCCCAGAATCGTTTCAACTGTTTCTTACGTTCTTCAACAGTCATCATATTATAACGATTTCTATCAGCAAGGGTCTTTGGTATATTTTCAGGAGCATCGGGTGTAGGTTTCGATATAAAAGAGTCTGGGTGATTGTCTGCAATACTAAAGAGAAAATCCCAACCTGGAAATTCAGTCTTAGAACACCCTTGTGATAAGAGATCCGAGTAATAGGTTTGAACAGAATCAAAAGGGGGATTCGGGTCTAGATGTTGACCCTGGTCTCTTAGCTTCTGATTTACAAGATTATGAATCTTATAGAGCCATTCTGACATGTTTTCATTAGGAATTGGGTGCTGTTCATAGTAGGTTGTCAAACTTGTTCTACAGAATTTACATGGAAGTACATAGGGTAAACTTTCCCAAAAATCTCTATTTGTCTTTCCAGAAGTTGCAATCATATGAAGCAATCTCCATCCAGATGGGCCCCAGAAACGGGTGTCCATTTCTTCCTATTTGATCATCAGAATTCCTGTTCAGATAATCAACTGTGTTTTTAATTATAATTAACCCATTCCAAATCCAGTTACTGATAAAGGTGCCAAGTAAGGGCGCACCTGTTGAATGGGCGCATCCTCAGCCTTGCACTTGACAACCGTCGGTGGGCATATTTGTCTTGGGCATGGCGCTGGGGCTGGGCACTTGGTCGGTGGTGGGCACATGACTGTAGGGCAACGAGCACGAGGGCATGGTGGACACTCTCCAGAAGGCTTATTACACTTCGTGCAATCCAAGATAACTGGTTGAGGCTTTGGAATAGAAGCCTTCAAGATATAACTGCTCAAGTCTGGTACAGGGGGGCACTCGGTCTTCAACATGTACTTGCTCAAGTCTGGCATGGAAGGGCATGGTGGTACAGTACTCTTTAAGACATATGCACTAAGATCTGGGCATGGTGGGCAGATTAGACGTGTGGCTGAACCACCGCCGCTACCGCTACCGCTACCCCCTCTACATCCACATCTTTGCCTTGGATTTTTGCAAACTCCACATTTTTCTGCAAGCGCAGACCACTCGTTGAGATTCATAGAGGTGAATCCATCTTTTTGTTTCATAAATGCACGGCTGAGTAGCATACCAAGTAGTACGCCGATCAATAATACTACTCCTGGAAAAGCTACATTAACAGATTTTGCCATCGGGGGATGCCTCTCTAACATGTTTGTATAAAAGTGGAGGTCTCTAGTTATTAGGTTTCCACCCTACCCAAGTTTCAGGAGGACATCCAACAGAGGTTGCTAAACCGGGGTCTGTTGTTGTATTCAAACGCATACACATCATATTTGTATGACCACGCCAACTAAATTCAGAACTCACCTCTGTATTATCTGGCAAGGCTCCAAAGGACATTGGATTGAATCCACGCTTACGAATTTGCACAACAATCTCCTTGTTTCTCTTTTGCCAATCCATGTTACCAGGTTCACATGCAGACTTCATGGTTGTTGATGAAGCGCCAGGAAGGCCTGCATCATAATCTGTACGTGTATTGTGGCCCACTGTAGCCGATTGATTGGGGGCTTTGGGATCTGAATATTCAACAGGATCTGCACCACATGATTTTACACCTGGTAACCCACCGCCAAGGCCATTCAAATCCTTCAATTCGCGAATAAATTCGTGTGTCTTATTTGCCGTTTCTAGACGCATCTTTTCAATATCTGGATTGTCATAACGATAACTCATACTCCAAGAAGAACCGTCAAAGAACTTCTTCATATATCCTTTTACAATATTGTTTGTCTGTGCCAATTGTTCAGAATCACCAGCACTTAGACCACCAGGGAAAAGACTTGCTAAAATACCTGGCAAACCCTGACCCTTTAATAAATTGGGAAGAGGGGCATCTGGTCTTCCAAGAACTGGTAGAGAACGCTCCAAATCCGTCGCGAAAATGGGGACCGTCTCTGGTGTGAGTTGTCTCTTTTGGAGTCTATCAATCACCTGGTCAATGTCTGCCTTGATTTTTTGAAGAACCTGAATACGAGCAACAATAACTGGATCCGAGGTTCCTGAAACACTGAGTCTTTGTATTTCAACAACAACCTTGATTTGAAAGTCTTGGAGTTGTTTGAGAGTTGCACGCTTATCACTTCTTAATTCAGATGAGCCTCTTGGAACAGGTACATTTACAACAGGAGTTTTATCAGACTTTCCAAGAAAGGCAAGAGCTTGCTGAATATCAATACTGTAGATGGGGACCTTGTTTGGCGCAAGCTTCTTTGCATTCAATTGAGCAATCACTTCATCTGCATCAGCTTGTAGACGTCTGAGTGTCTTAAGACGAACCTGTGTTGTTGGATCATTTGCGCCAACTGCAGCAATCTTTGCAATTTCAAGAGTCACACGAACCTGGAATTCTTCAATCTCCTTTTGAGAAGCGCGCTGTTCCGAGGGAAGGGGCATATTTGCAAATCCCTCCTTTCCTTGATCTTTAATTGATCCACTATTGACTAAATCTCTGTGAACTGCTCTCAGATATTTAAGATTACTCGTAATTTCTTCAAGCTGTTTGTTATTAATACGACTTGGTAATCCGGGGTTACGCTCCATTACAGTCTGAACATCTAAGATGTCACCCAAGTCAGCTCGCGCTCTTGTTAAAGGAATTTGAACTGCAGAATCATTTGTTTGTTCTAGACCTTGAGCTTCAAACCCGAAAAATGCTTGAAGATCTTCTTTTATTTGTAGAATACGAATGTATTTAGCTGGTTCCATTGATGGATCCTTATATGGGTTTGGAACCTCCTTTGAGCGCTGACCAATTGGGGCTCGTGGTAAATCAGAGGCTGGTGGTGGACTTGGTTGAATATTTCCAACACCTGTTTGAGCAACATCTATAGACCTTGGTTGCTGAATGGGGAGTTTTGAATATAAGGCTTCTGGTGTTCCAAGATTTATAGAATTAAATGATTGAAATCCTTCCTTGGGATTGTGTCCATATACAATCACCGATATGGCAATGATTGCTAAGAAAAATAACAAGGGTCTCTGCATCGGGCCTTTCCTACTACGCTCGGTACATAAATTAAGAATCTTTAAGAGTTCTTAATTTTTGTAGATACCGGTATAATTCTTTAAAGTCCAAATACATTTTCACGTTTAACATAGGCACTCATGTCTTGCCCAAACTCATTCCCACAGCCACTGCCACAATCATTGCATCCACAGCCACTAGCGTTACCACACCCTCCTCCACAGCCACCGCCTCTAGTCATTCCATAAGGTGATGATCGACCTCCATATTGAATTCCCTGATTCAAGGAAGGGCTCTTAACCTTCGGGGTAGAAGGAAGTACAGGTCTTGTGCCGCGATTTGCAAGCTTATCATTTGTAGGACCTTTTCCTTGTACCGCAAGCTCATCACGAACTGCCATGCGAACTTCATTAATGAGACGGGCACCATCACCAATATTTGATGACTGTAGAGCGCCTCTACCGCCCATTTCAGCACCAAGAACACCACTTGCTTGTTTTACAGGTGTGTAGGCAATAAGACTCTGGATGAGTTCAGAAAACTTCAATCCACCTGCAGCACCAGCACCACCAGCGACTGCACCAGCAACCGCTGCGGTAGTATTGCTGATTGGTGGGGCCTTTGCAGGAGCCGCCGCCCTTGCAGGAGCCTTTGCAGGAGGCTTTGCAGGAGCCTTTGCAGGAGCCTTTGCAGCCCCTGCAGGAGGCTTCACGGCACCACGCCCTGTTGTCTTTTGAGTTCTGGGTTTACTCGCCATTTTTTTTGGCGCAAAATTCTCTTGAATTTGAAAAAGATATTGAACAAGTATTGCCGTAAGAAATACTCCTACCAGCACAACAAGTTGCGAGTGGTTCGCCATTCTAACGGGGTTTGCGTAAAAATTGATAGGCATTGCATATTATATCGTCTATAAAATGCTTAAATTGCGCCACACTGAAGATACAATTCTTGAAATTGGAATTGATGAAGCGGGTCGTGGCCCTCTTTGGGGTCCTCTTATGGCAGCAGCAGTATTATGGCCACCGGAATCTACATGGTTGGACTCTCATCGGGAACTTGCACCAAAAATTAAAGATAGTAAGAAGATTTCTCCTAAAAAACGTGAATTAATTGCAGAGAAAATACATACATTATGCTCTTATGGAATTGGTATTGTAAGTGCTGATGAGATTGATACTCTTGGAGCAACTCGGGCAAATAAACTTGCATTTCGTCGTGCTGTTACAAATTTAAGAGAAAAGTGTGAATTAACTAATGTACGATATCTTATTGATGGTATTCTTCCTCTAGATTTGTTAGAAAATGAAATACAAGAAACAATTATTGAAGGAGATGCAACCTATTTATCTATTGCTGCTGCAAGTATAGTAGCAAAGGTTGCACATGACAAATGGGTAACTGACTGGTGCAAGGAACATGTTGCAGATTCGGCAAAGTACGACTTGTTAAATTGTAAAGGATACGGAACAAAGAAACATCGTGATGGAATTCTTAAATATGGCTATACGGATCTTCACAGACGGTTGTATTTACGAAAGCTCATACCTAATATTGAAGTGTCACGGTATAAATTTGTGGACAATTAAATGGTTGCAAATGGGTATTTTCAAATGACCATTTGTAGAGAATTATTAATTAGAACGTTTACATGTCCGCCTTCATGCCACTGGCGCTGCCACCCATCATGTTATTGCGGCGGTTGCGACGCGAGTTGCGACGGTTCTTGCGCGAGTTGCGGCGGTTCTTGCGCGAGTTGCGGTTCTTGCGTGAGTTACGGCGGCGGCCACCCATCATGTTGTTGCGGCGGTTGCGTGAGTTGCGGTTACGGCGGGTGTTGCGACGGTTCTTGCGCGAGTTGCGGGTGTTGCGGCGGTTCTTGCGCGAGTTACGGTTCTTGCCACCCATCATGTTGTTGCGGCGGTTCTTGCGTGACGCATTGCCTGAAAATACATTAGTAAATCCGTCCATTTCTTCTATACTAGACATCAACATTTTTAGCGCACATCCAAGCATCAAGAAAGGCACAATCATTTGCCCATTGCTCAATTGTTAAATCGGGAGGAGTAAAGTGACCCTGACCCCTTTCTATCACACATAATTTAGGGGCACCTAGATAAGAATTGGCCCTTAATCTACGGATCCATTTTACAGATTCATACGCAAAAACCTGGCTATCAAATTCTGCAGTTCGGGTTAATACAAAAGTATTTGGGATTTTTAAAACGGCAGCGGAATCTGCCGGACTTGTTTTTACAATATGGATAAAATCTTCTAAACGCATACCAGGTGCTCCAAACTCATTATATTCTAGCGCAGTCAACGGGAGTTCTGTATTTGTTGTTGTTCTTAACTCATCTACATAAGGAACTTCTGCATAAACTGCATGAATAAGATTTCCTTCAGGATCTTGATTTAACATTTCTCCCATTAAGAGACCACCAGCAGATCGTCCATAAATTGCTGTCTTTAATGGGGGGATGCTAAATTTTTCTTGAGCAGATATAATAAGAGCTTTGAAATCTGCAAAGGTCTTCATTCGTCCATTTCGTCGTCCAGCCTTTGCCCACTTTTCTGTATGATCACCGCCACCTCTCAAAAAGGTATGAACAATGAGCCAATCAGAATGAAGGAGTGGTGCCCATCTTCCTAAAATAGAACCAATTGATGTTGCCATTCCATATGCACCATATCCAATCACAATCATCTTTGTTGGCTTAGAGCCTTTTATGTGAGTCGCAATTCCATGAACAACTGTAGAGTCACTAGAACGTCCCTCAAAACGTACAGCGGTTAGATTTGTTTTATTTGTTAAAACTGTATTTAATGTTTCACCATAAATATTTATATAGGCTATTGATTCTGGTTGCGTAATTACTACAATACATGGCAGATATCCTTCCCAAACAGCCCAAGGATCAAACAGAATCTCGCCAGCATCAATAGTCAATAGCATACGTGGCTTATGAGATCCACAGAACCATAATGTTTTTTTACCATGCGTCTTTGTAATTAAATACCCTTGACTGGGCCAACAAAAATCAATTCCGTATTCGTTTTTGGGTAGTATCCATGATGAAGGAATGACAAAACGCTCTGACTTTTTCTGCAGGGAACCATTTATATGAACTTGGCAAATTTCAACATCCTGACTATCATCCTTTACAAGAAGAAGTTCCTTGTTTGCCCGTTTCTCTAAGGCAAGGTTTACAGTGGGTTTTAGTTCTTTATAGTGACGCTTAACATCTTTTCCCTCCAAGTTACAAGAATAGAGTTCATGATACTGAAGTTTATTCTTAACACCAAGATAAAAGATTCTATCACCTAGGATGGCAACATCAGGGCCAACTGGGTGCTTTGTCCATGAAAGTTTCTCATCAACCCAGTACTGAAGCTGAAAGTCTTCTGCCCCATCACCAACATCTTGGGTACAGCACACACTGGTTGCAGTTGTATCTAAATCTCTGACTTCGTGTTGTTTCTTATCTATGGACCATGACTTGAAAAACTGGCCGTGCCATTCAATTGTACACGGTCCACTTTGAAAGGGTAAAGATTTCTTGGGCTTGGAAGAATAGAATTTCTTAAAGGGGCCAAGACGTTTCTTTACCTCAGGTAGACTCTTGAATTTATTGATAAGGTCCGTCTCTTCATCAAGAATTGCATTCCATTTTGGACCCTTCATGGTTTCCATCCATGCATCAGGATCAATCCATGATGCAAATTGTGTATGACGAACTGGAATAGCAGTCATCCCTCTAATCTAGAAGACCTAAACACATGACAGCAAATTACTTAGGAATATGCCGGGTTTGTCAGTAGTTATTGTTTATAATAAAACAAATACATTTGGTCTTGAAAAGGATGCGCAACTTCTGAAAGAGAGTCTGACACAGCTCAAGTGTATTGTTAGAATTATGGACCCTCGTGAATCTCCTATTGTCTGTGATCTTTGTATTCATCTTGAAGTTCCCTATGCGGTCTGGTTTCCTTGGGCGCGTGTAAATGCAATTCTTGTAAATGGTGAATGGTGGCAAGAAGAGTGGAATGGATACAAGGATTCTTTTGACCTTGCACTCTTTCGTGACCCAGAAACACAGCGACAACTTGAGGGGGGATTTCGTGAAACGATGCTTGTAAAGTGGACATGCAGTCTTGAAAAGGAATCACCCATTCATGATGCAAAGGAGACGTTTGTTTGGTTTCTGGCAGGATCTAAAAATAAGCGTTCAGCCGCCGAAGCAGTTATTCCACTTTGGCGTGAATCTTATCCCCCTCTTGACGTTTATACACTTGCGTCTCTTAATGTAAGTACACCTTCAAATGTTACAGTACACGTATGTGACCTATCTTTGAAGGAACGTACACAGATCGCTGAAAGTTCTGGAGGCCATGTATGTATTAGTTCTGCGGAATCTTTTGGATATACTGCAGCAGAAGCAGAACGTGTTGGTGCCTTTACAATTATGAATAAGCTTCCTTGTTACACATTTTCTTATACTGCAATGCAAGGGTGTGCATGGGTTGATCTTGGGAATCAAAGCGATCTTGACAATGCAATAGAATCCTTTCGTAAGACAGATTTGATTCGTTTACAGGGGGAACGAAAGGCATATGCTCATGAACGCAGGAATGTCTTTATTTTGCATATGAATGCCTTGATTGATAAGGTAAAGGAAGCATTTGAGGTTCGTCAACCGATTAGTAGTATGCCTCCTGTTATTACACCCACAGACTGTCCCCAAATCAGTGTAATTACGCTAGTACATAACAGACCCAAGTTTATTGATAATGCATTCTTGAATCTTCTTCATAGCGATTACCCTCATGAAAAAATAGAATGGGTTGTTGTTGATGATTCTGATGCCGACATGAGTGCAAGTAATCGTATTGTACAATTTGGTGAAAAGTTTGCTGGAACACTAAAGTATGTTCCTCTAAAAAAGAAGCAATCTATTGGTGAAAAGCGCAATATTGGTGTTCGTTCATCCACACATGATGTAGTTCTCATGATGGATGACGACGACCATTATCCTATAACAAGCTTTCGTCGTCGTGTAGCATGGCTTTCCAAGGGATATGAGTGTGCAACATGTACAACAATTGCAATGTATGATTTGGTCAAGGGCGTAAGTGCAGTCAATGTTCCCCCCTTTACTTTATCTCTTCCACAACGTTGTAGTGAAGCAACCTTGAGTTTCAGAAAGTCCTTCTGGGAAAAACGGTCATTTTCTAACACATCTATGGCAGAAGGTGAAGACTTTCTCAAGAATCGTGAACAGTATATTGTAGAAATGCCACCTCAGCAAATTATTGTTGCACTCAGCCATAATGCAAATATTGGTGATAGAAAAATGCCCGCTGCAGGAAATGGATGCTTCTGGGGGTTTTCAAAGCCTCTTCTTGAATTTCTCCACGGCCTTGTTGGCATAAAGGTTGAGGAGGAAGTCTAAGATAATGCGCGAGGTTGGTTTCGTTATATTTGGGTGTTTAACAATCCCCAAATATAAAGAACAGGTTCTTGATGCTTATGCAACCTGGGTTCAAGACGCCTTGAAACTTAACTGTCTTGTGCAATTCTATGTTGGTGATATTCCAGAAGATTTAGATCCAGGGGTGAAGAATCTTTGTATTAATGTAAATGAAGGTGATAATTATTTATCAGCCATGTTCAAACAGTGGAGAGGATTGGAAACTATGTCTCTTGAACCCTGTAAATGGTATATGACATGTGGAACAGATACCTTTGTGAATGTAAAAAATGCACTTGCGCTTTTAAATACATATGATTGTACCAAGAAGCTTGTTATTGGTGGCGGTAAGGGTTCTGAAAGTATAGATGGTTCAGCAGTTGAATATTTTACTGGTGGAGCAGGTATTTTTCTAACAAGTTCAGTTCTTGAGGATATTCTTCCAAAAATACCAGATTTTATTCCTTGGTGGATGCAATGTACATTAACACCAACTATGAAAACAATCAATGATATACTTGAGGTAAAATACATTACCGCCGCATGTGATCTTCAACTATGTTATCTCTGTAAAGATGCAGAGCAAATTTCGCTTCCAGAACTCTTGTGGGGAGATAGAACATATTTAGGAGAAGGTGTAAATAAAGATACGCTGGTTACATGTCATCATATGAAACATGATGACTTTTACACATATTACCTGTATCTTAGTTCTGTACCGGTATGTACATAATTTAAGAACCCTTAAGGGTTCTTAAATTTGAACTACCTCTGCTGGCCAAGTATCATAAAGTTAAAGGTACTCCCCTTCCAGGGAAGTACTTAATTTATGTACTTGACTGTACAACAATCGGTTTCATAGACTGGGCAACAGCCTCTCCAATATTTGCAGGAATGTCCTTACATTTTTCTTCAATCATTGTGGGTGTTGTAGGAATATTCATGAGTTCTATCACAATACGAAAGGCTGGAATCTTTAGCGCATCAACTAAAGATTGTTGGAAGGCCTGAGAGCAATAGACTTGTGGGTTTCCTAAAAGACTCTGGAAATTCTGGATATCATCAAAGGATGGCACCTTGTCAAACGGAATTCTTGGGAAGCGAACACTCACATCTAATTTTTTGGCAACTGTTTGTGCTTCTTTTTCAATTCCATCTATTTTTTTATTTAATTCTTCTGCAGAGACTCGTCCAGTATTAATAAGTTCTGTTATTCTTGCACGAACAAAATCTGGACTACTGACACTTAGAAGCCATAACCATCCACCAATGACCATTGATTTTGATGAAGCATAGAGATCCTCTTCAATTCGTGCCTTAATATCTGGACTAATAAAGTTATAGACCCATCTAGCAACCTTTCCAATCATTCCGTAAACCATCCAATCATGACTAATAAGGCCAAGGAACGACAATACACCATCCTTCCATTCACCTCTAAAAATATCAAATAGACCAAGAACAAAACTGTAAATCTTACGTAGTCTGGCATTGTCATGAGTTGAATTACTTACCATTAGTCTTGCACTTTCTAGAATTGCATTAAGCATCGGTAAAATTAGACGTGCTGGAAATTGAAGACGAAATGGCATAAAAGGTAAAAAGGGGCCAACTCCAGGATCTGTATCCATTCGATGAATAAATGCAACAGGGCCAACAGTTCGCGCCAACTCACGGTTCTTTTGGTCAAGTGCAGTAAGATATGACTTTATTTGCTCAGCCATAAGATCAAGACTTATTGGGGGTATATCCCCTGACGGAACAACCATTTCACTACCAGCCTTGATTTCAACAGGGTGGGGTTTATCTGCACCTCCAGCTTGTTTTACAGCAAGAGGTGTTGCTTCCTCAATAAGACTTGCTTGGTCAGAAGTCCACAGAGGATCTCCATCAGCTCCCTTGACCGTACTTGCCCATCCTGGTTTCTTTTCATCAAGATAGGCCAGCGCAGTGCGACTAATTGCATCCATCGCAATATAAATACGTTCTGGAATCGTATTTTTATTGTCATTTACATATTTACGGACATTTTCTATTTGACGAAGGACTTCTGCTTCACTGAGAGGCTTTTCTCCCATCCTAATCCGTATAGACTTTTTGAATATCCCCTAACCGCTGCAGCTGAGACATCCCTCTCCATTTTCAGCAGCCACACGTGCCTTTTCTTGTTCTTCTTCATACTCCTTTGCTAGACGATCCAAGAGGTCCTTTCGGTTGGGCTTTGCTACTGTAATTGTAGAATGACTGTCGGATACTAGGAACTTGGGGTCTACTGTAAACTTCTGTGCGGTAACAGAGGCTTTCGTGCGAAGGTAATAGCAACCCGTCTTGAGTCCCTTTCTCCAAGCGTAGAAGTGCATGCTTGTGAGCTTTGCATAAGATGGATCCGCGACAAACAGATTGAGGCTCTGGCTCTGACAAATGAAGGCTCCGCGGGCAGCAGCCATGTCAATAAGGGTACGCTGTTTTAGCTCCCAGGAGGTCTTATAGAGATCCTGAAGCTTCTGGGGGATTTCATCAATTCCCTGAACAGAACCATTGCGAGCAATAATTTTCTGCTTGAGATCCTCTGACCAAAGACCCATTGATACAAGTTCCTTGAGAAGATACTTGTTTACAACAACATACTCTCCTGCAAGTGTGCGACGACTGTAGAGATTGCTCGTAAAGGGTTCAAAACACTCATTATAACCGAGGATCTGGCTTGTACTTGCCGTTGGCATGGGTGCAAGAAGAAGACTATTGCGTAGTCCATGCGTCTTTACATCTTCACGGAGTGCGACCCAATCAAGAGATCCGTCCTTCTGAGTTAACGGGGTCACTGACCAAAGATCGGGCTGGAGAAGACCCTTGCTTGCAGGAGACCCCTTGAAGGTTGAATAGGGTCCATCCACCCTTGCAGAGCGAACAGACTCCGCGGCGGCGGCGTAATACATATGCTCAAAGATGCGCTGATTGAGCTCAAGCGCTTCCTCACTATCCCATGAAAGTCCAAGGAGTGCAAAGACATCAGCAAGTCCCTGAACACCGAGTCCAATTGGTCGATGGCGCATATTTGAACGTTCCGTCTCAGGAGTTGGGTAATAGTTGATATCAATCACACGATTTAGATTGCGAGTTGCAACCTCAACAACCTTGCGAAGCTTGTCAAAGTTAAAGGTGTTATCTTCTACAAAGGCTGGAAGGCCAATGGAGGCAAGATTGCAAACAGCCGACTCATCCTTGTCGCTATACTCAATAATCTCAGAGCAGAGATTGGAAGACTTGATAGTCCCTAGATTCTGCTGATTGGACTTTGCGTTGGCGGGGTCCTTATACACAAGATACGGCGTACCAGTCTCCATCTGTGAATCCAGGATTTGAAACCACAACTTACGTGCTGAAATAGTCTTGCGACCGCGCCCTTCGGCTTCGTATTTGGTGTAGAGATCGTCAAAGGCAGAACTGTGGACATCTGAGAGGCCTGGCGCCTCGGATGGACAGAATAGAGTCCAGTCAGCATCACTATCTACACGCTTCATAAAGAGATCGGAAATCCACAACGCGTAGAAGAGGTCGCGCGCTCGATCCTCTTCTGAACCAGTGCCAAGCTTGAGCTTGAGAAACTCCTCAACATCTGCATGCCATGGCTCTAGATACATTGCAAAGGAGCCGTTGCGCTTGCCACCTCCCTGATCAACATAGCGAGCCGTATTGTTAAAGACACGAAGCATTGGAACTAGGCCATTTGACATACCATTTGTACCACGAATAATGGACCCCTTTGCACGAACATTGTGACAGTGAATGCCAATCCCACCAGCATACTTACTGATAAGAGCACAGTCACTAAGGGTCTTATAGATTCCAGCAATGCTATCTTCTGCCATTGCTAGAAGGAAACAAGAGGACAACTGCTGACGAGGAGTGCCAGCATTAAAGAGAGTCGGCGTAGCATGAGTAAAGTACTTTTGACTCATGAAGTCGTAGGTCTCAAATGCACGCTCAAGACCGCCCTCAGTATTTGCCCAGAGTGCAAGACTTACACGCATCCAAAGATGCTGAGGACGCTCTAGAGGCTTTCCCTTTGTATCCTTGAGAAGATAGGACTTCTCAAGAGTCTTGAAGCCAAAGTAGTCAAGAAGATAATCACGATTATAATCAATACGTGCCTCAATTGCATCCGCATTGGCTTCTGCAAAGGCTAAGAGGTCAGGATGAATGTACGTGATAGGGGTTCCTGTCTTTGGTGAAATCTGATTACTTAGAGCTCGCATAACGGATACAAAAGACGCATCGGTATTCTTCTGGTGATTACTGATGGTAATACGCGCTGAAAGAATACCATAGTCTGGATGAACCGTGGAAAGACTGGCTGCGAGCTGACTCGTGAGCTCATCTAGCTCTGTCGTCTTTACACCATTGTAAATCTGACCGAGAATCTTCTGAGCAAGTGCCGTCGGGTTGACAGATAGACCATCAGAAGAACGCCGAATACGCTCTAGAACCTTGTCGAAACTCACCTCTTCCGTGCGTCCATCCCGCTTGACAACTTGCATGCTAAGATTATCCGAGAAAGACATTGTAATACTATGCGCGCATTAGGTCGCCGAATTGGACTCAATTTTTGGAATGTATAAAATTGATACATGCATCCTCGACAAATTATGCACACATGGACTATAAAACAAAGACAATTCCTCAACTCATTCAACTCTGTAAAGATAAGGGCCTGAAGGGTTACAGTGGGAAAAAGAAGGGTGATATCATTGCCCTGTTGGATTCATCATCTCTGGCCCCCCAAAATGTTGTGATTGCTCTTCCAAAACCTACTACTCTCAAAATGGTAGACCTCTTTGCTGGAACGGGCGCATTTACGCACGCCTTTCAAGATACAAAGAAGGTATCATGTGTCTTTGCAAATGATATGGTAGAGGCTTCAAAGAAGGCATATGACTTGAACTTTCATCCACTGACTCTGAAGGATTTGAATACCATCAAGGTTGAAGAGATTCCTCGGCATAATATCTTGACTGGAGGGGCACCTTGCCAACCGTTCAGTGTGGCCGGTAAGCAACTAGGATTTGAAGATACTCGGTCAAATGTCTTCTGGAAAATCTTTGAAATCATTGATCATCACAGTCCTGAATTTGTTATTCTGGAAAATGTCAAAAATCTAGTGACACATGATAATGGAAATACCTTTGATGTGATTAAGACCCAGCTCACAAATCGTGGCTATCACATTCGCTACAAGGTTCTAAACACTGCAGATATCACTGATATTCCTCAGCATCGCGAGCGAATTTATCTTGTCTGTATCAAGTCTAAGGAAATCTATGACAAGTTCAACTTGGACTTTCCCAAGGTGACACGTAAAAAGATTACAGATATGCTTGAGGCAACTGTTCCTGACAAGTATTATTATACGAGCGCGTCATCAACCTGGCCACTTGTATCTGAGGCTGTTAAGAAGAAGAATACAATCTATCAATATCGTCGTGTCTATGTTCGTGAAAATAAGAGTAGTGTCTGTCCCACCCTCACTGCAAATATGGGTGGTGGTGGTCACAATGTTCCTCTTGTTCTTGATGAAAAAGGTATTCGTAAGCTCACACCTCGTGAGTGCTTTAATTTCCAGGGATTCCCTGCTTCTTACAAGCTTCCATCTCTTGCCGACAGTCATCTATATAAGCTTGCTGGTAATGCTGTATCCGTTCCTGTTGTTAAGCTAATTGCGGAGCGACTAATGGAGTTGGTATGAGCCAATAAACATTAAAAATGTGTATTGGCAGCGACCATACTGTCAAGTTAATTCTTGGATGTCCGCAGGTCTAAATATCCCTTCAAAGGTTCCATCGTACACTTTTTCACAAAGTGTATCAATCTGTGGATAAAGACGGTCCCATGAAATGTGGGGCCGACGACCCTGCTTGCTCTGGTCATCATGTGTTTCCTCCTTTTTTTTATTCATCTTCAGCCCTTTCCAAGTATCACTTATATTTGAAAGCGGAACGCGCCAAAGTACAATCTTATCATCTAGCCACTTTTGAAGATCAAGAAAGTAAATACAATCAAAGACTTTCTTAGGCCCAAACGATGACGGTCCACCAGATGTAAATGCCTTTGTTTCAATAATTTTTTCAATATCTGAATAAAGGTCTCCTGGCTTTCCAACTGTGCGAGCCCAAACAACACTCTTATCATTTCTCTTATTATGAAGAATAAACTTGACAATATTTTCTGTCAAATCCTCTGGTGGATTAAAATGACGAATTCCAAGACTAGTATCTTTATTGAGTTGATTTGTCTGCTCAACACAGTTCCTATAGAGTGCATATCTTGATCTAAGAATTGCTTCAGTATAACAATCCTTCTTTTGAGCCTTTTCCTTCATCGTGTGATTTATACCATGACATCATGGGGATCAATTTTTACCCCTATTGTTAGATGGACGTCGTTGGTGTCGTTTTTGTATTTCTTATTATTCTGGTTCTAATGAGCTTATTAAACTATCAAATGGCGCGTTCTGTATGGCCAATTGCACGCCCAAGAATTGAAGCAACATGGCCTATGGGGCCTGAAGGGTTTGCGAATATGTCACTTGAACAATGGTTGCCTTCTCCCGAAGTTGTCACAAAGCCTGCTGTAGGAAGTTGTCCAGGCACACTCATGAATGCTGCCAATTACGAAGGAATAAAAGGAATGTATAAGAATTATGACTTGGTTGCCGACTACATTCCTGCAAAGGAAGGTCTACGTGTTGCGTGTGGGCCTACCTCTCAACAATGTTTTGAAAAGGATTGGGCTAGTGGTCTAGAACGTGCGGGTTCTTATGCCCAAAGAACAAACAATTACAAACATGGTACACCCGATAGTTGCAGTGCTCCAAATCATGATTTGATTCTTGATTTTTATAAGCCTAAACCAACTCCTGGTCCTTACCAACTATAATATGTTTCCAATTGTTGAATTATATAAGTGATTATAATTGTGCAATTATTAGATTTATATAAGTGATTATAATTACTTATATAATATTTCTGTAAATTATTTTATGGACGTGTTCGTGTTGCAGATCTAGTTGGGGTTCTTGATCTTGAAGGGGTTCTTGACTTTGAAGGGGTTCCAGATTTTGATGGGGTTCCTGACTTTGATGGAGTTACTGAAGGACTTCTTGACTTTGATGGGCTTACTGAAGGGGTTACTGATGGAGTTACTGATTTTGATGGAGTTACTGATGGAGTTCTTGAATTTGAAGGGGTCACTGATGGAGTTACTGATTTTGAAGGGGTTACTGAAGGGGTTCTTGATTTTGATGGGGTTACTGACTTTGATGGTGTTCCTGATTTTGATGGTGTCCTTGTCACTGAAGGTGTTCCTGATTTTGATGGGGTTCCAGATTTTGATGGGGTTCCTGACCTTGAAGGAGTTACTGAAGGAGTTCCTGACTTTGTTGGAGTCGCCGATGTTGTTGGAGTAACTGATAGTGTTGGAGTTTGAGATAAAGAAGCTCCTGATGAAGGAGTTCCTGTACCTGTTGACGTAACGGAAGGGGTTCCTGATACTGAAGGGGTTCTTGATTTTGATGGGGTTACTGAAGGCGTTCTTGATTTTGATGGGGTTACTGAAGGCGTTCTTGATTTTGATGGGGTTCTTGTGACTGAAGGTGTTCCAGATTTTGAAGGTGTTCCTGATCTTGAAGGGGTTCCTGACCTTGAAGGAGTTACTGAAGGAGTTCCAGATTTTGATGGAGTCGCCGATGTTGTTGGAGTAACTGATAGTGTTGGAGTTTGAGATAAAGAAGCTCCTGCTGAAGGTGTGTCTGTACCTGTTGACGTAACTGAAGATGTTCCTGAAAGGGTTCCTGATCTTGATGAGGTTCCTGACTTTGATGGGGTTCCTGAGGAGGTTCCTGACTTTGAAGGGGTTCCTGATTTTGATGGGGTTACTGAAGATGTTCTTGACTTTGACGGAGTTACCGATGAAGTTCCTGACTTTGATGGGGTTACTGAAGGGGTTCTTGATTTTGATGGGGTTACTGAACTTGAAACTGTTCCTGACTTTGAAGGAGATACTGATGGAGTTACTGTGCTTGAAACTGTCCCTGATTTTGAAGATGTTCCTGAAGGCGTTCCTGAAACAGTTGGAGTTGTAGAAGTTGTACCTGATGGTGTTTGAGATGCTGTTAGTGTGGATGTAGAAGTTGCATTAGAAGATACTGAAGAAGATACAGACTGTGTTGCATTTAATGACATGGTTTGTAATGGAGAAATTGATGATGATACAGATACACACTGAGAGTTTAATAAAGAGGGTGTGGCCTCAATTGAGCTTGAAGAAGAAATACTAGATGACCCTGAGATTACTGGTGATACTGTTGAAATTGAACTATAACTTTCAACTGATGATATTGATGGGACTAATGTATAACTTATCATTGGACTTGCGGAAGAACTTGCCGAGATACTATTAGAGCCTGAAGATGAGGATGAGGCTGAGACACTATTAGAGCCTGAAGGTGAGGCCTGGGGTGAGGATGAGGCCGAGACATGTGCAGATGTTGATACTGATACATGTGATGACTCTGAAATATATGCTGTGCTAGAGATACTTGTAGAAGTAGATATTGAAGGTGTTGTTGTCTGTGAAGGTGTTGAACTCGCTGAACCTGATAGTGAAGCCTGTGGCGAGGATGAGGCTGATACACTCTTAGAGCCTGAGAGGGAAGTCTGTGATGAGGATGAGGCCGAGACACTCTTAGAGCCTGAAGGTGAGGCCTGGGGTGACTGCGAAGCTGTGACTATAGGTGAAGCAGAAGCTGAACCTGGAACCGTTGCAGTAGTAGAGGTTAATGGTGAAGCAGAAGCTGAACCTTCTGGTGACTGTGAAACTGTCACCATCGGTGAAGCGGATGCCGAAACTTGTGATGAGGATGAGGCCGATACACTCTTAGAGCCTGAAGGTGAAGCCTGTGATGAGGATGAGGCCGATACACTCTTAGAGCCTGAAGGCGAAGCCTGTGATGAAACACTTACAGAAAAAGACGATACATCTGATGTAGAAATTGTAACTGACGGTGTCACCGAAACCTTTGCAGATCTTGAACCTGTTGATGAAACAGACGGACTCTTTGAAACTAAACTGGAACCAGATGACGACCCTGTATTTGAGTTCAAAGCAGAAGTAGTTGATGTTTGAGTTGATGTCACACTTCCACGAGGTGATCTCGAAGTTGTTCCAGAATCACTAAAACTACGTGTTCCAGCCATAGACTTTGTAAGTGTGGGACTGGCAGTTTGACTGCGTGTTGGAAGACTACTTCTAGACACTGAACTTGAGATAGAACCTATACCAGATACTGTTCCACTCAATGAAGAGTATTCAGAAACCGTAAAATACGTACTGACTGTTGCAGATGAAGACGCACTTATAGATGGGCTTCCACTTGATGACCAAGAAGCAACCTCTGACGATGATGTACTGGGGCTTGCTGATCCTGAACCAGACAATGAAGATGAACTTGAAATAGTCTTTTGAGGAGTCCATGATGGAGAATAACTAGGCGGAGGTCTTGTAATAGTTGTTGTAATAGAGGTTGTTAAAGAACCAACTAGAGATCGTGTACTTTGTGCACTGAATGTAAGAGACGCGCTACTAGTTCTTGACACACCTGCAGAACGACTTCCACTTGATGAACCAGTTGATGTCCTGCTTACAAATGAAGAAGCAGTTATTGTCGCCGAACGAAACATAGTTATAGAAGGGCGTGTAGAAACCGACAAACTTGATCTAGGTGTGCTAGTTCGGGAGGCCCTTGTTGACATTGTAAGTGTAGGTGTTTGTGTTCCAGAACTAGATTCCTTTGAACTTACTGTAGAAGACCTTGTTGGCATAGGGGCGGCGGTTGATGACGCCGACCCGCTAATTGATGCTGTTCTACTTGATGATGTAGTCACACTTGCAATAGTTGTAATAGTTACGATCCCAGAACTTGTCTGAGTTGCAGAGGGTGTATTTGTTACAAAACCACTATATGTTGAAAACGCAGATGATGATGATGTTGCAGAAGCAGTCTTTGTTCTAAGAACCGATCCACTACTCGAAGCAGATACTGTTTGTGTTTTCGTCATAAGGTTTGAAGCAGATGGTGTACTAGAAACCGTAGATGTCTTTGATTGAAGAATACTTTTTGTTGGAGTCTGTGTTGTTGTCGGTGTGCGAGACGGACGACTTGTAAAGGATTGTGTTCGTGTACCTCCTCTTGATGGGCTTACAGAAGGTGATGCCGAACGAGTTTTTGTACCAATTGATGATGCGGTCGTTGTTCCAGACGCACTTGATGTTTTTGATGGTCTCTGTGTTGCAGATTGCAAACTACTTCCAGTTGATGTCCTTGATGATGTAATTGACGATGTTCCAGTCAATGTCCTCATAATTGTTACAGTGGGTTTTGGCGATGAAGACACACTTGTAGAAGCTGTTCCTGTTTTTGACGCAAAAACACTTCTTGATAGACTAGACGAACTAGTTGAAGTTTTTGATGGCCTTGCGGAAAATGACATGGTTGGACTCGAAGTAGTTGTCTTTGATGCAGGAATAGAAGAAGTTGTTGTGCGACTTTCTTTTATTGTTCGTGTTGTTGTAGTTGACGCAGTTCCAGTTCGAGTTGGCCTAGGTGTCATTGAATTTGTGCTAGACCCTGTCATTGTTCTTGATGATGTTGATGTTCTTGTAGATGTCTTGCTCATATGGGCAGTAAAAGAGGGTTTAAATGAAAAAGAGGGACCTCTTGTTGGCCCAGGTGAATAGGAAATCAAAGACGATCTTGTCGATGTCTTTGTACTCATAGGTGTAACTGTTTGCATGGCTGCATCATTAACTAAGAAACGGGGTTGTTTTTTTGAATATACAGAGTATATTAATAATAAAAAGCAAAGCGCTTTCATTGTATTCTAATATAGGGTATAGACTTCTCTTTGAGCCTAAGCAACCATTTCTTCAGAAGATGTTTCAATAATTCTACAAATAGAATCCTTCTTAGTACGTGTTGATACTGGAACTACAAATTTGCCAATCTTGTATTGTTCAACATCATGCCAGAATGCCTCAATGTGTGGTACTGTAGCACTAAACCAAGGACGAGAACGACCTACTGTTTTGAGATACCATGTATCCGTCCACCATGGAACCATTTCAAGCAAGTCTTCGCCAGGCTGTACAACAGGTTTCCATGCAAATGTATTCAATGGGCTGTATTCATACCGATACTTTTTCTCGGCATCTACTCCCAGAATAGCAATACTACCATAGAAGACTGGGTGGTTTCGTGTTGAGGTTGGTTGTGGGGGAATAACCTTCTGTGGATATTCAGACTGGAACTTGACTTCTAGATAATCACATTCCTCTATATCACCCACCTCCATCTGAATTTGCATCTGTGTCATATACTCTTCAGGAATCTTATTGATAATAGGACGTGTAACTGGGGCCTTGAATTCTACAAATCGTCCTAGGCGTTCGTCTGGGCCCGCTTCAACAAGGCCATCTGGACTTGCAGCCAAACGTGGATTGGTCCGATGACGTAGACGACCCATTTCGCGCACCTTGGTCTGGGTCAAGGCTTCATAAATATCCTTAACAACGGGTTCAAAGCGGATTCCCCAAAGAAAGGGATTTAGATACTGAGTTCGCTGTGTTGTTAGACGCTGACTCGTGTCTACGTTTGCCAATGCCTTTTCTTCAACTAGAAGCGCACGAGTACGTCCAGATTTGAGAATCGTCTGGAACTGGCTTGCAGTCAAAAGGTTTGCAGCATCAGTATACCACTGCTGTGTTCGCTGTTCTACTTGAGTTGCTGCACAGAGAACTTGCATGCACTTGCGTCGCTGTTCAAGAGTCCATGATACTGTGGATTCATACTGTTTGGTGGCAACAAGGCGTGCAAGATCTGTGTAGGACGACAAGAGTGTGGATAAGAGCATACTCCCTCGCACAGCTTCCTGCTGGCTAAGATAATCTTTTGAGAGCTGAGACCACGATGACTCGCATTCTGAGCGCCAGACAGATAGGCTAGCATCGTCAACTCCGAGTAGCGGATAAGAGGACAGAAACTCGATGACATTGGGCAACATTAATATATAAGGTTGCCTAATATTGTTATCAATTTTTATTCCGCAACTTGTTCAACTGGTTTTTCTTGTACTTGAACTTTTTTGCGCATTGTTCCTACCTTACGCTCAGCAAACTGGAAGACCATTTTGCCGTCCGCCTGCTTATGAAATACAAACCCCTTAATTTCAAGTATTTTTTGCTCAGTCGTATCATATGTTACAATTGACTTGCTATTCAATTGCTTCTTATCAAGTGCTTTTAAAAGAACCTGAAACATAGACGCCTGATCCAACTCTGTGAAATTAAATCGTAAGGCCTCATCCTCTACAAACTTACGGATACGATTCTTACGAACGCCTGCCTCAAGCTTATGCCATGGCCGTGTAAACGTATCATCCGAATTAGACGCCAAGAACTTCAAGAATTGCTCATTCTTATCACTAAACCCTATCATACCACCACTCAAATCCGTAGGACGCTTACGTGTTTTCGCAATACCGCTCATGTATCCTGAATAGTTCTATAGTATATTTGTCACATCTCTTAAGGCTGGTCTAAAATAGCGTCTAAAACGGTTTGTAGCATAAGCCCCCCTTTCTTTGTCAAAGGAAATTCTTTTGCTGGAACTGCAAATCCAAGACACTCCTTTGTTGTACCATGCTGACACGGTACCCAAAAGGGTCTCCAAGCCAAGGTTTCCGTGTCGTGTTTGTCAAGTTCCTTCCAAGATGTAAATTCATGAATATTTGTTTTTTCTACATCAATCTCTAACCAAATATAGGTTGTCCCCTTGTATTTCTGTTGTTTGGTCTCCTTTACAAACATGTCTTGTTCTTCCAAAACATTCTTGTACCATCCAATTGGATCAGTTCCATCATATGTCTCATCAATAATGTTTTTTCCACCAGAAAGAAGGAACCAAATACAATGAAGGTCAATGTCTCCTAAAATTCCTGAAAATGTTTTTACAGGTGGCCTTGCATAAACAATATAATACACCTGTGGCATTATTCCTAGAAAGATAGCGATTCCCCCATTTAGATAGGATGGAGCATATTCAAATTGCTTCTGGGCCAGCGCTCGTTCAACCACAGTTTAGCTTACGTTCTCGTCGTGAACAACCCGTAAAAGATGTATTTAATGCCCGAATGTATGAGTATTGGAATTCAGATACTCCAGGGCCATCACAGAATTTTCCAGATATAACCCGCCAGGCACCACAACTTGATATGAAACCAATCAATTCTAGAACAGTTGAGAGAGACTATCGTCAGGCACAGCCCTATGTTCCGAATGCTGGATCACTTAGTCAGAATCCCTTTTTTCAGAAATTTGATGTAACACAGGATCCTCGCAATGTTGCTCGTGAGCTGGCAGGAGCAGTCTATGAATACAATGCTCCGCGTGGCCAAGAAGCAAGTCAAAAACTCTTGGATCGTCAAATTCAAAGCTTGAATGTTCCAGAAGCACTTGTAAAATCAACTTATGAAAATGCAATAGACGTCTACTCTGGAATTCGGCCAAAGCTGAATGACATGAAGGCTGTATTCAGATGAATACAGCCCTGGGAAAGCGATCTTTAGATGAAAGCCGTGTTCAGATGAAACTTAAAAAATTGATTAATGTCCTCAACTCCATTATAACTAAAGTAGTTATGACAGATTTGGAGCCTTCCCTTGAGTATACGTCTGAGCCTGTCTCTGTTCGTGCTTCTTCACGTATTACACTAACCCAATTCATGAATGAATTTAATTCATACATGATATGGATATGTTCTCAAACACCAACAACAATTCTTGCAGTTGGTATTCTTACTGGATATCTGCACGGAAGCCTTATTGCACTTATGATTCCACGGACGGTTTCTTATCTTCTAGGATTGATAAGCGGTATTGTAGCACTATCTTCTGGATATGTATTCTATTCAATTGATCTTCCAATTGAGCGATTTAACCAGCTACGCTCAGTTACTATAACTTGCACACTTCTTTCTATTCTTCTGTTTATCAAGTCTGTTACATACTAATCAAACGATAGTTTGATTTGTAGTGAAACGGGAGTGAAACGGGAGTGAAACGGGAGTGAAACGGGAGTGAAACGGGAGTGAAACGGGAGTGCAACGGTTTAATCAAACGATAGTTTGATTTCAAATTCGTGCTTATGCATCATCTTTGTACTACTAACAACTTTTTCGGTTCGCCGACGACGTGTTGACTTTGCACTTTGTGTACTCACTTCCGAAACAAGAGTAATTGCACTCTGTGTTGATTCAGTTGTATCAGTTGAACTCTGAGTTCCCTGTGAACGAGCCAACTTTTCTTCACGAATAATGTCCAACAAATTTTCGCGCATATAGGTCAAAATATCCTTCTCAAACGCCCAACGGAAAAAGTTCAACTGACCAATCGTTGTTTCAAAAGGTTCAAAGGTCCCGCATTGAAAAAGAATACGCTCACGACGACAAAATGGGTCAAAGAGTTTCTTACTGAAAGCCTTGAGCTGACTCTTATAGTGAAGATAAACTACAAACTCTTGACCACCTAGAACATAGGACACATGATGTTTCTTTGCATAGTTTGTTACAAACCAATCAATAAGCCGAAGGGAAATATCGCCTTCGCCCTGCAAAAGAGGAATAAGTGTTGAAAGATCGGTGCGGTTGCTGTAAAATCTTTGCAAACTGAGAATTAAAAGTTCACGGCGACATGAAATCTTTCTCTTTCTTGTATCTGCACCAGTTTCCACTATTAATGGGTCTTCCATGGCTATTTAGAGAGGTAAGCTTTTCTTAAGCCATTTCTTTCATTCAGAAATATAGAGAGGAGGATGTCAGCTCCTGATGGATTTAATCCGAACGCAAGTCTATTACCCGATCCGGGTTCAATACCAATTCAAACTATGAAAGGAGGTGCTAATATAACAAAGGCACCAGTCGAAGTGGCTGGTGATTTCTCACCTGAAGAACTTACGGAATTGGCGCTATATCAGCTTGAACCTGGTGGCGTTATTGAACATGATATTGATTCCAGTACAAAAAAGGAATTTTTGAAACAGATCAAAGATAAATCTCGCTGTCGTAGAACAACTGGAGATAGTATTATCTTAGGAAAAGACTGTTGGGCAATTGTAAAAGTAACTCGTGCACTTTTAAAAGCAAAGCTAAATAAAACAAATAGTGATGCACCATTACCTGCGCCCTTGCCAAGAGTAAATGCTGGAGTAGGTACTTCACAACTTACGAGACAAGATGGTAAACTAAATCTTGGAACAGGACGTTTTAGAGAAGGAGGTCCTGAAAATGCCTTTAGTAATAACGAATCAAATGGTGAAGAAAATGCCTTTAGTAATAACGAATCAAATGGTGAAGACAATGCCTTTAGTAATAACGAATCAAATGGTGAAGACAATGCCTTTAGTAATAACGAATCAAATGGTGAAGACAATGCCTTTAGTAATAACGAATCAAATGGTGAAGAAAATGATGATAGAAATGAAAATCAAACACGCCCATCACCATGTGTAAGAGTCATTTCAAGAAAAAATAGAAGTAATTCTGGTTCAAATAGAAGTAATTCTGATTCAAACAACGGGTCAAATGGTAATTCTGATTCAAATAACGGGTCAAATGGTAATTCTGATTCAAATAACGGGTCAAATGGTAATTCTGAAAATCAATCACGCCCATCACCATGTGTAAGAGTTGTCACAAGAAAAAATAGAAGTAATTCTCATTCAAATACGACTGGTGAAAATGAATCAAATGGAGCCTCAGAAAATGAAAATGCTCGCAATCAAGGCGATGTTGATAAGATAGAAGACCTTGACAAATGGGTCAAAAACAATTATAAAACTGAAAACGAGGAGGAACCACTTACATATTATACAAAAAAGGAAGCAAGTTACATAAAAGAGTTAACAGGAGTGCAATCCAAATATAATGACTTAATTAAGAAATGGAAAACGGTTAGAACTGTAGGCGACGGACACTGTCTAATCCATGCCCTCTTTACTTCTTTACTTCCATCCTATCGTAAGATTAAGTATAATGACCGTGGAAAGATCGGTAAAACATTCCGTCACACCGTCTTTGCGAACCTTTTTGAAGGAGCCGATAAGAAATTTGTAGAAGGAGAAGGATACCTTCAAAACATCCATTTGCAAAAGTTTGTAGATATATATAAGATTAATGTATTTGTATTACGAAATTCAGTCAAGGAAAAGAAAGTAACTTTTCAACTTTTTACAGTTAATAATCAAATGACAAATGAGTTTGATTGGATCGCTATTAACAACACCTTGGATGGGCATTTTTCATCCATTTTAATGAAAGATAAATTAATGAAAGATAAATTCAGATTAACATCTGCTGAATTTATGGAAAGCTATAGTGGGTTTTTTGAAGAATTTGCAAAAGATGATGAATTTGAAACATTAAAACGAGATATCAAAGAGAATATTGTCAAACTAGCGCCAAATGACTTGAAGAATAGTGTTCAAGGCTACCGTGAAGCGATTGGACGGACCACTGAAATTGGCAAACTCAAAGATTTAATTAAACAAGTTGAATCGGATTACGGATTAACAAAGGGGGAAATATTAAATAAATATAAGGGGCGCATGAATACTGGAAATACTGTAAATCCTGTAAATCCTGCAAAATTCAGTAAAAAGCAGGAAGATGAGTTTGATAAAACAATGCGTTTAATTCGTGCGAATCTTCAAGTCAAAGCCTCACTTCAAGGAAGGAAGGCTACGGATAAAAAGGTTGGGGAATATATTGCCAAACTCAGAGATATCCATTTGCAAAACCCTGAAAGTATAAAAACTCTAACACCTCTCTTGAAAGAAATTCATAAAGAACTTGGTTTCAAGCCTAATGAATTCCTACCATTCGCCTTAGAAGACACTGCAAAGTTCACTAAAAACTCTGAAAATCCGGTAAATAAAGTAAACTCCAATAAAGGGCGCATGAATACTGGAAATACTGATAATAACCCATATTTTACTAAAGATGAATTAATGGCGGATAAGGAAATGAATTTTAAGTACTTAATTTTTAGAATTGGTACCTATCTTACTGCATTACCTCAAAGTAGTGGCGACCCTAGATCTGATGCTTACAAAAAACGGCTGGAAAAAATCAACTGGAAAGACCCTAAAAGTATAAATACCCTAACATCACTCTTGAAAGAAATTAGTAATGAATTCAACTTTGAACCCAGTGAATTCCTAGAAAAATTCCTACCACTAAATCCACAATTCCTAGAAAAAATCATAACACCAAATCCACAATTCACTACGAATCATGTAAATTTACCAAACCCCACTAAAAAATTCACTGGAAATCCGGTAAATAAAGTAAACTCCAATAAGGGGAGAAACGTTACTAGACGGAAAGCCTCACCAACCTCAATGAATGACATTAGAAAACAAATGGCTGAAATGAATGAGCTTAGCAACCAAATGACTAAAATAAGAGTCCGTTCAAATTTAGAAGTTTAAGAGCAGTAAATTCTTACCAAAAATAAACATTCTTTTTCAAATCATAAATCTGAATTGAAAAAGAATCGGCTCAACTATTTTCTACGAGTTTGTCGTGACAGTATCTTAGAACCTATTGGCAAAAGAGTTTCCTTTCCCCAATCGGATTCTCTTAACAAAGAAAGATCCTTTACAGCAACACCAATCTTTGGAGCACGGACAATATATCGCCCATCATCACGTTTACGAACAATCCATCTATACCGAGTTCTCTGAACTCCAGGTATTTCAACCCTTACAACCTTCATTCTAACGACGTGATAGATTTGCCGCCGCACGGCAACCAATATCCATCAAGAAAATCACACCCAAGCCTGTCATGATAAAGAGAAGAATTTCCGTCTGTGAATTCTCAGCCTTCACATGCTCCATGTCATCCAAGCGAGCAAAGATACGGTCCAACTTTTCCATCATCTCACGCTTTGAAGCAGGATCCTCTTCCTTCGGCACTTGACCTGTTGGCTGTCCACCAGGAGCTCTTAGTTGAGCAAAAAACGATGATTGTCCTCCATTAGAATTATTCTTCCAAAAGTTGTCTGTATTTGGAAACGGCAAAATGCTATTGGGCAACATTTCACTCGGTGTCAAATAGTTTGTCTCTTGGGATACATAGTTTTCACTTCTTGTTCCAGACCCACTGGCTCTATCAGCACCCTTTCCAGTAAAGGTCTTTCCAAAGTCGGGCTCAAGACTGTAATTAGGATCTTGACCAATAATGTTTACATAAGGGGCAACAGAAGAACTAAAATTTTCAACAAGACCCCTCTTTGGGGCAACAGGGTTTGTTGATTGGTCGTTTGGATTTACACCAAAGAAAGATGACGACGACCCTCCAGATTGGAGACTATTTGGTCCCTTCACGTCAGCTTGAATAGATTCTAAATTACTCATATCACCCACAAAAGAATCATAATCATATTGTTGTGTAACAGGATTGTGCTCACGTAAACCGGTTTTCACATTCATTGCGGGAACCTCATCCATAGGTTTCACCGTTTGTCTGTCGGGATCAACAGACCCAACCATATTCATTCCAGAATTGAGATATGTCGAGTGTGGGCCCCGACATTTGCGAGCCTTCTTTTTCTCCTGACGACGAGAAATTTCGGCTGTTCCCTGGTCAATACAATCTACAGACCCAAAGCCACCAGACGGAAATGCTTCATTTATTGAACACCCATCCATCTGTCCGAGTTAGGGACTCTCCTAATTGATAGAAAGAGTAATCTAAACTAGATAACTGCTCATGCGTCGTCTTTGGAAGCCGTTTGCCGCCGCCGCTTTATTTATCCTTGTAATGATTTATGTTATGAGTATTAAAGATATAAGAGAAGGGTTTACATCGGTTGCAAATCTTCTTAAAAATCTAGAAATGGCCCAAAATCAAGATACAATCGTGAATTCATATGACATGTGGGTTGGTTATATTTACAAGCACCCTGATGTTTCTGCAAAGGCATTAAATGATTTCAAGTCAAGAGTTTTTCAACCAACATGTGCTTTCCGTAGAGATTGGAGTAATAATCTAACAAATGGTCTTCAACGCCTTCAGGGGGCAGATACAAGCCAGCTTGCAAATGTTGCTTATAAGACATTCTTAGATTGTCTAGCAGACGGAAATCAGAAATGTCTTGAAAAGCTTGCCGATGCCAAGGCAAGATTTATGGTAGATGGCTGTAATTTTCTTAACCCGTCAGATATTAAAACGTATAACAGTAACTATTCCCCTGTATTCAAACAGTAAACTATGTTAGATGAGCTTACCACCGACGATGGCTCAAATGGGGGCTGGTGTAAAAAAAGGAATGGTTGAAGAAAGTCAAGAAATCTTTGGCCACTTTCTACTTCTTGGACTTGTCCTCACAAGTGTATACGTTGCTCGTATTCCGACAAAGATTGTTAGACGTTTCCAGTCGCATTTGTGGCAAGGTCTTGGACTTCTTTTAGTCCTAGTTATTACGGTTGTATATGGCTCAACACATGGTATTATTGCAGCTCTTGCCTATGCACTTGTTGTAAGTCGTGCCATGCGTGGAAATATGGAGGGATTTATTGACCTTGAAGATACTTATATTATCTCAGGTAAGCACCGTTGGTTTGGAGAAAAGGTTATGCATGAGAATCCTTTCCTAATTCGCGATAAGAATGTAACAACAAGCGCAGTTCAAGACATGAGTGAACGAAGTATGACTAGCAGTTCATCAAGCCGCTAACCAAGTCTCTACCACAAATAGGAATGGCTCCTAAGTCACTGAATGCTGGCCAATTAGACCAATATTTAAGATTGAGTGTAATTGGTCTTATTTTATCATACGTGTTTTTCTATGGCAGTGTCTTTGAAGAAAGTTACCCCCATACGTTGGTAGAATTGCATAACCAGCCTTGGTGGCGTTTAATACTTGTTCTTCTTGTTGCAATTGGGGCACACTGGTGTCCCCGCGTAGGACTTGCCGTCGGTATTGCCGTATATTTATATTTAAATGATATGCATATTCTAACGACTCCATTTCTTAATACCGTAGAGTACTGATACATGACCAGCATAGTTCAAAATTAATAATCCTTAAAGGTTCTTAATTTTGTACATACCGCTATAAATAGGATGAGCTTCCCGATGCCTCCTGGATCTTCTATGGGAGCTCTTGGCGCAGCCGCTGCAATTCAAAGCCCATTTGAGCAGACAATTCTTGGAATCAATAGCAACCCTTATTTTATCGGCACAATGATGTTGTTGCTGAACTTGGGTGGTCGGTTCATTGCCTTGGAAATGTCAAAGGGGCAAGAACAATTCTTTCAAAATGTATGGGTGCGAAGACTTCTATTATTCACAGTTGTCTTTGTTGGAACAAGAAATGTAATTGTTGCCTTCTGGATGTCCCTAATCATTATCCTTTTACTCGGCTACTTGTTTAATGAAAATAGTGACCTCTATCTCTTTGAAAAGACTCCTACACCTATAATCCCTACTATACCTCAAAGCACTTTGACGGTAGATGAACAAGAAATTCTCCGCCGTCTTCAAGAAAAACAGATGCGTGGTTCTAAAGAACTTATAGGGTCTCCTAGTATCAAGCCCGCTGTAAAAAATGGGTCTGATATTTATTGGGAGAATATGAATTATCTCAAGGCAGAAGGATTTGCGAATCGGCGTTTTTAGATGATTCAGGTATGTACAATAATTAAACCGAAGGTTTAATTTTGAACTACCTCTACTGGCCAAGTACATTGGTACTTGGCTGTTCAGAGCGATGACACTTTGAACACTTGAACGTAAATTTTGTTGTTTTATGCTCTTCAAGAAATGCGATAATAATTTCTTTAAGAACAACGGTTTTTGTTGTATCTGGATACACTTTTTCAAGAGCTCTTTTAATTAGCACAGGTCGTTCCTCGCCAAGACCATGACATCTATCTTTCGATAGTCCCTTACAATCCGAGCACGGATGCTTTTTCAAATAAGATGGTGTAAATGTCCACATAACAACATTTGTAAATATTGTTCTTGAGAAACACTTGATAAAATTATCATGGCTTGTATTTACAATGTTAACATCCCACATTTCAGATTTCATAAAATCTTTGATGCGCTTATCAATATATTGAGAGTGAGGATTTGTCATTCTTAATATATATACTACAGGTTGATTAATCAATTTTACACGTTCAAGCTGACACTGTTTCCAACTGGTGCTTGGCGCTTCTTTCTACGACCACCAGTGCGCTCCGTTCCAATGGATCCAACATCCTCAGAGGCAATACTCTGGAGTTCAGACATTGCAGCCATTGCAGGGCTCGTGGCATTTGTTGGCATCTGGGATGGGAAGTTTGGACCACTATCCTCCGCTTGACGGATCTCCTCAAAGGTTCTGAGAATATCGTCAACTCCCGTTGGCCCACTCATTTCACGACGTGCTGTCTGAGGAGGAGGGGCCGCCGCCATGTGTTGTGGCATCTGGGGTGAGTTGAAGAAAGCCCCTGGCCCTGATGCCATATTCACTGGAACACCCTGAGGTTGTGGTTGCTGTCCCTGTGGAACACCCATCGCCATCCCCATAAAGTTTCCAAAGCCTGGTGCCGCCTGCTGGGCCGCCGCCGTAGCAAACTGACGAGCAAGTTCAGGGTTCTTCTTAAAGATATCATCCGCCGATGGCATCTTGGCACGGAAGAAACTGTTGCTCACGTGGCACATGAAACCGCTTCCAGCAAGCTGAAAGACAAGGCGAGCCTCTGGAGGCATCTTGCCACGCTCCTTGTACTTGTCATAGAGCTCCTCGAAAATATCATCATAGTCATCAATATTCTCGTGAACACCCTCGGACCATCCGTCAAGCTTGAAGTCAAAGGGGTCAAACTTGTCATTCATCCACTGTAGACCAGTTACAAAACCCATGAGCATGTTACGTTGAAACTTAATTGATCCCTCCATCATCTTTGCATCATAAAGACGATTGTACTCTGCCTTGACTTCATCAAGAGTATTGTCCATTGTGAAACGCTTGGCAACAGGGAACCCCTTTGCCTCAAGACGCTGGAGCTTGTTGATATACTCTGCCTTTTCGGCGGCCTCCTTCAAAGGATCACGTTGTACAGCTGGTGTAAGATTAATACTTGGTCCAGAAGAAGATTGCGTATTTGCAAAGGCGCCATCAGTACCAAAACTATTGGCAGGTTGATATGACGTCTCACGTTGCACACTAATAGACGGCGCTGGACCCGTGTTAAAATTCAAACTAATTGGTTCTATGCTTTCCATTTTTGCAACGTCAATTTCTTGTATACCACTAAAGGAATTCACATTAACAGACTGTCCCTGTGAAGATGAAGATGATACCTGTGGTGTCGACTGTGAATACTTTGCATTGGCAAGAAGGCTCATTCCAAAATCATCTCCAAGGTCTGAGACTTCAATCGTATTTCCTATGTCACCCGTATCGACCGTTATATCGGGAAATGAAGTTGCCATGTTGGCCATGGCATTGATGCTGACAGACATAGGGTCTCTTTCTTCTTCAAACTAAGGACAGTTTAGGCGCTTTCTTTACGCAGCTTAGATAGCATCACAGCACATGGACAATGCATCCGCCAAATCAGACTTTTTCACTGCATTTTTATAGTGTGCCTTCCACTTTGAAGAATCTGAAAGTGTGGTGGTCTCTAAAAAGGATACAGTCCGTGCTTCGGAACCTGCCTTTCGGTCCTTGTATCCTGCGTCTCCTTTTTCAACATCCTTGACCTTTTTTCCAGCATGCACGAGCTTGAGTGGTGGACAGTCTATGATTAAATCTCTTAGCGTTGCAAAAAGAAGAATCTGAACAGACTTCATTGTTGGATTTTTAAAGGCTGGCTGATTCTCTAGAAGAATTGTTGTGCATGACTTCCACAAGGTAGCATGTTGCTTCACAAGATTCTGAAGGCTATTATGAATCTCTGTTAGACCCACATCAGGCGCCTTGCTCACCTTTGTTTCTTGAATAGGGAGAGAATAATAGGTTTCAAGAGACTTGATAACAAGGTCCTTCTTAGTTGGAATTTTTACAAGACCCTTTGCTGACAAAAGTGAGCGACATTCGTCAACCTTTGGAAGCTTCTTTAGAATAGTTCCTGAAGCATCGCGAAGGGCTGGCCTTGTCTGAGGACAATGACGACTACAGACAAAGGAGCCAGAAATGTCATAGACTCCCTTTGAGGAACAGTGGCCACACTTTTGCTTTGCAACCGGTCCAACATTACTTGACTCAGAAAGCAAGTTATAATTGTCCCACCCAAGAATCTGAAAGGCCGTGCCAGTCTTTTCAAGACAGCACCATGCAAGATTCTTAATACCAATATCAAAGGCAAGAATACGTGTCATCTGGATATTCATACAATGAATGTTTAGATGCTAAGATTCATTCAATCACTGGTACAGTCAAGTATCGCAGATACTTGACCAGCAGAAGTGGTTAAAATCTAGACCATTGGTCTAGATTTTATCTCACTGGTACAGATTCCACCAACGACTCGGCGTATTACGACCATACTCAATTGTAGTATTCAAATCAATATGTTTTACATTTCCTGCAAGCGTTACCGCAGTAGGATTCACTGTAAAGGTACCAAAGAGTTGTGGAACACCCTCTTTACGTTCAATTCCAAGTCCCATCACCATTCCAGATCCATAAAACTCACATTCTGTTGGGGTACATTTCTGTAGAATTGACGGTGGGACTTCCGTATTTGCCGTTCCAAGCGCCTGTCCAGTTGTTTGAGCCTGTCTTGAACGACTAATATTAATAATATCATCTGCATTATGAACGGTCCAGTTTTTGGTGGCAAACTGTTGACCTGGCGGGGCACGAGTCACACATGATTGACGGTAGTCCGTTACAAGACGTCCATCTTCAAGAGGCGCAGCATAAGCGCTATAACGTGAATCTGGAGCATTTACAGTCTTTGTTGCGTCTATTTCACGTTGTGTCTCTTTTTTCACTGTAAACCATGAAGGCTGAACTGTTAAATCCGGTTCACCCTTCAAACGAAATCCTTTAGAATCCATATCCTAATAGGACCTTAGAGATTTATTGAACAAGACTTGACTCTACCTCATTATCAAGGCTTCCATCAACACCATCAATAGCTTCTAGAGGTGTACTCTGAGAACCCTCTGAATCTTGGAGAGGTGTCTTATCTTGCATCCAAGATGACATATCAACTGTCTTGGCACCAGAATCCTCGTGTTGGCGAATAGCCGAAATAACTTGAGCCTTGCTCAAGTTACGAAGACCACTGATACCCTTCTCGCGAGCCAATGATGTAAGTTGCTTGTACGTCATATCTTCATACTTTGCCGAATCTTCTGAAGATGATTCACGTTCCACTTGAACTGGCTGTTGGGTTGATGGGCGAGTTCGGGATCCAGAATCTACTGAAACTTCGCGCGTATCCGTTTCGTTCGATGATGTGGGAAGAACCTCCTCCTCGTAGCTCGTGTTTGAATAAGATGGTTTTGAGGGAGGCTCTGTCATTAAGACCATGGCTTGTTCAGTTGTAACCTTCAAGTCAAAAAGAATATTCTCCATGAGGCCAACCTTGCGCTCAAGCTGACTCACACGAGAATAGAAGTAATAACTCACGGCACCGAGAATCAAAAAGAAGACAATGCCAATGACATCTGCATGACTAACTGTTGACATACTACTGCTTGTCTGGAAGGTTTTTTACATTCCGTTTAAGCGCATGAGTCCAGACTCTCTAAGAACCTCACGCACACTACTTACGCGACAAATGCCAGATTCCAACCGATAAAAATAGTCAATTGCCCCTGTGGAAAGCTCTTCAGCACGACAACAGAATTTCTGAATCTTGCTATTTCCTGGGGCTTCACACAGTGAAAAGATGTGAGTGCTGATAATACTTTTGGCGTTCGGAAGTTTCCAAAGACTGTCCAAAAATACCTTTGCACTCGTTTCAGCGTCTGGAGGATTTGTACTGTGGAACAATTCGTCAATTAAAAGAAGTGTTGGCGCCCCTGTCCGTGTTGTAACATCTAACATACGGCTTGCCATACGAACTTCCATCTCAAACAAGCTCTCTTTTCCAGCATGATCCTTGCTCTTCAAGCGAGTAAACACGTTTGAAAATGGATACCATGATCCAGAAGCATCATATGTCATTCCACAGGTTTGTCCAAGAAGAACTTGTTGAAGAATACTTCTGAGAGAGGACGATTTTCCTCCGCGGTTGGGTCCAGTCAAAAGACTGTGCTTATTCAATGATAGTGAGCTCTTGATTGCCGACTTGGATGGAATTGCAATATCTGAACAATCTTCAAGATCTAAACTATCCATAGTTGACTTCCAGTCAACGGCTTGCCATGCCTGATCGCGAGCAAGTGTTGTTAATACTGAAAGTTGTCCAAGAACCTTGAACGTAATTTTAAGAGCAAGAGGTTCAGATGTCATCCATGCAACTGCTTCACGTGGATCTGATGGAGGTTCTACAAGTTTAAGATTTATTGTCTTATTTGCCCCAATAGACTCAAGTCTATTATACACCTCTTGACCAACTCTATAAAGATTCTGGATCGCTTCTCCTCTACGGACAATTGCGTTATCTAACTTATATGTGTGATAGGCAGTAAAAAATGGTATAATCATTCCTTGGCCAACACTTATAGATGTCCACAGAAGCTGAGAATATTGCTTAAATCCCCATGGCTGACCATTTTGAACTCCAAGAACCATTTGTTGCATCATAACAACATACACATTCCAGGGAATATTCATATTCATCATAGTTCTTAAAATTACATAGGGCATTATGCATAATATAAGAGGTGTGAGAAGGGCTAGAGCAGGAGCTAACCAAATCTTGAATAAAACCATAAAGGTCAATAAAAAAGGGATATGATTAAAGGTCTTTGTATCATTTCCTGTAAAGAATATCTGTTCTTCTGCGGTTTTGCTTGTATCGCTTGTCTTATGTTCTAAGAGAATGGATTCGGATTCCTTTAGAGATTCAAGGGATGTATAGACTTCTTCAATAACTTCGGGATGCTGTCTAAGACGATGTACTTGATCTGCGCGAACTTTCAAAAGTGTCTCTGAATTTGTAAATCCCTCCTTGAGTTGTCTTGCCCATTCCTCTTTTGCACATTCAAGTGGGAATCCAAATATATTTACATGTTCTAAAAGTTCAGACTCGGCTAGACAATGTACTTTATCCATCTAGTTTAGTTTTGGCTCATTATGAGGGGCTAAAAGGCGCGCATCCTATTCTTTATAGATGGAGGTTCATCCTATTGAAACGGACATCCTTGCAATTCTTGAAATGCGATCATATCCTACAGAGCCTGTAAATGAGGCGATGATGAAACAAATTCATAAGATTCGTGAATTTTGCCTTCAAGCTGATAAGCAGGATATTTTACCAAATGGGGGTCAACTTGGCTGGAGAAAGGGTCCAGCGCCAACGTATCAAGGTGGTCGCACAAATCCCCCAAATCGGTGGCGAGGTTCACAGGGTGGCTCGGCTCGCCCATCACCCAAACCTCCAGGTCAACCACCTGGAGAGCGTGTTCAAAATCGTTATGTAAGTAAATTTCAAAATACAGACTCGCCTGTTGAAGATAAGATTCTAAATCAAGTTATTCTTAATAAACTAAACAAGTTTAGTTCATCTAACTACGACGAAGTAAAGTCATTTCTTCAGCAAATCCTAGATAGCGATGAAAATGACTTTCTAAAGGACTTTATGGTTCTTGTGTTTAAAAAGGCAGCCACTGAGCCCACGTTTTGTCCCTTGTATGCCCGGATGATTAGTGAACTAAGCCAAGATTATAAAACTCTTATTGTTGAGTTGGAGAATCTATACACAAAATACCTCATGATTTTTGAAGAAGTCTCCGAACATGACTCCAAGGATTATGAAACATTTATTCAGAGAAATCGCGAAAAGACTCATCGCCTTGGGTACAGTCAATTTCTTGCAGAACTTACCAGCATGGGAGTTTTAAAACTTTCTCAACTTCAACTTCTCTTTACGACAATCTTTCAGCATATTATGAAACATGCAAGTGAAGCCGATGGTAAGCAGAAACTTGTAGAGGAATATGTCGATTGTCTGGTTCGTATGACAAAGGCATTTCAGAATACCCGAAACGGGAACCTGGTGAAAACCCGAAGTGAACTATTAAATGTTTGTGAACCTTTGATCACTTCCATCCTTTCCCAAAAGTCCACACTTTATCCCGGTTTATCTAAAAAGGCATCCTTTGGTCTTATGGATTGTTTGGACGGTTTCAGAGGGACTGGGTCGCGTTAATTTTCCTTACTGCTTGTAGAAAGAAGAAATGGTCAATACTCGTCGTGGAAACCGCAAGAACAATGTTTCCCGCAAGAACCGCAACTCTCGCAAGAACCGCAAGGCGAACCGCAAGAACCGCAAGTCTTCACGCAAGAACCGCCGCAACAACATGAGCTTCATGGGTGGTCGCAATGGCCTCTTTGGCACGCTTTACAGCCCGGTAAGCCACATCCTCCAGGCGACGGGCGAGGGTGTTGGTGCCGTGACGAACACGACGCGTAACATCACCAAGCGTGGCCTCGGCGGCGTGGACAAGATCGGTCGCTCAGTGACGGGCCACGCCAACGCTGCTGTCCGTAACCTTGTTTCACGCAAGCGCCGTGGCTCCCGCAAGAACCGTCGCAATTAGAGTGTTTACCACATCAAATTGCTAGTGCCGTAACTAGAGTGTTTAGCACATCAAGTTACTATAACATTTTATTATTAATCCTTCAAAGATTTAATAATAAAATTGATTAGCTTTGCTACAATAAAAGCACTTAAGATGAAAGATACTACCTTAGAAAGGGAGAATCGTATGACCAAATCTGATAAGAAGAATAAGAAAGGGTTTGTTCCTCGTAAGAAGAAGAATCATCACGATGACGATGATAGTAGTGTTGATAGTAAAGGAAACATCAGAGGCCTTGTTGACTATGATACAGATGATGAACCCGAGGTAACTACGCGTACAACATCGTCAAATAGCACACCAAAGAGCCCTGTTGCTCGTCGCACTCGTAATTCAAAGAAAAAGTCGCGTCGCTATGACTCTGATTCTGAAGAATCCTCTTCTGACGAGTCTGTCCGTGAAAATAAAATCATCTCACGCCTTCGTGCCGAAAAGAAGGCTCTTCTTCGCCAACGGGATAAGCGCGATGCAGAAGAGCGTAAGAAGAAGCGTGAAGAGACCGAGACTGAGGAAGAAGAGGATGAGGATGAGGATGAGGATGATGAGGATGATGAAGAAGATGAGGATGATGAAGAGGATGACGCGAATAATTTCGGTGGTATCATGCTAAGTTTTGGTGGTGAGGAAGAAGATCGTATGATCCCCAAGCGCCACAATATGAAGAAGGAGTCTGAAGAAGTCAAGAAGTTCGTCAAGCTTGTTACGACTCCTTCTGACGAGGATACGATTGATGGTCAAATTGACCAGTTTAAGGCTCTTCCAGAAGATAAGCGTAAAAAGCTTCTTGATGTTCTTGAGTCACGCAATAAGGTTCCTGGAACTGGAAATACGCAACAGGGACTTATGTTTAAGATTCTAACTATGAATCTTCCAACGGAGGTACAATCCATTGTTCTAAACAAGTATAACTCCCTTCAGCACCAGGATCCTAGTGGCAGTGAGTATTTTAAGCATCGTAATTGGCTTGAGAAGCTTACGAGCATGCCTCTAGGAATTTACAAGGAACTTCCAGTAAAGATTGATGATGGACAAGAAAAGTGTGGTGCCTTTATGGAACGTGCTCGTCGTTGCCTAGATGACGCAATTTACGGACAGGATGATGCAAAGCTACAGATTCTACAGTTTATTGGTACAAAGATTGCAAATCCTTCTGGCCGTGGCCTTTCTCTACTCCTTTCTGGTCCACCTGGTATTGGTAAGACCAGTCTAATCAAGAATGGTATCTCAAAAGCACTTGACTGGCCCTTTCAGTTTATCTCACTTGGTGGCGACAGTGATGCTAGTACTTATACGGGTCACCAACTTGTGTACGAAGGCAGTCACTGTGGCAAGATTGTCAATTCTCTAGTTGCTGCAAAGAGTATGAGCATGGTTCTTATGTTTGATGAGCTAGATAAGATTAGTACGACAGCCAAGGGCGAGGAGGTTCAGAATCTTCTTGTACATTTGACGGATCCTGTTCAGAATGGTGAGTTTGAGGACAAGTATCTTTCTGGCATTCCTATCGACTTGAGCCGTGTCATGTTTAGCTTCTCTGCAAACGACCTGAATAAGATTGACAAGGTTCTTCTTGATCGTATGATTGTTGTTCAACTTCAGGGGTATTCCGCAAAGGATAAGGTGGCAATTGCTGAGAATTATCTTGTTCCTGTTGCACTCAAGGAGGTTGGCCTTGCTGAGAAGGTTGGAATCAGTAAGGAGGTTCTTCAGTTTGTGTTGGAGAACTATGCAAATGAAGAGGCGGGTGTTCGTGAGCTCAAGCGGTGCATTGAACAGATTGCGCAGAAGGTAAATATGCTCCGTATGTTTAATACAAAGGAACTACCATTCCATATCAAGGATTTCACGCTTCCATTTGTACTCAAACGGGAGCATGTTGAACTCTTTCTTAAGAAGAAGGTGGTTGATGCTTCAAAGCTAGCAATGTACACCTAGTTCTTGCGTGATTTACGGTTGCGTGATTTACGGTTTTTTCTAGTCTTTCCCCCCTTTAGATTTTTCTCAAGAGCGGACAAGGAATTCTTCACCTTACCAATCTGATTAAATACAGGTGAAAATACATTATTTACAGAAAGCTTTGGTGAATTTGGAGGGGTGTTAACTACTGCATTGGTGCTTGGTGAAACTGGAGGGGTGGTATTTACGGTTACAGTGGGTTTTGCAGGGCTATTAGGGCGCTTTGCAGTCTTTTGTTTTCCATCTGAAGTTTCATACCAATATCCCTTTGTTGCAGTCTTATTATTTCTATGCTTCATCTTCAACCATCCTTCTGGAAGATTTGCATTTGCAACAGACTCATATCCAGATTCTGTTGGTCGCTTTCGTGTCTTTGATAAGCCAGACTTTGACTCATACCAATAAGAAGGGGGATTTCTAGCATTATTTGCACGCTTTAATTTTTCCCATCCACGTGGAAGGTTCGCATTCGGAACAACTACATATGCAGGTTCTGTTGGTATATTCCACGTTGATGTACCCTTATTTGTAGAACCAGAACGATACCAATACTTTGGTGTTTTAGATGTATTACTCTTAGCCTTTACCTTTTTCCATCCACGTGGAAGAGTCTTATCTTCAACAAATTCATACATGTTTTTACTTTCAGGAATTCTCGCTTTCTCTTTTGGAGGCTCCCATGCAGAATTTAACGCGGATTCATACCAATAAAGAGGTGGATCAGAATTATTATTTCTGTGTTTGACTTTCTTCCACCCAGCAGGAACAGTAGAATTTTCAACTTCTACTTCAGGACTATTTGTAGCTGGTGTTCCAGGAGCATACCATTGGCGTACTCCCTTCTTTTTATCATGCCAATACTTGACCTTTGGGTGATTTTGAAATGAAACCTCCTCAAAATCCTTGTGACCATTTACGGGGGCCTCATTTACAGGAAGACTATTTGGAGGCGCATTCAAACTCGGAGCGTTTGACATCTCCTATCTACTTGAGTTGTAAAAAAGACAATTGGCTCGGTTGATAAGCTTTTACAGTTTGCTTTACAGTTGGTGTTTCAGCAACCCACATTGTATCTTGCTTTGAGCGTTCAGCTTGCATATCTGCAAGTCGCTTTTGAAGTTCATTTGACGCAGGTGTATTTGTCGGTGCCCCGGGGGTAGGAACGCACTGCTTCCAACGATTAATCTTACACGACATTCTTTAGAAATGAAGCAGAAATAAAGAATGCAAGAAATCCAAGAATTGTCCATCGTTTACGACAAATTATATCTTCCTCTTGCTTCATTCCATCGTATAACGAATTAATATTAATAATGGCAACACTGTCAGTTGTTGCGAGTTTATTTTGGCATTTTAAGATATATTCGCCCTTATTTTCCAAGATAAATCCCCATACATTGTCAAGTAGTAGAGCATTCTTGAATGGTTCTGATGCAAGAGTGTTCATAAGAGTGGAATGAAGCGTATATTCTTCAAGATCTTGGTGAAAGTGTTTATAAACCCCTGGATTTGTAGCAAGCGCTTGAAGATTTGCTACAAGAGAATGTGGATTATATTGAAAGTCTGGTGGTATATCTGTAATAGAAGTAAGATTACTATATGTAACATATGTAGTAATCATCTTCAGATGAGTAAGCTTGTTAAAGGTTGATAGATTGTTAAACTGCGTCATGGTACACTATATATTTATAACCAATTCGCCAATTTTTTTGTAATTTCTTCCTCAAGCTGTCCCCATGTATGACCGTCATTTATAATTCTAACATTAAATGGAAAAGTATCCAGCTCATGTTCTGTTAAAGAATCTTTGACATAACTTGTTTCTTGACCGTTACGAATAACACGGACAGTTACAACATCTAAAACAAAGTCAGAAAGTGCAGTATACTCTGCTAAAAGTCTCCAATCTGTTATAACGTACTTTTTAGAAGGGTCGATTTTACTGTAAACCTTTCTTGCAAAATACCCAGGATCGCCCTGTTCAATACGAATCTCTTGGCCTCGTTGAATTAAATGGTCACGAACAGTCTTTCCTCTAACTATGAGGCGCTTTCCATGCTGTGTATGAGTCCACTGAAGGGGAATGTTTAATTCTTCTGCAACCTGGACCTTTAAGGCATCAGCAAAGGCTAGTCTTTGAAATCCATAATTTCCAAGAATAGATCCAACTGCGTCTTTTCCTGAACCACTCCACCCACTCAATAGAAAAATCGCCATATACTAGACTCAGGTGGGTTCTTTATATCAGCGGAACATTAGAATATACGTAGAATTGCCATACTTTGGCTTATTGATTTCCATCGCATTCTCATCATCATATAGATGCCAATTATGCCATACAGGACTGAGTGCTTGTGATGTATAATGACCTCCCATATGGCTACCATGATGGTCAATCGTTGCAAAGTTCTTGTACTTCTTTGTCCTTGTATGTTCATTTGACTCTGGACTGAAGAATTCCTCTAGGCAAATTGGCTCACCATCATACTGAAGCGGTACCTGAATCTTCTCACCCATTGGAGTGAAACGCTTGAGCGTAATAATGAGAACCTTTGGCAGGCGCCAAATACTTACACTCTTCTTTGTTGTTGTCTTCTTCTTGCACGCATCACAGTCATATCCTTCAATTTCTTCACTCTTGAGTTCAAGGCGTACACAATCTTCAATCGTACTTGTACCCTTTTCAATTGCAATCTTTAACACATTGAAGGTCTCCCAACGAGTGTGAATAGTCTTGCACCCCCCACACGTATACTGAATACGGTAAAGGCCAAACACCAGATCTGTAAGAGGACTATACTGCTTTTCAAAGGCGTTCTTCCAGGCTCGTACTGCTCCAAGAGTCATAGTTGGAAGTGTCGATTCATTATTAATCTTAATGTTCACTTCCTTCTGAGTTGCCATATACATCTGATCAAGCATCCAGACAAGAAACTCGTGTGCGTCTTGAGGAGACCGCTGAACAAAGATATCATAAAGTGTGCCCTTTACAATATGACGCATATGGTCATAAAATCCAAGTGGGCGTACATAGGCTGGACCCGTTCCTGCCCAGAGACTCTGAATAAGATCCTTGTAGGCAAGAAGGAATTTTGAAGGAGAAGCTGTCTTATCCTTGATATGTTCATCAACCTTGTTCTGCTTACAATACAGAGTCCACTCTGGACAATTTCGCCACGCCTGTAGGGTTGCATTCATGAAGCAAGTATTTCCTAGATTTCCAAGGCCAAGAACACCACGCATTTCATTTTTAGGCATGAGAATAGCACTGATAGTTAAAATTGAAATGACCTGAATCAATTTTTTATGGCATCATGTCCTGCTGTGTCTGTATTGAAACATTCACAAAACAGCCTCATAAGAAGCAAGCAAAATGCCCCTACTGCGAAGTAAAGGCATGTACATCGTGTACTCAGAAATATCTAGAAAGTATTCATGAAGATCCTCATTGTATGGGTTGTCGTCGTGCATGGACCCGTGAAGTCATGGATGAAATTCTTCTGACAACCTGGGTAAATGGCGATTATAAGAAACATCGTGAAGTGATCTTGACAGATCGTGAGCGGTCTCGTCTTCCTGCCGCCCAAATTATTGTAGAGCGCCGAAAGGAGGCTATTGAACGCTACAAGATTCGTGATGAAATTATGGCAAAGATTACTGAGCTAGATATAGCCCTCGCAAAGCTACGAACCCAGTATTATCTTGAGAATCGTCGTATTGAGATACTCTATCGTGGACAAGACCCAGACGCTTCTAAGAATACGCAGGAAGAACGTCGTGTCTTTGTTATGCCCTGTCCTGCATCAGAGTGTCGTGGATTCCTATCACAAGCATACAAGTGTGGTGTGTGCGATATCTTTGTCTGTCCTGATTGCAGGGAGATTAAAGGACTTCAGCGAGATGGCGAGCATACTTGCAATCAAGATACTGTTGCAACCGTTCAGAAAATGAAGAAAGAATGTCGTCCTTGCCCAGAATGTGGCAGTAGTATCTTCAAGATTGAAGGCTGTGATCAGATGTTCTGCACCGCATGCAATACACCCTTTAGCTGGCTCTCTGGCAAAAAGATTACATCTGGTGCAATCCACAATCCACACTACTTTCAATACATTCGCCAAGTTCAGGGAGGACAGGCTCGTACTCCTGGTGATATTCCCTGTCTAGCCCATCTTCCTACTGCATGGAACTTTGACCGTGAAGTAACGCGGCGGTTTCCCTCTCCAGGTAATACTACTCCCAAACTTCTTTATGAAGGTCTTCTTGTACTCACTCATATTCATGCAGTTGAAATCCCCCAAGTAACAACTCGTGCTGAAGATCAAGATAACACTGAAGTAAATGTTCGGTATCTTCTCAAACAAATTGATGACGTACGTTGGAAGCAACTTCTCCAGCAAAAGGAAAAGACGCGAGTGAAAAAGGATGAGATTCGTATGCGATACGAAGCCTTTGTTGGAGCCTGTGTGGATATCTTTGGAAATCTAATGAATGTAGCAAGAGCTGTTATTACAATTACACCTGCAGAGACGTTAAAGATTACTACATTAATGAAAGAAACAAGCGAACAGTTTGTTAAAATGATAGATATCTTTAATCAAGGAATGCTAGAAATCAGTAAACGCTACAAGTGTCAAGTGATTACTATCAATAGCCAAACTATGAAACGTACAAAGGTGCGTCACAGTACAGGTCGTAAGAAGACACCAAAACTGAGACGTAACAAAACGACAGAGACCCCTGTAGATGATGGAAGTGATACAGATGAACCAGAAGGTACTGAAAATGAGATTGTCCAGATAATCTAAACGCCTAATACTATAGCAGTAATATGAGCCTTCCGCCCTACGAACGTCCTTACGGTATTTATCTTATGGATGATCTTCATAATTACTTTCCTGCTATTCTGTATGATGCTGAGCGGTTTACAACAACTCGTGAACTTATGAATTATATTCAATCACGAATGGCTTCACAGTTTAATACGTTTAGCCTTGGAAGACATCAATATCATAGACAACATACAGTTGATATTACACCCCTTTTTACAACAAATCTAGATAATCTTAGAAATCAAACGCCTCAGGATGCAGCCATGGTGAATCTTCTTCAAAATCTTCTAAATATTCCTGTAGAACAAAATCAGTTCTTAAATCCAGTTGTTGTTCGGCCGACCCGTGAACAAATCGATCAGGCCACAAGCCTACGTGTATCAACCGCAACAGAGGCAAATCAGTGTGCAATTTGCCAAGAAGGATATGTAGACGGTCAAGGAATTCGTCGTATTACTCGTTGTGCTCATGAATTTCATTTAAATTGTATCGAGCCATGGTTTCAGCGCAATGTTCACTGTCCAGTGTGCCGTCATGACATTCGGCAAGCGTAACGGCAAATATAGATATCTCTATTCAAGGATAAACCAATCATTGAATAGATTTTTTAACTTTGCTTCTTTTTATAGTGCAATCTCTCCAAGATTGCCTGGTAGTTCACTCATAACAGTGCTCCAATATGCTTCAATCTGCTCCTTCCCCTTCTTCTCATTTGCACAAATGAGGTTAATTGTCACACCCTTGCGACCATAACGACCAGCACGACCAATGCGGTGAATGTAGTTGGCCGTATCAAGAGGGAGCTCAAAGTTAATGACAAGACTGACCTGCTGAACATCAATACCACGTGCTAGAAGATCCGTGCTAATGAGTACACGAACCTTACCATGACGGAAATCATCCATCTTTGACTTGCGTTCATCGGATGTCATCTCGCCGTGAATGACCTCAAGCGTAAACTTGGCCTCCTTCATCTTCATACCAAGCCACTCTGCCTTCTGGCGCTTATTACAATAGATAATAGCCTGATTAATAGGAAGCTGTGCATAAATATCACAGAGCGCATCAAACTTCCAATCCTCGCTGTCAAATGATACATAGTACTGCTTGATACCCTCGAGAGGCACCTGGTTTGCAGCGATTAGAACACGCACAGGGTCCGTTAGAATTCCATCCGTAAACTTTACAATCTCTGGAGGCATAGTTGCCGAGAAAAGGCAGACGCGCGTCTGCGAAGGAAAGCCGAGCTTGAGAATCTCCATAACCTGGTCCTGGAAACGGTCCTCTAGCATCTGATCCGCCTCGTCCATAATAAGAACCTTAATGTGGTCACGAATAAGAGCACCACTATAACAAAGATCGTAAATACGACCAGGGGTACCTACAAGAAACTGGCACCCATTCTTAATAGCCTGAACATCTACGCGACGAGGATTTCCACCAATTGCAAAGTGTGCCTTAAGATTTAGGTAATTGCCAATTCCAACTGCAACCTTATAAATTTGCTCTGCAAGTTCATGTGTTGGTACAAGAACTAGGACCTGAACCTGAGGAAGGGAAGGGTCAATACGGCATAGTGAACCAATAGTAAACGTGCCTGTCTTTCCCGTTCCAGATTGTGCCTGTGCAAGGACATCCCGACCTTGTGCAATAGGAACAATTCCACGCTTCTGAATCTCAGAAGGCTTCTCAAACCCAAAGGCATAAATACCGCGGAGGAGCTGGTCAGGAAGATTCATAGTATCAAATGAATCAAAGACCTCCGCCTCCGCGCTCTTGCTCAAAACTGACTCAACTGGGCTAGACATCTCTCTAACATTATTCATACAGGGTGTTTAGACCAGCATTAAAAATTGATGGATTAAAATGACATGTATGCAACTATAGAAAGAATGGCAGACGACTACGATGGTGCTGGTGATGATCTTGGCGATGTTGTTGAGGAGCTAGATGAGGTTCTTGATGATACGGTGGAGGCTGGCGAGAAGATTGAGGATGACGGTAAGCGTGAGCTTGCAAAGGAAAACCGAGCCCTTCAGTTTCTCATGACACACCATCCAGAATGTCGCCTTCCTTATCGTGAAGAAATTCTTCAAGTTCTTCCTCTTGAATCCTATCCTCCTTCTAACCTTACTGGTAACCATAAGAGTGTTCCATATCTTACAATCTTTGAAAAGACAAAAATTATTGGATTTCGTGCAAATCAGTTGGCACATGATGCACGACCTCTTATTGACCCCGTTCCACCGCACATAACGGATGTTCTAGACATTGCACGTCTTGAACTTGAACAGAAGCGTCTTCCCTTTATTCTCAAACGTCCAATGCCAGATGGGACGTATGAGTATTGGCGTCTATCAGATTTGATGATTATATAACTATTCAAGAAAGGTAATCCTAATTCTATCAGATTGTTTGGAAGGCTCTGGACTAACTGAAATTTCTTTATAAATATTTACTTTTTGTATTCCATTTGTAACTTCTGGGTGTGATATATCCTGAATATCATGAAACTTTGAATTATATAACTGCTTAAATTTTGTAGGAATGGCGGGAGAGATCTCCATCAATCGTTCACTTTGCTCACGAACCATTTTTAGCATATCTTTTGCACGAATTCGTTCTTTGCGAGAAAGTGCCATTTCCATATTGATAAATTTTGATAATTTCAGATATTGAATAGATCCAATACGATGCCCCTCAGTTCTTTTTGCCCAGGCGAAATAGGAGCCAACTGTACTTAAAAGTGCAGTCAAAAGACTTACCCCGCCAACACCAAGAGAACTTATATTAGTATTACTACCAAAAATTAAAGATGATGCACCGCTCACAAATCCATTAATTGCAGATAAGCAAATTACTGGAAGTGCAATATAAGTGTTTAATTTTGAATAGTGTAATTCACATTCTGTATGCAACCATGCTAATCCAGAAGCACGTTCACCCTCACTTGCAATAACCTTTTCTAAAGCATCGTTCCATGTCACATATGTTTCTTCCTGCTGTTGTTGCGGTTGCGGTTGCGGTTGCTGTTGTTCAGCCATCTAGCAGTATTAATTAAAAAATATGAATACGATCAGAAGGTTCTTTATATAAGGCGTTTTCGGGTTTAATATCAAAACATTCATACCAATCATCGAATTGAGAAACAATATTATTAACTCTTGCAACTGGCGGGGCGTGGACGTCCATAAACAAACTTTGAAGCGCCTTTTCCTTCTTTTCTTTTGTTCTCCAACTTACTGCAAAACTCATAAAAAAATCACATAACTGTTTTTTCCTTGCCATACCCGTAATTTTCTTTTTATCTAGACGCAGTTTAAGAGCTTCTAATGAAATTCCTACTCCTCCTAAATCTGCAATATTTTCACTCAAGGTTAACTCTCCGTTCAAATGTTGGCCAAAATATGTTGTACTGTTAAAGAGTTTTATAAGTGCCTTTGTTTTAACGAGATAGTTCTCGGTTTCTTCTTTTGACCACCATGATTTTTTATTACCAGTTTCATCATAGTCTTTTCCATCTGCATCAAAGGCATGACATATTTCGTGCCCTATAGTAGCACCTAAACCTCCAAAGTTCCAACCATCTGAGGCTTCGATATGAAAAAATGGCCATCTTAAAATGCCAGCAGGTAAAATAAGACGATTTCCTTCATTATAATAATATGCATTTACTGCAAAAACCGCGTCTTCCCAGTTTGCTGGATTTAATTGTGTATTCATTTTTGCAATTTCATCCTTAAATTCCATGTTTGCTAAATCCAAAACATTTCTTACAAGATTATCTGGATGAAGAACCGTCTTCTTATCTTTAATAATAACAGAAGGATATGCCACACTCAAAATAATACTATTAACCTTTTTGCCAGCTCTTTTTCTTGTATTTATATTAAGCCATTCTGTTGCTTCTGCACGATATTTTGCCATGGCCTTGATTTCATTTGCCATATTAAATGCCGACCGTTTGATAATTTCTGGAACAAACTTTTTGATAAAAGCGGACCCTAGAGAGGCAGAGAGCCATTCTTGTGCAAGACGTAGAACTAATCGTCTTTGTGGTACCTTTTCAGACTGTCCTCTAAGGCGGTGTCCAAAGAGTTCAAACTCCATATCATCAAATGGTGGAGGAAGAATAGGCAAGACGTGAAGTAAAAGTTGTGCAGAAAAGAGAGTCTTCCAAGTGTCAAGTGTGAATGTTTTAAAACACCGATTTAAATATGCCAACCAGCGTGTACTCAAGACAAGAATTTTTGCATTACGAAACTCAGAATGTGTCCAACCAAGTGCAGAATGAAATAGTACATGCCATGGAACGGCTTTATATTTTTCTTCAATATCAGAGCCGTTTATTAAAATTTCATTATCCTTTCTACCTTTTATAATTTCAGTTGCAGAGATGTGTTCAAGGCCAACAATACGCTCCAGTCCTTCTACATCAAAATCTTTCGATAAATGTGTTAATAATTTTCCATACGCAACCAGAGTTCTTCTGTGTGATGATGACTTGGAGAAATAATAATGTATATCTGGTAAACCAAGATCGCCATGAGCCAACGCTAACCGATAAATTGAACTTTTTGTCTCCATCGGAATAACCATAAATGATAACATAGTTGGAATGCGATGTTTAATAAAATCGCCAAGTGTTGATGCAATGTCATTCTGATCGCGAATACATTTCATATTTCCAATCATACCACGAATAAATTTTACATTATTCATCTGATTTTGTGCATTTAGAGCAGATTCAGTTAGAGTTCCTAGTAAATAATCTGTATGGGGAATATTCTTATCTGAGTAGTTTCTAACCTCACTTCTGGCACTATCAAGAATAGACATTAATTCCTTATTTATTTGCTCTTCAATCTCTTCACTGACACCATAACTGCTTAAATAAGGTGGCATAGAAGCATGGCGAATCCAATTTCCATTTACATATTTATAAAAGTCGTTTCCTGGTTTGATACTATCTTGTGGTGGCGGTATGTCTGGTTTCGGTGGAACTTTTGACATCGCTCCTCTAATTGATAGACACACTTCTTGCGATTATATTCGGTAAGAGCCTTGCGGTTTTGTTTTTCACATGCTTTAAAAAATCTATCACGCAAATCGTAGAGGGCACTAGGACTTGCTGGAATTGGGGTTGATAAACTTTCTATTGAGGATACAGAGCCATCCTCTGACATTCTTACTTGACATAGAGATTTTGTAAAGAGACCGCTACTGGTCAAGTACTGGTGATACTTGGCCAGTACCGGAGAAGCCTAAAGATTCATACTATAATGAAAAAGAGAATGGATCATATTTCATCAGCTATTCACACTGTTCGTAACCGACCTCTACCAAAGGAGCCTCTTGCCTTCTTTCAGTATAAGCAGGGGACGCGACTATTTGTAACCATCACAGATACACCGAGTGTTTGGCAAGATGATCTAGTTATTGGTGAAAAGCTATTTGCCGATATGTTTGTCTGTCCCTTGGGCTCTTCTACTGCATGTGCAGATCACGTATATGTAATGGAACAGACTCGTGATATTCTAAAGCAGAGAATGCGTTATCCTGGAGTAAAGGAAAATCCTGAATTTGAAAAGATTGCCAAGACATGGATTTTACCAAATAAGCTCAATCTAGGGCCATCCGCGAATGATATGCTAGCTTTACCTGAAAACTCTGCAATAGATACATTCAAGTCAATCTTTACACAGGTAAATTCAGAGGATTCAGTCGTTCACATCCTAAAGATTGAGGTTGCAGATGGTGTCGAGCGCCAACTTCTTTACAAGATTCTAGATAATGGTCTTCGTCCCAGTCTAATTCTTGTAAAGTGGTCCAATGATCTAGATGACCATGTCCCCACAGCATCATGTGCTGGACACGTTATGAACTGTGGTTACAGTCTTATTGGACTCAATGATGGATATGCTCTATATTTTTTTAATGACCAGGGCCTATATGATATTTGCAGTATGAAGACTATCAATCTAAAAAATCCTATTATGGAAACACTACTTCAGTCGGTTTCTGTCTTTCAATCTGCCCTTGCACCTGTATCAACTATTGTTTAGTTACATACGCCAGTGGTTACCACAATTCAAACAGGAGATGAACTTTGTCATGGGTTCATCTGCTGAACGTGTCTGAAGCTCATAATACGTACACTCGCGCTTGTGGCAACGACCACACTTGAAGAGATCCGTTGCAAGTGCCTTATTCCCCTCAAGCTGTTGCTTCTCACGAAGAAGCATACGATCATTGAGTTCCGTGTAAAGTGTAGGTGAATAATCCATAATACTCATGGTTGCAAGATTATCAATCGTAAGATCTTTCTGAATAATCTTTTTGAGAAGAAACGCATTCTTAACATAACTATTTGGATCTAGATTTCCAATGAACCGACGAAGAGACTGCATGTAGACTGTTTGAAACAGAGAATTCTCAAAGTGCTTGAATACCTGCTTGTTTGTAGAATCTGTAAGTGCCGATTCTAGAATTGCAAGTTCGAGCTTTACGAGATCCTGAGATGAAAGAACCTTACCAAGAGATTTTGTTAGACATTTGAGAGCATGAGACCGATACTGATGTTCAAGACCGTCTGCTGGAATCGGCCCTGATGTAAGTTCCTGTGCTCGTGACTTTCGGATAAAGACTTGTTGCTTTGCGCGACCCGTATTTTGATTTGCAGCAACAGTCTTAGAAACCTTCTTCTTTGCTGGAACCTTCTTCGAAACAACTACAGGCTCATCAACTTCTTCCTCACCTTCAATAACTCCCTCCTCCTCTTCTTCATCTTCTTCCTCAAATTCCTCCTCAGAATCGTCTTCCTGTTCATCTTCAGGTACACCTTCTTCCTCCGCAACCTTCTTCTTTACAGGTTTTTCATCTTCTTCCTCTTCTTCAAGCGCCTCCGTATCTTCAAGCGGTTCATCTTCACTATCATCTTCACTGTCAACATCATCAAATCCACCAAACGCCTTCTGGTAGAACTTTTCGTACTCTTCTAGGCTAAAACTGACAGGGGTTTCCCAACTATCACCATCCTTTGATGCAATTAGAAGAATATCGCCAAAGTATAGTTCAGAATCCATTGGTGGTGGAAGGTCATGTTTATTTTCGGTTCCTGCCTTGCCTGTTATATAACCAAAGAGTGTTAGTGTCATTCCTGAATACGGATACGTGCCTAGGTTTGAAAGAGGCGTCTTTTTCTTCATAAGTGTCTGAAGAGCCTCCTTTGTTAGACTCCCATTTCCATCCTTGAGCTTAAGCTTCTTTGTTTCGCCCTTTGCAAGAAGTGTAATTCCATAGATTGCAGACATTCTGTATACTATGTCAACTAGCGCTTAAATATGATTCAATATTTCCTAGCATCCATATATCTCTTTATTCCCCCAGGCCCAATATGTTTCATGGATTCAAAAATATTAATGAGCTTGTCTATATAATTGGGGCCAAATATTTCCTAGCATCCATATATCTCTTTATTCCCCCAGGTCCAATATGTTTCATGGATTCAAAAATATTAATGAGCTTGTCTATATAATTGGGACCAAAATGCTCATCACACATAGAAGCAATGTCATTCTTATACAATTTATCTAACATAGGAACAGCCATCCATGCAGTCATAGAAGTAAAGTTCCTGTCATTTTCTGGATAGTACTTATTTTCAAGAAATCTAGTCAATGTTGCCAAATATAAGACTCGCGCACAATGATTATCAAATTTATAACTATAACGTTTATTTTTGAATACTGATCTACCTTCCAAGGCTCTAACCTGGTTTACTAAAATCCTATAAGGTTCATCAACATAAATTCCATCTACCGTAAATTTACTTTGGTAATGCCTAACAGCCCCATCATATGATATAAGAAATTCTATAATATCACCTACAGTATTGGGTAAAACCTTGGTTGTTATTTGAATTTTTATTGTAGGACTATCTGAATCATAAGTAATAAAACGACTAAATAGTAAGTTTCCAACTGTTGCGTGTAAATCGCCAAGAACCGTTTCAGAATGTTCCTCAGGTAAAGGTAAATCTAATTCAGAAATATTAAATTGTCCAGCTACAAGGCTAAAGTGTTCAACTACTTCATGAAATAGCCAGCGACTAAAGGAGTCTCCATACAGTGTATATTTACCTTCATAGACCATTAATGGATGTAAAGTATAGATGCCCCGCTCAGCAGCAAATTCTTGTAAGAAAGCATTTTCTGGAACAATTATAGGTGTTGATACCATTACATCAATATCACCCGTACTATCGACAAATGCATGTATAGGAATATCAGGTATCTTTCTACCCCAGAGTTCACATGCTGCGCCGCCAAATACTTCATATGGCGGTTCAGATAGTGGAAGAGTATGTCCCATAGTATCATATAATTTTTTAATTTCTGTATTATCCGGGTTTTTATACTTAAATCCACCACCACCTGCAAGGGTGTCATCCTCAATTTCTATAAGCAGTTGTCCCTCATAATGAAAAGATTTCCATCGTATTTTGGGTAAAATGGATATAATAACACCACCATAAGGATATATTGTATCTACCCACTGTCCCCTCTTAATATCATTAGTGTATTTATAATGAATACTATTAGGTGCTACTCCACCTCTTAATTTTTTGGAGTTAGGGCCTCTCTTTCTGGTTTTTCTTAATTTCCCCATCTACTGGTATGTACAAAAGTTAAGAACCCTTTAGGATTCTTAACTTTGAACTACCTCTGCTGGTCAAGTACCGATGGTACTTGACGGTACAATGTGTTCCTTATTTTAATAATAAGAGGCCTAAAATACGAGTTGGTCTATTAATAAGGTAAATGCTTCGTGTCTATTATAAAAGCAATAGAAAGGAAACAAGTGATAAAAAGACTATTACAACTGTTCATGGCGGACATTGGTTTTCAGAAGACTGTGAATCAGAACGACACACGTATTCTATTCGAGGAGGCTTTCCTCTTAAGGGCGATTTACTCTTACAAATTCTTGATATTGAACACTCTGATTTTTCGAAAAACGAAGCCTTTATTCGGGAGAAGACGTCTTGGTCTTTAGTTCGGAAGTCTCAAGAAGCTACTCTTTTGGTGAGAGAGGGGCTTGCAAGACTGTCGTTTCCGGCGCCGAAGGTACACGAACATCGAGTCCAGCATTCGTTGCAACAGACACCGTCACCTTATCAACAACTTCCTCTACTTTCGCAACTAGAGCCGTGGGTACTTGAGGAACTTGGCGACCTGTGCACTGAAATAGAAGCTTTATTGCAGTCCAACATGTCTTTTTTGCCTTTCCAAGGTCAATCTGTCCCTTTGCAGCCTGAACAGCAACATCGAGGACATCAGGAAGTGTCTCCCTCGCAAAAGAGGCAGCAAGATCAACCTTTGCTTGAAAAGCAAGACGTTCAGGCTCAGGAAGCTTTGAAGCAACCTCGGAGACAACACGCTTCAAAGCCCCATCAACAACATCAAGAACAACCTTTTGCTTCTGGAGTCCCGAAAGGTGTGAAAACCGGTTCACTTTGCCAGCCAACAAGCCTCCCAGTTGAACAACCTCCCCGAATGTCACCTTACCGTCCGAAAGAGTATCAAAAGCAACCTGGACAAACTCGTCAAAAGACTTCTTATCAAGACCAGTGTCGGATAAACTTGGCGGACTCATAATGGGGGTTCTAACGGTGTAGGGAAAAGAAGCGTCTCTGATTTTTGCGCACAGTTTCAGATGTGGCAACGAATCATCCTTGGACTTTTATTGGCAGCAGCGGCTTATGCAGTTGTAAAATATTTTTCAAAGGAGGGGTTTCTTAATGTTGTAGAGTTACCTGGACCAAGTCCATACGTGCGCGAACCTAGACCTCGTGGAGATATGGCAGTAAGTTCCGGTGGCCCCAATCCCCCAAATGTTGAATCAACCCAAGGTGAAGTTCGCATGCCTCCTGCTCAAGCAAGCGATCCTTATGAGGTTACAACAGCTTCTGCAGATGCTCCTGAAGAACTAAGACATCCTGAGCGTAGCTTTGGTCCTGGTATTGAACCTGCCAATAATAGTATTCGTGAAGAAGCTGGTCTTGCTGGCCCCCCTGCTGTAAGTCCCCAGGCTTTCCAGCAATTTAGCCCAGAGCAAGTAACAAATGGCGGATCATTCTTTGGTGCCGTCAGTGCCATGGAAAATGAAAATCCAAACTACTCGGCATTTTAATACCTTACTTAATAAATACTTTCTCAAGCCCCATAAAATTGATAAAGGTCATATAAACAAGTTGTGATTATATAATTTAGAATGTTAAACTACAAATCTGTGAGCAATAGTGCACCTCAGATTCGCAGTAACCCAGCTCTTAGAAATGCTCCTGGATTTCAGGAGAAGTTATCTATGCTTTTGCAACCATTTCCCCTTCCCTTTCCCACCTTTCAGATTGTAAAGGAGTCGTCTCAACCTATCTTATCCCAGCATCCACATTATGCATGGGTGCGTCCTGCCCATTTACGTTCACAATGGCTCATTATTTCAGATGGTCTTCCACTGTTAATGATGGATCCTAAAGATAATAGTCGTATATCGAGCCTTCGTATTCCATTTGATAAGTCCCGTGTTCAACATCTTGGACCTATTGTTTGTGAAGGAGCATGGGATGCCCAGGACCACATTCTCTGGATTTGGGATGTTATTATTTGGGAAAAGGCGAATATTTGGGAGACCATGAAATATAGTAAACGGTGGAATCTTGTAAAAACAGTTGTTGGTGAAATTCTGGATTGTGGCCATCCAATGTCTGATGCAGAAGTACAAGTTCCAGTTTGGGAAAGTCTACAGGTTATTCGTGCACGCAAGGATCTTGATCCTGCAACAAGTATTGAGTTTCAACCAGAAAAGGCTGGACAACGGCGCTTTGTATTTGTAATTCGTGATGAAGGTGTCAAGTTCAAGCCAACAACTCATCACGAACGTAAAATGATTGCAGAAACTGCTTGTGCAATTATTCAAGAGGCTCCTAAGGAAGAAGCTGATAAGGAAGCTCCTAAGGAAGCTCCTAAGGAAGCTCCTAAACCAAAGAACAATACTATTGAAAAGAGTGGAATTCTTAAAAAGGAAAGACTTCCAGATACATATCGCATTCTATCTGAATCTGGAGAAGATCTTGGACTTGCAGCAATTCGTAGCCTAGGAATGAGTAAGGAACTACGTGAATTATTCAAGACAAATGAAACTATCAGTGTAACAATTATGTGGTATGAGCCCTTCCAGAAGTATGAGGTGCGCCAACTTCATACATAAGAATACCTCTTCTTGCAAATGCAATTCTTTCAGATAGTCTAACAGATTCTCCTGATATCTCTTCAAATATCTGGCGCCATTTATATTTTTCACGTTTTGTTGTTGTCCGACTGGTCAAATCCAAGAATGGAAGACGCACTAGACCCATTTCAAAATGCTGAGCTGCGGCATGAATGGCAATACTTGATACCCTCCATTTCTCAGATGTATCATACGTTTTTAGGATTTGACTCAAAAATGCATATGTATATGAAGCGCGTTCTAATGCCATTTCATGAGTAACAATCAGCGCTGTGGAGAAAAGTGTTCTCCATGGCATTTGTGTAGTTAAACTTATTGGTTTACGACAAAGGGGGCAACTACGGTGTCTGGCCAACCAGATATTAATACAAATTGCATGAAAGCTATGCTTACAATTTGTAGGGGTGACTATATTATGATTTTGTTCCATTGGCTCATAGCAAATGGCGCAATCATTTGCCATCCTTTCTAATATTATGACTTAATTTCTTTAGTATGACATAGTAGAGGCCAATGGAAAACATGGCAAAACAACGTCGTAATTCTAGACGCAAGGGTTGCCGTCGCAATCGCCGTCGCCAAAGTGGTGGTGAAGGAATGGCTTATAGTATTGGTGGAACAGTAACTGGACAGCATGTAATTAATAACTATGATGGTGCGGTAAATCGTTTCGCGAGCTGTGAAGACGCGTCACGTCCAGGATATCTTACAGGGGCTGCCGCTACCGTAAGGGGCGGTCTTCCCGGATTTGCTGGTGGTCGTCGCTCCGCTTCAATGATGAAGGGTGGTCGTTATAGCTTTGTTCCTGAAGTAGTTGGTGGTGTTGGAATGATGATGCCTCGTTACAGTGGTTGTGGATCTGGTCTTGATGCGGTTCAAAATCCTCTTAACCAGGGCAATTTCCCTGCAAGTGTCTTGACTGCCCCACCTCCTCAGGTTCCTGTTCCAAGACCAATGGTGGGTGGTGTTGGCGGTGTTGATTCTATGGTCTATGAAGCCCCCCGCAGTGGCTACACAACTGCTCCAAGTAATAGCTCTGGAGGTAATGCGGGAGTTCTTGCCGATGGAAAGACCCCCTTTCTTGTAAATGTTCCTTATTCAGCCCAGCCAATGCCAAGCTCGGCATGCTTGAAGACTGGTGGCTCACGTAAGAACCGTAATCGCAAAAACCGCAAGGGGTCACGCAAAAACCGCAAGGGGTCACGCAAAAACCGCAAGGGGTCACGCAAAAACCGTAATCGCAAGGGAACGCGCAAGAACTAATCCTCTAAAATCAAACAGCCCTCCTTTGGAGCCGGTACCTCATCTTCACTAGAAACAGATTCTTCTTCAGACTTATATTTTTGAAGAAGAATCTTATAACCACATGCCTTATAAAAGGCCTTGCGTTTACGCCACTGTCCAAGATAAACACCATGGCTATCAATCACATCTACAATAATAGGCATTACCTTTCGTTCCGAAGGACGTTCACGTAATATACGACCAACTGACTGTTCAATCTTCTTTCGTGGACTTGCCAGAAGAACTGTATTCAAACTCTTGATATTCATAGCCTCAGATGCCATTGCATAGGATGCCAATAGAACCTGTGCCTCAGCACCAGCTCGTTCTCTTTTCTCTTCCTTCATCCCCCCAATATAGTAGCCAATTTCAATAAGAAGGGATTGATTCTGAATTCGTGATTCAATATCCTCCAACTGTTTAATTCGTTCCGCAAGAACAAGAATCCGCCGACCTTTTTCCTGTAATAGTTCAAGAATTGTATCTGTTATCCACTGATTTCGTTCGCCACATTCCACAATATTCGTTAGCAGACGTGCAAGAACAGGTTGACCCGCATAATCAACAGGAACATCTAGATACTTTGGATCCTTGGATTCAAACTGAAGTGCCTTTACTGAAACAGTTGTATCTGCTTCACGACGCTTTTCCCAATAAGTCGGCTTTCCCAAGTACCATTCAAACACCTTTGTTAGTCCATCATCTCGTGTAGGAGTTGCTGAAAGACCAAGCATCCACTTTGTCTGAATTTTTACCAAAGATTGACTGAAATTGCTTGCACCAAGATGATGACATTCATCAAAGATAGAGAATCCATAGGTTTTGAAGGTATTTTCAGGATACGTCTTTTGAACAAGGCTCTGCATCATGCAAATCGTACAATCAAACGTATCTGGATCCACCTCTGCCTTTGAACCTTGCAAGATACCAATTCGAAGTCCAGGAAAGAAGGCCTCCATTTCACCCTTCCACTGATTCAAGAGAAATTCCTTATCAACAATAACAAGAAATCGTTTTCCTAGACGCGCTGCAAGCGAAAGTGCCATAAAGGTCTTTCCTTTTCCACAAGGAACACAAATGAGACCATTACAACCAGCATCAAAGAATGTCTTCAAGATAGCTTCCTGATAATCAAATGGCTTTCCTGTAAAGGTTATAGTTGATGGCAATGCAATTCCCTCCGGCATAACATCCATTTCTTCAGGTCCAAACACATCACGAGCCCAGTGACGAGGAACATAATACCGTAACGGACTTTCATGATAAATAGCAAAGGACTTTCCTGGTGGGGCCATTCGTCCCATTGTTTTTGGAGTCACCGTAAGATCTGTACGAAGCCGTTTCTGATCTTCTGGGCTAAGTGAATCTTTTCGAATTGCATATCCTCTTGAGGTTAATACACGCGAGTAGTCATTGATACTTTTAGATGTCATTGGTGATTATTAAATCACGAAATCCCAATCAATTTTAGCCTACCACGAACAGAGAATGGCCCAACGCCTACCACATCTTACTAAAGAGACATGTGTTCTTCTTGGCCTTATTGTAGTATTCTTTCTAATTCCATATTTGCCAAGTGAACTATTATTAGTTCTAGATAACGTTTTTGTTCGTATTGCTGTTATAGTAGGCCTTTTGGCACTTGTTCATGTAAGCCCCCTTTCATCAATTGCAGGGTTTATTGTTGTTGCCCTGCTCTTTATCCAGCGCAACAAGGCAAAGATTAACTCGGTTCGTCGTGCAATGGAACAGGTACAAGAACCTTCTCCTGCGATTGAGGAAATCGTAACACCTTCAACTGCCCCATCTCAACCAGATTTTGAAGTTCCAGTGAAAAAGTATCAAGATTTTTTCCCAAAGGAAGAGTCTGGTGATAACACATTTGCGCCTGTTGATGAATCACAAGATACGAAACAACCGCTTCCAACTGAAACTTCAAGTGGCTCCCAGAAGGCAATCCAAGAGTTATTTCAGTGGGTGGACCCAAAGTTAGTTCAAGCCCCTTAAATTCTAAAGTGTAGTTAGATATGCTATTTAATAGCACACGAAAAAAATCGTATCTTCACTATGGAACTGCTGCTAAGGCTAGACAGACTCTACGCTATCTGAAAAAACGGCCTCTGGGTGAGCAACGACGCGCTGCCCAATCAATGTACTATAGAGCAAAATATCATGCCCAACAGACAAATGGAATGAGAGAAGCAATGAAAGTGTATTTCAACTTCTTAAAGAAAACTTCTAATTAAAGTATATGTTCTGAATAGGAGGGTATGAGCACGCATACATATGATACTACTGTGAACGGTGTGATGATGTGGGCAAAGAGTGAATTAGAACATGTTGGTCGTATTACGGGTATTAAAGATGAGGATGTTCAATATAGTTACGCGCTTTCTACAGTAAATGGCATGGCTCATCTTCGTAATGCTCTTTTTGAACTTGTAAATGACCCGGATTATGCAAATCATAAAAAAGACCTTCTTAAAACTCATGATGCGGTTATTCGTGTTATGAAACATCTCATAAAAGATTATAGTGTCGATCTAAATACAATTAAACAATTTAATGTTCGCAATGTACTAGGTAATTTAAATTATCTGAAAGGAGGTCGTAAAACTCGCAGAAATCGCAAAAATTGAAACATGGATTATATTTTATATAATCAAATGCTTCACACACTTCCCACACTAATTCGTGTTACTGTAACTAAACGTCCTTCTGCCAAAATTAAGAGCCCCTATGTGGCAGATATTAAGCTTGAAGATGGTACTGAGGCACTTTGTCATACACCTGGTCTTTCCTGCTGTGGCCTTGTTTCAGCAGGAAAGATCATTTACGTTTCCAAATCTGCTGAAAAGGCAAAAACCGATTATACTGCACAGATTGCCGAATGTAGCGACAGTGAGGGTACTTACTATGTTGGAATTCATCCAATGGTCAGTCAGCATATTGCTTCCAAGCTTCTTGATAAGATTTCATCAGAAGCAAAGTGGAAGTCAGAAGTGAAAATTAATGATCATACACGATTGGATTTTGTAGGATCGTTGCCCAGCGGTAAGAAAATTTATGTTGAAGTTAAGAATGCAATGATTAGCACGAACCTTATATGTCGTCAAGAACGACGCGCCATCTTTCCTGAAGGATATCGAAAGTCAAAGAAAGATACTATTAGTCCACGAGCTGTTAAACATGCAGAAACCCTTGGCGAACTTACAGAAAAAGATGACACTGATTCTGCATATCTAGTTTATATTGTCCCACGAAATGATTGTAAGAGCTTGGAATTGAATAAAGAAGATCCCACCTATGTTCATGCAGTTTCTAATGCAATGAGCAAGGGTGTTAATGTAAAGGTATTTGGTCTAAACTTTATTACTACTGGTGAAATTGAGTTTAATAAAGAGCTTGAATTTCATGTACCAGTATGTAATTGACATTACCAGTTAACTTACTTCTTTGAGCACACCTGCTCAAGAGCCCGCTTTTTCAAAAGTTCTTGATCCTTAAGAATTGGGCTACCAGCAAACACCTTTGGAAGTTCTGTAATAATATGCATGACCTCTTCCATAAACATCTGACGTTGTTCCTCATCAGTTTCATTATTAAATTTATCACCATACTCGTTCTTTACAGAACCAAACCATCCCTTTTCACCGTTAAAAAAGGCTGTAAACTTTTTCTTACTCTCTGGTAAAACCTCTGTTGGAGGTAGCGGTTCAATATACTTTGGGATAAACTCCATATAATTCATAACTGTTTGAAACTTATTTCCATAATCAGTTTGCATCCACGATTTGACAATATCATAAATGGGGCCAATATATCGTTTTGAACGTTTTTTACAAAGAGGTACATTTCCAGAAGATTGACTGAAGGTGCAAATATCGATTCCTTCACATACACGCCCATTTACAACACCCTTACAGCACATACTATCACCCTTATCATTCGTATATGTCTTAGTTCCTGCAGGACAGAAGGCCACCATTCCACTGTCTTCAAATCCTTCAGACTTTCTATCACATTCTATTGTAAATGATTTTACCAAGAGTATTGTAAACAAAATTACTAAGACTCCAAATATACAGATCGCCGTGGCGTTCATCCTATTTCATAGGATTTTTATGTTCCAGCTTGTGGACCAAGCGATTCTGCAAGACGTATAATTCCTTCAGATGTAGGAGGGAGTCCTGCAGATTTTCGTGTAAATAGCATTTGACCAATAACAATAAGAACACCAGCAAGAACTGAAATACCCAAAATAATACCGAGAACCATGCAGATTTTCAACCAAATCGTTCCAGCACCGATTGTAGGTTGATTATTCTCGGTTTCATTTGCATTTATATCATTTAATTCTTTATCAAATCGTCTACCAGTGGCGGGATCAATAAGAAGCTTATTATTTTTAATATCACGACTTCTATCAATTCGTATACATTTATACTTGGAAGTCTCTTGAGAACTTTGTTGTTCTTGACTAAAATCTTGGATGAGTCGGAAACTATTCTTAAACTCAAGTGTAGTTACACCAAGTGCTATTGCCGCCTGATAAGGTCTCAGAAGCCCACGAATCTTATTATACACGCGACCCTCTCTTGTCGTTGCATGCTGTTCATAGATTGTTAGAAGATTGTATCCTAAAATATCCGGAACTCCCCATGGGCTTAATGTGGGTAAGAAGCGATTTGCTTGAGCTTGTGTCATTGCAGCACCGTATGCCCAATATGCAACCGTAATTGTTGTTGTCTTTCCTTGCGAGTTTTCAACACAGGTTGAATAACGAATAACATCTGTACCACGACCTTGAGGAATCGTATCCATCAAATGAATTTTGGAGTTCTTATATAATTCATAAATAGCCTCACCTGGATCGGTAGATTCACTTTTGATATAAATTGGAATAACTAAAACTGCGACGGTTGCCTTGGGTTGGGAGTTGACATTTGGCATTCCCCAAATACACAATTCAGCAATAGGAGCGGTAGACATATTGGAAATACCTTCTTGCTTAGGCTTTGCTAGACGAATTGCACGAACTGTATACTGAGATCCATCCATAAAGAATGTATTTGTCATATTTATGTTAAATGAGCCAGTATGGACATCATAACTCATAGGTACCTCGCTTGGACTGAATTGAAGCTGTATATCATTTGGTGCTACGATTGTTACTTTATCTAAAAATCCAGACCACCCAGTGACCATCACGGGGAAGCCTTGAAGGCCAGGGAGACAAACCTCACCCATTCTAAAAGGAGAGACCAGTTAGACAAGACCAGGAATATACTGCGGTCCATCGAATTTGTAAATTTCCACATTGGCGTCCTTGTTCAATGCAGCAACCTTAATTGTTTCTCCACCCATAAGTTCGGAACACCCAATACTATCCATACAATCACGCTTCTCAAATCGTAGAGGGATTTGAACAGGGTTATAGGTATCTGTGCGCGTATAGTAATTATATCTATCTGTGCGATAGGCAGTCTGACGGCCGTAAAGGGGAAGCACTTGATCCCCTGTTTTTAAAAGGCCCATCTGTTGGTAGGCTTGAGGAAGTCCTCTTGTAGGAACATTAATGGGTACAGCACCGGGCGGAACCATTGCTCCTCTCAAATCAGGGCCATTCTGCCAAAATCTGAGTGGTTCTGGAGATCTAGTGTACCGATCATCACCATTTGATTCATTTACAACTGTAACAGGTTGGCCTCTTTGTATAATTTTAACTTCTGGTGTCTTCATTGTAAAGAAAAGATAACATGCTACGACTAGCAAAACTATACCAATAAATCCGAGCGTTGGTGTAAGACACCATACGCCAGGAGGACATGTGTTTCTTCGTGGCATCCTACTTATTCCCAAACATCTCCTGGAAGGTATCCATCATCTGTTTACCATCCTGAAGCATTGGCTTCATAGTTCCCAACATTCCCATCAAACTCTTTTGTGTTTCCATAAGCTTGCGGGTATCTTCTGTCATTTGTTTCACTTGATCTGGCTTCAAGCTATTTAGCGCATTCATGAGTGTTGTTCCAACATCAATGTGGGCTCCGTCCGCTGCATCAGAGGGGATAGCACCAAGCTTGAACATACCATCTGTTCCCTTACTTGTAAATCCATCCTTTGATGCAGGAACATCCTTTTTAAGATTTTCTGTTACTGTTGGTGCATCGGTGGGGGCAGGTGAGCTTGATGAATTCGCTGGAGTTCCATCCTTCTTATTATCAGAAGCATCCGCGAATCCTTCAAGAAACTTACTATTCATGACACCAACTGGGTTACTCTTTTGAATTTGAGCGACTCTATTTGCAATACTCTTCAAGTTTGCCCCATCACCGGTTGGAGCTCCTGTAAAATTTTCACAACTGTGACTATATGCTCTCCATCCAAGTCCTGCAAGAACAACCAATCCAACCGACATTTCGAGTTGTAAATTTAATCCAAGGGCAACGGTGCCGACTCCAAGACTAAATACTAGACCAGTAATCCCAACATTTTTAAGAGCATAAATTGCATACAAAATTAATACTGCGTATGCGATTCCATGACGAACTTTTGTGTTCATGGTTCTCTAACTAGTCCCATCCTTTTTTATAGAGAAACCAATGGACCAATAACACGTAATAGGACCCAATAAAGGCCTCCACCCACAAGTGCACGAACAACCTTACCAGAAACCGTAAAATCGCCACCGGGACTTAGAAGTTTTGGAGCATAATGGCCCACTAGAAGGTTTACTGCTGGCAGTGTTAAAATGAAGATAATAATTGCAACAAGTATTGGTTGCTTGAGTTCATCAATCCACTGTCCTTGCCAATTCTTCTTAGGCTCTTCGTACTCCTTTTGCGGGACTTGTTGCTGTTGCATCTGTGGAGCCATTGCATTAAAAGGAAGTGGTCCTTGCGCACCCATCATCATGCGTTGAAAGTCTGCTTGCGTCGGGTGGTCACGGCCAATCATATGTGCCGTAGCAACCGCAGGATCTGAGGCGTTGGGATAACTATTTGGCGGAGGGAGGGAAGCCTGCATTGGCATACGGGCTCCAGCTGGAGGGGGCATTGCCATCATTGGGTTTCCACCACTCGGCTGATTCATGTCAGAAAGGATACTGTCAACAAGGTCGCCATCTGTGGGACGGGCACCATCCAAGTCTGAAAGTAAGGTTCCAGCATCAGACATTTATTGTTTCGTGTGAAAAGGTGTTCTAAAGTCCTGACGCAGCAATTCTCCACTGAAATGGTTCAACGACACCAGTCACAGGACATGTTGCATCCTTAGGAACAAACTTATAACAAGTGTCACCAATCTTGTACGTATGCGTTTTAATATCCTTCATGGGAGGAGCCTTGTAACTAAAGCAGGATTCTCCCTTACACGATGGGCGGGCTAAAAGCATAATAAAAATGCCCATGAGAAAACTAAATGCTGCGTCAAATCTTGGATCTTTGAGGATATCAATCAGCATCCTTTCCTAGTATCTCCAACTATAAAAGATGTCATGCCCTATTAGGATGTGGCATCATTTCAAGCTTTTGCCATTTATTGTAGGATTGGTGATAGGGTTCATCATCTTCTTTTATTTCAAACCCGATGCAGCTGAAAACAAGGATAGAATTGTAAAATGGCCTCACCCAAATAATGCGGGCAAGGTCGTCTACCGTGACCGTAATGGGCTCTGTTATACCTTTGATGCGCAAATTGCGGATTGTGCAAAGGTCAAGAATCTTACAACTTATGCGTTTGAATAGCGTTTTTTCATGATATTTGCGATAATGGCTCGTTGTTTCGGTGTATAGTTCTTCTTTGGGTTTCCACCACCTTCTTGCTCTTCTTGTGGTTCAAGAAGTTCTTCAACAGGAGCTTGTGCAGATGGAGGCATCCAAAAAGCCTTCCATGGAAAGGTAGACGGTGTATACGCACCAACATGCATGGCGAACTTTCCACGACGATACCAGTCAAATGTTAAATCATATTGCTCGATATCTTTGATTTGTTCAAAATCTCTGGGATACTTTGCAATCGAATTTACTCTTGCTTGAGCGGTAAAGACGGCGGCGTTTGCACTAGCAACCTCTGATGCAGTATTATCGCCATTACGATATGAGCGAACAATATCATGTAGAGCCCGTTTTGCATTCGCAAATTCTTCCTCTGCAACCTGTAACTCTTCTTTCCGTTTTGCAAAAAACCCCTCGATAAATGCTCTATTTGCTGGAACAAGAGGATTTATCATCAACACATTCTGTGTTTCACCCTCCTTATAAGGTGGAACAATAGCATCACCTTCTGGAGTTGTACTAAAGAATGCTGGAGCCTTTGCCTTTGCTTCAATCCATTCATCAACAGTTGTAGGTCTCTTCGGAAGTGGAACAGAAGCTTGCTTACGGGTTTTTGGCTTACGAACCGACGCCATTGTCTTCTAGTAGAATTAGAGAAGAGAATGGCCTCTGGAATCACAACAGGAATTAGTTTTGCTGTAGCAGTTTCTTTAGCTGGGATTGCACTATTTCTTAGCTGGGCCAGCACAAACTACGGACTTAATATTGATATACTCAAGTGGCTAGTCCTTCCGACTCTTGGGTATCTTGTTGCAATTGGCTTGAATATATTCTTACAGCAAGTCTCTTGTGGAAAATCAAGTATTACGCAAATCGCAATAGCAAGTTCTCCTATTCCTATAGCCATTTTGTTCTTCTTGCTTATTACTCTTATAGGGTTTGTTCGTGCTCCTATTGAATCTGCTGTTCCGCTTGCCTATAGAACTCAATATGGACAATCAATGGCCCTTGCATTTTACATGTTCTGGGCTGGAATGTTCGGAGAAGGACTTGCGGGCGGGTTTGCCCAAGGTTGCCCTGCTTAAGAATCATCAGGCAATCCCTGACCAATATAGACATACTTTGGTACACCTCCTGCCGCCTCTGTAGCATCATTATTTAGCATGTAGTAGCCGTTCGGTAGATTTAGAGGTTTTCCCTTTGATCGTGTTTTCTTGGGTATGGGTATACTAATCTCTGGAACTTCTATATCTTGCACAGGAGTGTGTCCGTACACTGCAAAAGCAATCGTTACTAAAATATAGCTTATCAGAGACCAAAGAATTGCAAAGAGCCAGAAGGGTAACCAGGTGTGTGTGGAAGGGTTTCTTCCAATACCAAACTCCTTCCATGTTCCATCTTCTGTAAACATTAAACTTGGTTTGATTATGAGGACTATAGCCACCACAATCAAATAGACTAAACCCGCAACCAGGAGTCGCTTCATCTGACATCCTATAATAAATTAATCATCTGTATTTCCGTCAAATACTTCACCAACTCCCATGAATCCTTCTTCTTCACCACCAATTTCAAATCCTAGACCATCCACCTTTGGAGCAATATCCATCGCACCATTCTCTGCAGCATAAGCGTAAATCTTACCAATCTGCTCCTGATTTGCTAACCATGTATCATTATAAGATAGCTGTGTTGCTCCAATTCCCCAATTGTGTCTTACAGACTTGATTTTTAATTTCATAAATGCCTGCTCAATCTTCTTTTCTTCAGGATCTTGAATCTTATCTAAGATATTGATAAAGGTGTTCTTTTCCAACTCCTTGCGCTTGGCAATCTCGTCTCTTACAACAGAGGGGTTATACGCAAGTGTCTGATCCTTATTGTATTTTACAAGCATGTTATATATAAATTTTCTAAGTGTCTTATCATCCTCTTCTGGAGCCACATCCGTCTCTGGCTCATCCTGTTCTACATCCTTTGAAGAATCCGCCAAAAATCCTAGAGGGCCAATAATTGCAACACGAAAGATTTCTGTGAGCAAGGAAGTTTTTAGAATAGGACTCATGTTATCCATAATCTGGAGGCGATTTACACGAAGTTCTTCTAGCACACGAAGAATATCAGAAAGCATATCCACATAGTAGGCTAGCTTACGTTTTCCCTTTTCATTAAAAATCAGATTCATGTAATTTGCATGTTCGCCGAGCATCTCTTCCAACTTTTTATTATGCTCCAACTCCAATTTATAAACCTTGGGAACAACCATACTCTCCACTTCATAATCATTTGCAAGTCGTTGTGCAGGAACAAGAAACTGCGAACGGAGAATATTAATGATTGCATTCGGTGGCTGTTTGAGAATAGTTTCAATAATGCTAGACACTCTAGCTTCTCCCATACGTGCATTTAGGACTGGGGCAAGAGCAACCATAGACTCATCAAGCATACCACGAAGAGGAGAAAGGCCTGCTTGAATTTCTGCAGCCGATGAATCTACACTGAGAGACTCTAGACTTCCCAAGGTTGTTTTTAATATGGTTGGCCAATCCACCCCAACAATGGGTTGATGCTTAATCAAAATAAGACCCTCTATAATTTCTAGGGGCGTCATTGGTTTAGGAGTTATATATGGATCAAACGAAAACTTACTCTTTGAAATATCAAGAAGTTTCTGGAATCCTTCTTCATTTAGAGGAACACCCTGACGATCCAATCCTACTTTGACTTCTATCTCACTGATTATAGGATTGCCATTTTTATCCACATCTGGATCTAGGAATTTTAGAGGAATCTCAATATCACACCAGTCACACTTGTTATCATATCCTATTTCGTGAGGAAGGCCAACACGATCTCCCTTGTAACAAATCTGAAGAAATAGTCTATATGCAACTTCCATGTTTGGCACTGCATTAAAGAGTTCTAGAGGGCGTGGAATCATTGGAGTATAGAGAATGGTTTGTCTTGCATAACTTGGAGCCAAGGGGTGATCCTTGGGAAGCGCTGGAAGATTTCTTTCACGGAAAAAGAGGCCTGGATCCATAAGAGGACTCTTGCAACATCCTGTCTCTGTATATGGAGTATTTTCAATAAGTGGGGTTGTTTCCTTTGCTAGACGGTTAGCAGCACGAATCCATGCATCTGCCATAACTGTTTCACCATAGTGGCCCCGTGCTCCTTCTGAGGTTGTTGGTGCTGAGGCGGCATTTTTTGTGGCTTCTCTTTCAGTCTCAACATGGGGCAAGAATCCATTTGGAATAGATTCTAAATGAGATCCTGAAGCACTTGTTCCATAAACATCCTTCAAGTACTGACGTTTGAGATCCAAGGCTCTTTGCGTCTGGGCATTCTTGAGCTCTTCAAGAATTTCCGTTTTTATGTGATAGTGCAAGTATGCCTTGCGAGCATCACCACTGCGAAAGCTTAGACTGTTCCAAGGAAAGCTTGGGTTACTTATTCCAATAATTGCACAAACAAGGTAAAAGAGGCCAACAGATTGTTCTGGCTCATCTGGATTGGAGTCAATAAGAAGTGGGAATCCACCAAATCCAGGTTTGCATCCCTCTAGCCAAAATGATGGCTGATAATTTGGCTTATGTGTCTGCAATTCAAGCAAAAGAACTGCTGAAACAACCCCAATCTGTTTTAGAGCCTTATATGTCTGAAAATTGGGCTTTCCCTTTTCCTTGACGTAATCCTTCTCTGCGACAACTTGTATATTCGGCCCAGCCTTGTCTACAAGACGCTTTATTGTTACACCATCCAAGCTAACTCCAATTCTATCCGTGAGAACAACTAAAATCTTATAGGCGTCTGTTTTATCTTGTGTTTCAAAGACAATTTCATTCTGAACTTCTGCAGGAAGATCAAAGAGTTCCTCTAACTTTTCACGGACTACTGCATCTTCATCCACTAAGACTGAACGACCCATCATTGGTCTTCCGTTATCATCATATTCAAGGCTTGTATCAAAACCAATCTCGGCAACCTTATTTCCACAATTGCGACAAATGTGATTGGCTCCAAAGGTTCCCCCAGCATAATTCAAAATAATCTCCTTTTGAAGAGATAAGTGTTGGGCAGGGTTCAAGAATTGTTGAATCTGTATAACCTCGTGTTGGCAGATAAGATTTTCAGGACATTCGCTACATAGAACCCAATTCTCCTTGCGACCTCCTTGAAATTGTGCAACGAATTTTGTGAGTGCTTTCATTCGTTCCGTGTCATTCTTAATACGGCGAATGAGGTCAAGTGTGCGAACATGCTCGCATGGGTTAATAATCGGTGCAGACCCCATATTTTCTTGAAGAAGTTGATATTTACGGCTTGCTTCAATACGTGCCAAGAGTGTATTTTTATTTGCAAGCTCAAGTTCACGACTCTTTGCTAGTTTATTGTTACCGAGAACAGCAAGGGCGAAATCCTGCGAATAGAGTAAAAACGAGGCCATGATCGATATATCCACTGTCTTATAGCCAGGTGTTCTTGACCCCATATTCTTGAGTATATTTACAAGATAGGGGTAGGCAAAGACCGCATCTGTGAGTAGTTTTCCAGCAGAATCATCAAGTAGTGGTGCAGTCGTAGGTGAAATAGTCATCTCTTCAAGTCGTTGTCGTGTTTCTTGAATATTTTTAAAAAGAGACGCAGTGACCTGTAAAACACGATTTTGAATAATCTCTTGCTGTTTCAAATCAGGTTCCATGTTCTGAATTCCAAGATCTGCATTCATGGTAAAAAGATCTCCAGGACCCAAAATCACATGCGAATTAAGAACGTTTTCTAAAAATACTGAAAATGGAATATCGTGGACACCTTCCTTATTTGCATCTAAAAATATGACCTTTTGAGAATCAACATCTGTCTGAACACCACCAAACATATCCACCAATCCTTCAATAGATGTCTTTACCGCCATACTACGAAGAACCGTTGACCAAAGCTGACCAGTCCGTTTTGTACCGATTCCACCAGTTTTGGTAGCATTATAGGGGAAGATGACGTGACCCTTGAGGGGTGCGCGAGACCCTGCTTTCCAAACATCGGTTCCTCCTCTTGGAAGTGCATATGTAGTTGGTCCATGTCCACGACGCAAACTCTGTGAAATATCTGTAATATAATCGCTCACATATTCACCCTGATATCTATCTTCACGAAGCTTACCATCTTCTCTTCCATTCAAAAGACCTGGAATCGGCTTATATCCTGGGGGCTGTGCACGAAAATACTCACCGTCATGTGTAAACTGATATCCATTTGAAGCATACTCGTCTCCTAGAGGGAATTGATTGATATAGCCTTGAAGCGCCTGATACCAGCGAGGAAGGCCAACACCCTCTTCTGGCACAGGAAGATTACCCAATCGATCCAAAAATTCCTTGGATCCTTCTGTTAGCCCCTGGAGTGTATAAACGCATATTCCCTCTATAGATTCATCTTCCTCACCTTTTTCTGTAACAATAACACGTTTAGTATCCAAGACTGGTAAGATAATCGGTACATGACCTTTCAAAATATCAGCAAGACTGTTAAGACTTATCTTAGCTTCACCCTCCAGATTTCCATTATGGAAGGAAAGAGTGGTCTGTTTGAGCATGCTCATCATTTCAACAATAGTACGAATACGTTTTTTTAAGAGTGGATTCTGTTGACTTGAAACATCTAACATACTATTCAAATCAGAGAGCATATCACTCTTTTGTTGATTTTCATCATATACTTTCTCAGAAGATGATAACTCACGATGACTTTGAAATTCTGGAAGTTCTACAACACCAAGGTCTTCAATTACAAGGTCTTCTTCTAGACCATCTAGACCTTGAATACCCATCGCCAACCGAGCAGCATTTTCTGAAGCCATTTCTTCGGGACTTTGAGCCTTATTTTCAACCTGTGTATTTTGAACACGTAGAATCTGAAATTCTTCATCTAAAGGTATACCCTTTCCTTGAAAGTCAAGGTCACGCTCATCCCCATTTGAATCACGAATACGAATTTTATCATCTTCTTCATTTATACTAATAATTTCAAAAACTCCAATACTCTTATTTGTTGATGTATAAGCATCGAGCTTTTGACCTACACGAAATCCACGTTGTTCGACAAAGGATGATTTGGGGCCAGGAAAATGTTCAAGTTCTGTAACAGATAGATCACCATCAAAACCTTCATCGGTGAGGGGGAAATCTTGAAGAATACTTGATGTGCCATCTGGCATAATGCGAATGAGTGACTCATCAATATAATAGACTAGTCCTGTCGTTTTTCCAGCACGCCATGTTATACAAAGTCTATCTCCCAAGAAAATCTGACCACCTTCTTCCTGATCTTCAGAACTTGCAACTTTTATACCAGAGTCATCCGTTTGTCCTGTATTTTGATTATTATCTTGTTCTTCAGTTGACTCTTGTCCGGAATTGCCATTTGGATTGTTCTGTTCATCATTTTCAAAGTCAATTGACCCTTCTTCACTCATCCTATCGTTCGTTCCATGAAAAAAACAGATGAATCAAAAAAATTGATTACTTCCTGGGCTTAAATACTTGCATAGCTATTAGTCTAGGAATGTCTTATAGTGTTAGCGTCTTTACGAATTGGGTTTCAAACTACCAGTCTTGGGATGATCTCAAGGCATGGCTTACGAGTGCAGAGGGTGGTTCTCTTCGTGTTGTAGAGCCTCGCGACAGTGATTATGCGATTGTGCGGTATAACAAGGGTACGAGTAACTTCAGTCTTGAGCATGTATCTTGGTGTCGCAGTGTTGTTGTACACAAGGCAAGCCGTCTACCAGTATCTGTAGCGCCTCCCAAGGCCTCAGAGCTTGATGAGAACGAGGCTGCGGGAGCGATGATTGCCGAGGAGTTTGTAGATGGCACGATGCTAAACGTCTTTAATTATCTTGACTCAGAGACCCTTCTAGCCACACGTAGCCGTCTTAATGCAAACAGTAGCTTCTATGCAAACGGCCCCACCTTTGCATCCATGTTTGCTGATGCACTCGCCACGCTTGGTGTAGAAACTTCTACCGATCTTCTTCCAAAGGATGGTGTTGCCCACTTTGCAAGCACGGTTGTCCAGCACCCTGGAAATCGTATTGTGAAGGTGGTTGCTACACCTACGCTAACTGTTATCCACCAGGGCTGGACGGAGGCGAATGGCACGGTTCACCTTGTAGAGGATGCTTCTCAGTTTCAGGTCAAGAGCTCTCGCGAGGATGCGGATCTAGAGGTTCAGGGATACAAGATGGAGCCAATTCGTGCAGCCAAGTCAGTCAAGGAGTGGGTTGCCAAGCAGGCTCAGGATCGTGGCTATGGCTGGCAGGGACTTGTTCTTAAGGACGGTGCTGGCAAGCGTTGGCGTGTTCGCAGTGAGATTTACGAGACGGTGCGTCGCATCCGTGGCAATGAGAGCACGCTTGAGGAGCGTTTCGCTCGTCTACGCAAGACTCGTACAAAGGATCAGTATGAGGCATTCTTTCCTGAGGACAAGACCGCGCTCTATGACCTTGAGGGTCGCCTACGCAAGAACACGCGTAACCTATCACGCTTCTACACGGATGTCTTCCGTGCACGCTCAGTGCCTTACCACGAGCTTCCATGGCCTTACAAGCATCACGTGAGTGTTCTCCACAATCTCTTCAAGGATACGCTCCGTGCTCAGAAGAAGAAGGTGGATCTTGAGGCAGTCATTCACTATGTCAATGGCCTCAATCAGGATGATCTTGCGAATATGCTCAAGGAGCACAATCTTGAACTCAAACCATCCACTCGCGATGCTCCTGCAGTAGCACCAG